ATACACCATGATATGTAGCTTGTACTCTATAGGTTTTACCATACTCTATAAGAGTGTTTAAACAAAAAAAATTAATAAGCTACTACAGAAGCTATAGCCTCTGTAGTAGCCATATATCACTAGCTCTATATAGAGCTAGTGGTACCTTTAAAAATTTCAGCTATGTATTATGCTGATATGTTACCATATCGCCATAAATAGCTGTGGTTAAGCTTCTCTAGATAGTTTAGAGTATCTAGTAGATATTTGTTTTTAATGTTGTCGTCTACTAACTCTAATTTAGCCAAATTAGCTTTTATGGTATTTAATATACCGTAGAGTCGATTATTAAAAGGATCGACTCTATCTAGATACTCTACTATAGAATTAAGTAACATAGTTACTCTATTTTCTATAGTATCTGTATACAGCATATTTTCATATACCATATGAATATCCTCCTTTCTAATTTATTAGTAAGGATATTTATAGACCTAGATAGAGCGCTGTAACACTCTATCTAGGTTATTTTAATACTCTTACTATATAAATAAAATCTAACTGTATTTCGTTCGCTTTGATAGTTAGCCTATCAAAGCTCCTCTGTTACGTCACTCTGACACCTGCAGTGTCAGAGCTCCTCTATTTTCATTCTGATCTCTAATATTTGACTAGTATCATTCTGCTATGACTTGAGTGCGTGTAAGGGACAAATCTCTCCTATAGCGATACTAGTTACAACGACCAAACAACTACTACTGTTACTAGCTCCCACGCTAGTAACAGTAGCTCTTTATCGCTGATCCCAGCTATAACGTTATAGCTGTATTTTAATAGAAGAAGGAATAACTATGGGTAATCTTATATTTAAAGATTCAAAAACTACAAGATCTAAAACCCTTGTTATGGCTAAACCAGAAGATGATATAGTACTCATACTCCCTGATAACCCAGGTATATTAGCTACTACTAATACTTTATCTCAAGAACTCTATGGAGGTGATACTCCTATAGATATATCTAATATACTTAAACCTAATATACTAGAGAATAACGGCGGTATAGTAGATAGTACTTCTAATAATAAACCATTAGAGAGAGCTAGCTATAGAACTACTAATGCTTATAAAGGTAAATTAGATTATACAGAGTGGATAGCAGCTACTGATGCTCTATTTAAGAATATTATAGATCATACTACAGATAGAGAACATGTAGATAGATGGTTACCTAATATAGGTACTCCTAGTACTAAAGTATTTGTACGTTATAGATTTCACTCTGGTGTACTTAAATCTCCATGGTCAGATAGTCTAGTATATACCACACCAGCATTTGGTATATATAAGTTTACAGTAACAGTAGATAGTAGAACTATGTCACCTACTATAACTACATCTGGATATAGAGCATACGGAGAGAATGTAGTAGGTAATATAAGACATATAGCTACTAGTTGGAAAATATACGAAGGTAGTGAACTAGTATATAGTTCTGAATATAATACTACTGATAAATTAGTTCATACTGTACCAGTAGGTTATTTAGATCCTAATACTAACTATAGAGCAGCTGTTACTTACCATAGTGATAATAAATCCTATAGAGATAGTCCTATAGGTATAGCAGATTTTACAACACCTAATATCTATATAAAGAAACCTATTATAGCTTATAAATATAAATCAGGTGTACACACTATAGATGCTGAACCTTATGCTATAGTTGGTAGTAATGAACAACATGTAGCTACTACATGGGAAGTATATAGATTTGAAAATGATAGAAAGGTATTATGCTATAGAAAAGAACAAGATAGAGATAGGTTAACTACTATAGCTATTAACGACTATCTATATGGTAAGATAAGAAAATATGAAGTAGTAGCTACTTTTCATAGTGATACTTATCAATCTGCACCTGGTATAACTAAGTTTGAAATAGTAGACAATAGAATAGAAGATGCTGTACTTACTGTAACTGGTAATGTAAATGAACTACCTACTATGAAGATATTAGCACCTGGTTTTGCAATAGAAGGTGATAGTGATAAAGTAGTACGTACTGCATTAAGAGTACATGATACTCTATCTGGTATAGAAACTTTAAATATGGATACGATGTTATTTACAGGTTTAGGTAGATATGCAGATAATGATAATCCTCCTGCTAATGCTCTAAGTAAAGTTACAGATAGATTTATTTATAGTTGGTTCGATAGAGAAGCTGATAATAACGGAGAGTTACCTATGGTTACTCTATCTGGTTATTTAGTAGGTGATAAATATAATAGTCCTATGCTAAGTAGTAACTATATACCTAATATAGATTATAAAGTACCTACTACTATAAAACCATTAACTAATATGTTAGTTAAAGTATCTAGTACTGGATTTAAATATGCTGCTAATGCTCCTTGGAAGTTACAAACTGAAGAGATTAAATATATAGTATCTGGTGGTAAATATTTTAATAAAGTAGTTAAACATATAGATAATGCTGGTGTAAGAGCATTAGAGTCTGATCCTAATAACATAGCTAATTCACAAGCTGGCTATGGTATAGAAGAGTTTGACTTACCTACTAGTGGAGATTTTATAGAAGGTTATGAGTATGGTAAGAACTATACTCTATATGTAAGGATTAAAACACAGATAGGTTGGATCAATGTTAGTAAACAGAACTTTAGCGTATACCAAGGTAAAATATCAGATCCTAATGGAACTATAGGACATGACATAGCTGGTATAGGTAGATGCAGACTTACTATATTAAGTAATAACTATAGTAATGATATGTTAGGTAAAGTACCTGGTTCTGAATATAAGCATACTAATATAAAAGTTTATAAGGTATCAGATGGCAGTTTAGTAGCAGATGTAGACTTTCCTAGAGATATAGGTACAGTACCTGCTAAAATATCAGCATTAGACTATAACGGTATAGATTGGAACACGAATTATAATATAGATATAACATATGAAGCTGTAAATGGTTTAAGATCTAAAACAGTAAGATTTCCTTACGGTACGCCTATGAAACCAGAGATAAGAGTTACAGCGCCTACTGTAACTGCTACTACAAATGATAAAGTTATCATAGCTACCGGTAGCCCATTTAGTATAGTAGGTACTGAAGATAAAAGCCACTATAGCACTACTTGGGAGCTATATGATCCTGATAATACATTACTATATAGGTATCCTAAAGATACAGAACATTTAACTAGTATAGAGTTCCCAAACACTCTTATAGAGTATGGTAAAACCTATAGAGTACAAGCTACATATCATGGTGTATCTGATATAAGTAGTGGTATAGGATTTACTAACGCTACTATATTAGTTTATAAAGAATGGGATTTTATATTGTATTCTATATATGGACGTGTTGGAGAAGATCTTGTTATGTCCTATAGCTTTAACTTAACACCAGAATATTGCTTAGGTAGAGGAGGTTTCCCTACAGGACAATATAAAGACTTTAGTTTAGTACGTATAGTATTCGAAGGTGGATGGTCTGGATATGGTGTATATACATTTCCTCCTAAGACAGAGAGATATTCATTCTCTGGTTCTGGCTATAGAAATGGTTCTAATAGTCATAACTTACAATTTGGTTTACCAGGTAAAGCCGATTCTAGGGCAGGTGGAGCACCTACAGATAGACGTAATTATAAAGCATTACATTTATACTGTACTGGATATACTTTACCTAAGCTAGATGGTACTAGTACTACTACAGTAGTACCTGAGAAGAAGAATGAGTTTGTTATTGGTAAATATAATATATCTCATTATGAATGGTATGGTTATACTGGTAACCATAGAGGAGTTGCCTTCTATCCTACTGTATACGCTAGAAGTAAAGTACCTGGTATGCAAACTCCACCTGATCTATATTCAACTGTTATAGATAAAATGCTAGTACATACTGTAGATCATGGTTGGGAAGATCTAGGGGCTACTAACAGCGGTACTATACGTGGTCTATATGGTTACTATTTTAGAATACATATCATATTTAAAAATGGTATGATTATAGACGGTATGTATAGAACTCCACAACCAGATCAATACGATAACCTTGCTGGTGATTTTGTATTTAAAGATCCGCATGTTCCTACAGCAGAAGAGCTAGAAGGTGTACCAGACGTATAAAATATATATAGAGTAGAGTACTATATAGTACTCTACTCTATTTTATTATAACGAACTATAAACTTCTGTAGTAGCTGGAGTTGGTATTACTCCATCAGGTCCGGTAGTTTTGAAAGTCTGATATGCTACTATAGCATCCTTAAAGAATACGCCATCTATAGGAGTAGACTTAATCTGTACTGAATATAATGTATTAGGCTCTAATATATCTTTAGTATTACTAGGTTCAGTTACACTAGTATTCATATCATAGCGCGTATTAGTATCCATTGGTGGTTTAGCAAATAGTGTAGGTACATATGCATCTACTAATGTACTACCACTACCCATAGCATTCTCTACAGCAGCATCTATACCACTAACATCTACTTCATATTCATAATCAGGATCACTTACCTTCTTAAGCTTAGCCATATTGATTTCATTTCTATATGTTAAGAATATATCAGCAGTATAAGGATCCTCTACATATTCAGTACCACATAAGCAGTTAAATGGGCTAGTATCTACAGCTAGATATAACATGTCTCCTCTAGTATCTAAGTATGGTACTTGAAGTTTGTCTACAGGATCTACAGGAGCTACATATGTAATACCATCCATACTAGCTACTTTACCATGGTTAATCAATGTCATACCATCGTGATACAATGTAGTACCTACATTAGTACTATATGCATTTTTATCTAGTTTAACATCTGAGAACTGACGATCTTCTATAAACTTCTTAGGCATAATACTTATAGCATTATTAGTACTTTCGTCAATCTTATACTGTGTAAACCTATTGAACTCTAATCCTTTAAACATCTTACCAGTACATATATTAGATTCTATACCACCATTAAGAGTTAACTTAGCCTCTACTTCTTGTCCTATATAGAATGGATCTGGCATGAAGTTATTAATCATGGGCCAGCTAGCATGTAGATAGAATTTAAATTTTAGATATACTCTGCCATCTGCTTCTTTAACTAAGTAACCGTCTACTAGATATTTCTCTCCAAATGGATTTTCAGAAACTGAACTGAATCCAAAGTTCGTAACACTAGTACCTGTACCTCGGCCTAATGGGTTACCAGCTTCTATATAATCCTTTAGAGTACTTTTAATATAAACTTGTTTATCATCGTTTATACCCCAATACTCACCTGGGTTACTTTTCTCTCCGAGAGGATACATAGTATCTATACTAGTATCAACAACTCTACGTGAAATTAGTAAAGAACTAGTATCTTTAGTAATAGAACATTTTACTACAGGTGCTTGATAATCTACTAAGTCATCTCCGTGTCCGCTACTAGAATATTTATACTTACCAGTTACTAAAAGAGTTAATGGAAATATACTATTAGAGCTACTACTATCGCCTATGTTAGATTCACCTTTAGGTACTGGTTTAAAGCTAACTAACTGATCATACGTTAGTGGATGGTGTTTATACGTTTCTAGATTATTAGTATATTCATTCGGATATATTTCTATACTAGTTGATATACAATCTAGATAGCTAATCTCGCTGTCACTAGCTATATTCAATATCTTAGGACCTACTGATGGTTCTACAGCAGCTCTAGTAGTTACTACTTTTTCTATATTGATTATAAGATTTATACTAGGATCTCTAGGTACAGTATCGAATATAGTAAACTTACTAGTAGTACCAGATATCATCTTGTTCATAGTGACACCGATAGGCTCTACGTTACGTATATGGAAAGCTCTATCTATAGTAACATTATAGTTGCTGAACATAGATTTATCATCAGCTTTTATACGCTTAAATATATCTGTTTTATATACTAGTTTACCAGTAGCACTGTTATAGGTAAAATCAGTATGCTTTAATACATTACTTTCTAATAGATCATATGGGCCTACTTTAAGTTTACTTATGGTAAACTCTGGTATATCACTAGTAGAAGGATTAGATAAAGCAAACTCTATCTGATTTTCATCATAGTTAATACCAAATACAGCATCATTTAGTATGCCACTAGCTTCTAGTACTATAAATAGTACTTTAGTATCTGGCTTAGTATCTACTTCAGTTTTTATCCACTCTTTAAATCCTATAGTAGGTACAGGTTCTTTATAAGCTTTGAACGTCTGTTTAGCTATTATAGAGTCTATAAAGAATATACTATGGAATGGACTCATTTTTACAGTTACATTGTAAATCTTATTAGGTACTAATATATCACTAGTTGCTACTATACTAGATGTACTATACTGCATAAAGTCTAAAGTAGCTGTAGTATCCTTAACCGGTTTAGGAAAGAGCACAGGTGTAAATAGATCAGCTACACTTTTACCAGGTAAAACACTATTAATCTTATTAGCGACAATATCAGAGTCTTGATTATATAGATAGCTTGCATAGTCTGGTACCTTATCGAGCTGTGTAATACTTACTGTAATATCTTTATGTAACTCTGTATAAAGATAGCTAGCTTTACTAACATAACTATTACCGGTTTTATATAGAAATGGTTCTGTTTTCATAGCTACATAGAGCTTATCACCTTTAGGATCTATATAAGGTATGTTTACATCAGCATTCTTTACAGCAGCGTTATAATCATTCGGGTTAAAACGTTTAGTATGGTCAGATAGAAACATACCATCGTTATAGCTATATTCAACAGCTGATGTTTTAGTTGTTAATCTGAATGTGTTATTACCTGGTTTAACATCCGGTGTTAACCCAGCATGCTCGCCTACTAAAAAGCTCTTAGGTACTAAGCTAGTCGCTTTATACTTTTTATCTAATAGATTATAAGTATCTATCCTATCGAAATATAAGCCTTTAAACATCTTACCAGCTACTCTATCAGAGTTATATCCAGTGCTTATTCTATCAGAGCCTACATGTACAAATGTTTCTACGTTTTGTTCTATATAGAATGGTTCTGGTACACTAACTGAATCTAACCATTCACCACTAGCACTATTGTCTATAGTACCCCATGAACCATGTAAGAACATTTTAAATCTTAAATATGTCTTACCACTATCTGTTCTATAGAGATGTACTGCTATTATATTATCTTTATTTAAAGCACTTGTTCCAGATACTTTATATCCTGTAATTTTAGTATCTGCTCTACTACTAATAAGTGTTTTATCAAGAGCATTACCTCGTAACTCGTTAAAATATCTATAGAGATCATACTTTATATATAGTCCATCATTACCATGTATGTTCCAATAGTTATCTAGATTAGAGCTTGTTGCTCTAACTTTACTTTTGATATAGTCTAGATCCATTTTAACTATAGATTGTTCATATACTAGCTTACCATCTTTAACATTTATAGATAGCTCTACAGTGCAAAACTTTTCTTCTCTAAGATCATTACCACTGCCACCAGGTGAATATTTATATATACCTATAACAGGAACTATTAACGGAAATAGACTATCTATACTTCCGCTATTATCTGTATAACGCATACCTTTAGGTACTGGTTTAAGTCCTACAGTATGTTTAAGTTCTAATCCAGTTGGAGTACTAATAGGTAACTTCTTAGTCTCTTCTGTAGGAAATACTTCAATTTCTCCTAATATATAATCTTGGAACCCATAGCCTTCTTTACAATTATCTATCTCTATAATTCTAGGTCCTACTGATGGCTCTACTTGTGGCTTCTCTTTGACATTAAACCCAGCATCTGTAAAGTATATTAAAGGCATGGCTTCATTACCACTAGCATAAGTTTTATTACCAGACCCATTTACATAGGTAACTTGTACCATATATCTTCCGTTAGGATGTAACACACATTTAGTATTAGTAGGACTAGTAGATTCTGGATCTGCATACCATATGAAAGCATCCGACATAGGTAAGCTATATAGATCATCAGTACCAGCATGTTTACTTATAGTAACAGTATGATGATGCTGGTCTCTAAACTCCCATATAGTCTCTACATGCGTATTATTATCAAAACCTTTAGATAGATAATCTTCACTGTCTAATATAAACTTATCATTCTCTAGATCTGGATACTCTCCCATTACGCCTTTACGATTAAAGAACTGTGTATTTAATCCATTATATTTTTGGTCAGGATTATTACTTATGTTCTTAAACCTAGGATTATTCATAACAGCTACTTCTAATTCTGGTACTCTTACAGCTCTAATATAAGTATAAGACTTAAGTATCATACCACCTCTAAGTAGTAGTTCTTCTTCTGGATACTCTTGCATATTCATTTTGATTATAAGTTCATCACCAGGTGTAAACTTAATATCAGATTTATCACCAGCTGAGTATGTACCTCTGCTATAGTTACTATTAGTATAGAATATAACAGTACTATCTTTACTACCAAATGTTATTCTATCTTTAAGTTTATCTTTATCTCTATCAGCTACAAATAGACATTTATTATACCATCCATAGTTTGTAGTAGTCCATTGGAACTTATCGTTATACATTAGTCTTAAATCAGCTTTAATAACAGGTGTAGTAAGATCTGGTTTCTTAAACACTTCTATATGTAATATATCTAGTATAGTAGAACCTGGTAGATCAGAACAACCATGTTGTGCTATATCGTTTACATCTATACGAAATTCTCTTTTACCATCAATCTCTCTATCTTCTGGTTGGAATAGTATACTAGTTGGTACTATACAAAAGCTTTGTTTACCACCTACACTCTTAAACCAAGATTCAGCATCTTCTATAGTCCATCTGTCCATTCTAGCGGTATCTTTAGCAGATTGTTCTATAATACCAAACTCTGTATTCATTACCACTTCAAGAGTTAACACGTCTCCATATTCTATATTTAATTTACCAAATATAGAATCATCTTTTTTGTTAGCATATAGAGCACCAGTAGATGTTATTAAACCATATGAGCTACTCTCTAGAGAGAAGTATCTAAGCCTTATGTTCTTAGGTCTACCATCTATAGGACCACTATTAGTAATAAATATTTCTACTTTAGATATATTAACTTGTGTACCGTCATATTTTACTAGATCATATGGTTTTACCGTTAGATATACATCATCTAGATGATCAAAACGTTTATCTGGTATAACGTTAAATCTACTTATAACATTACCTTTATAAAGACTAGGTAACATGTCAGCTTTTAAAGTAGTTCTATATAGAGAAGTATATTGTTCTTTAACTATAGCATATGAATCTACTGTAACTGTATCAGCATCTGGAGTAAATAGTTTACTTATCTCTTTCCATTGCTCGTCTGATATATTTGCTAAATATGTTAATCGCCCAGCATCATAACCACCAAATTCTAAAGTTGGTATAAATGGTTTAATATTCTCTTTGAAATATTTTGTCATAGCATCTGCTAATTTATAGTTTACTCCGTTTTTACTAAAAAAGTTACCTGCTTCAGGACTACCATGATAAAAAGCATTTACTACTGTACTATATTCCCCATTTTTATTATAAAACGTAAATACATATTTAGCATCACGTGCTGTTTCCCAAGATCCATATGTGCCTATAACAGGGTCATAGTCTAACAATCCTATACCAGATGTTACTATAGCTGGAAATTTCTTCTCGTCTAGTCTATCTAATATAGTAAAGTAGTATATATCACTCTTAGCGTAGCTTAGCTTAAGTTCTTCAAACACAACATCTGAATAGTTATTATCTATGTCATAACGAAATGCTATTTGAAATTTAAACTTAGTTAGGTTTATATCTTCTCTATTTATTCCTGTTAAGCTAGCTAGTTTATCAAGTACAGCATATGGCGGTATGCTTATAGCTGTTAATTTCTTACCTTTATAAGTAATAAGTTTATAACCTAATTTTTCCATTGTAGCATCACTATTGTCACCGCCATATCTACGTAGCATAGTTTTTAAGTTATAGCCCACGTTCCAGCCATCTTGATCTGCTATTCCAAAGTTATTTTCAGCTCTAAACTCTATCTTCTGGCCTTTATAGATAACATAAAGTTTATATTTTAAATAGAAGTTTTTAACCTTATCAGGATCTATACCTGTCGTTACTGGATCTCTATCTATAGTAAAGATATATCTAGGCCAACCTATGCTAGCATCGTAGCCATATGCATATGCAGTACGGTATTCATCTGTTCCACCACGACCATTCGGTACTTTTACTATAGGGTCTCTATCTAGTCCATGATGTGCACTATCCATAAAGTTGATAGGAGATCTATCTGTAGAACGTTGTAAATAAGTTACTTCTGGTTTACTAATAAATACTTTAGGTGTGACTAGGTCTACTGTAGTTTCTGTACTACTATACTTAGCAATATTAGTTCTACATACTATACGTAAAGTATATCTTCTATCACCCTTTAATACTGGATCACCGTTATCTTTTCTTAACTTAAAGTTTCTAACATCTTTAGGCTTATTAACAGATAATGTATATACTAACTTCTTATCAGCATCATAAACTTCTACTACTGTACTATCATGTAGTACATCTTTAGCTTCTCCATAACCTTTAAGTTCTGATATAGTTATATCTGGTATCAAACTACCTTCACTAGCAGATGCTGTTATAGGTAGTAAACCAGATGTTAGTGGTAAACAACTATATGCTGGACTCCAGCTAGATTCTATATTATTAGATCTAAACTTATACCTAATTAAATAGTTACTACCAGTATTTTCTAATAGTGGTAATGTATAGCCATCTTTATATAAAGCATTATCTTCACTAGCTACTTTATTAGCTTCTGTTATACTATTATTCTTATATACTTCCCATACCGTAGTATCATGTTTACCTAGAAAGCTAGCACTAGTTTTAAACTCACCTGGTATTAACTTAATAACATTAGGGTTACTATTATCTCTAGTAGCCATAGGTGGTGTTAATATAAAAGTAAGGTTATTAGTACCATATCTAGCTCTATAAGCTTCTTCTAATCCATTACTAGTAGCTAACGTACCAGAATGATCAGGTAGATTGATTATTATGTCTTCGTCAGTATGTGTAAATATTAAAGATTTACTATGCTTAGTAGAATCTGTATTACTACTGACATTATAAAATTTAATAGCCATATTTATATCCTTATAGCTTATTTTCAAGATCATAACGTATAGTTAGGATCACGCAAAGTTAGTACAAGATACCTATATAGCGCAACTATCAAAGTGACAGAAAAACAGTTATATATTATATATATAGAAGTAAGAGTAGGAATTTCTTCCTACTCTTACTTCATTATTTTAGCCTATATAGGCGGAAAGGAGTATACATGTTGTCTGTTAATGACACCATTATTCTAACTGGTAAAGTTAGAAATAAAGCAGTAGCCAAGAATCAATTAGCTACTGCTCGTGTTGCCGATAAGATTGGATCCGAACTTAAAACCCTCGATCCTCGATCGTATCAGACTAAAGCTTACATGGCATCTGTAGTACCAAAACTGCAGATGCTAGATAAAGCACTGGGTTAACCCAGTACAAAGGGTGTGGAAAGTCCGTGCCCTTAAATTAAAAGAAGGTTTGCACAGTATAAAATTGCGAAAAATACTATGCATTAATATATACAATACAAAAATAAAAAAGGATAAAAAATGGCAAATATGAATATAAAATTAGAAGAGCTTAATGCCCTTTCAGACGAGATTATAACAAAAGTTGATGAGTGGGTTAAAAACCACCCAAATGCAACAGCAGAGGAAGTCATAGAGGCCTCTGTAAGAATAGGAATGGCTTGCGGACTAGATCACAGCGATGATATAGTGCAAATAGACAATCCAGAGGAGTTCCAAAAAGAAGCTGAGAAAGCGTTGAAAGACGCTGGGTTAAAAGTCAAAGAGGTTAATACTAAAACTCTAGCAGCTATAGCTAGTGCTGCTAAAGAGGAGTCTGTAAAGGAAGAAAGCTTTATGGACAAAGTATTGCGTAATAAATGGAAAATACTAGCAGGAGTAGCAGCAGTCGGTGCTGCAGCTGGAACAGCATATTACTATAAAGACGAAATTAAAAGTTTCGTCGATGAGTATTTTCCAGTATCAGAAGACGATGAGTTTATTCTAACAGAAGAATAAACTCTAGAGAGTATCCTATATAGGATACTCTCTCTACTATATATAATAATATTCTATACGTAGAGTATTCTTATATATATTTAAACTAAGGAGTATAAAATGGTAACAAATATAATGTTAAAAGGTCTAGGTAAAGTCCTAGATGGTGTAGCAGATGGCGTAGCTTGGATACAAGAGCAGCCAGCATATATTAAATATATATTGCTAACTCTTGTTTTTATAGTAGTATACGTAGGTACATTCGTGTACTATAAAACGTATGCTAGTATTGACTATGAACCAGAACTTATAAAATACATACCAGTTCCTATCTTCGAATGGGACTGGTAAAATAAACTATAGTAGTAACCTATATAGGTTACTACTATAGTACTTATCTTTTATTTTTTTAGTTTAGCTTTCTTATCTAGTAATAGTTCTTTAAGTTCACTAAGTTGTTTACTTATAGATTTTATCTCATCTAGATGTTCTTTAGTATTACCTAATGATTCTCTATTAAGATCACTTCTATCAGCACCTATACCATATCTAAAATGTCTTAGTGCTTCTTGTACAACTATAGCTTCTTCTGTAGTAACTGGTTCACCAGCTTCTATCTTAGCTTCTATAGGCTCTCCAGACTCTTCTAAGAACTCTGTTATTTCACCTTGTGCATCGTCTATATCTTCTATAGAATCGTCTATAGCTATAACTTCTGGCTCTACAACTACTTCATCTTCGCAGTTGCATTTAGGGCTATCAGGAACTAACATCTCTTGATTCATCTTATTAACGTATTTAGATAATGACATCTTATACCTCCATAAGTTTACTTATTTTACTATCAACCTCTGCTAGTTTATCTTCGTAATATTCTATCTGTTTACGTAAACCTTCATTATCAGATTCACCAGCAGCTTGATTTCTTAACTCTAATAACCTAAGTTCTATTAGGTTCTTAGTATCTTCTAGTGCTTTAGCTTTATCTATATCTTTATCTACTAACCACTTTCTAAAACTAAATATAGGATTACCTATAAAGTTACTTACTTTAATACCAGACATCTTAATACTATCTGGAGCATCTGCAGAGTTTCTATCGTAGATAGATTCACTACTGCTATTAGCTATAGTAGCTAATGCATCTTTAACAGTTACTTTATTAAGTACTTTAAGTTTAAAGCTAGGTAACTGTTTAAGTAACTTAATAACTTGTTTTTGACTTAGCATACTATTCTTTTCATCTCTAATAAGAATATATAGTAACTCTGTAGTAAAATATGTATTACTATACATATCGTCTACGTAGTTCATCATTTCATATTGTTTAAATGTGATAGTCTTTTCATTAACACTATCAGATAGTATAGTATTGATACTACTAACTATCTTACTTTGGTTAGTAAGTATATCTTTAAAGTATACTTCTAGCTCTACTAGTAGTTTACTAGGATCATTTACTTTTAATCCTTCTTTAATAATCTTAAAAGTATTACTATTCTTAAGATTATCTAGTATAGCTTTATTCTTAGGATCTTGATAGTTATCTAGTATAGGTAATATACCATTCTCTATTTCATATACTACAGCTGTAAATGTAGCTTCTGTTTTAGATTTAATCCTAGCAAACTTATCATTTGTAAATATTGATGTAATTTCATTCCATAGTTCTGTTAACATTTTATATATCCTTATTAAAATACTGGTGTTTTATTAGCTATGAAGTACTTCATAAAGTCCATCATACCATTATCAGAGTCTTTATAGTTATTGATCTTCTTATAACCTATATTCATCTCACCTTGTAAATCTGATATAAGTATTCTAGCTCTCTCAGTATCATCGTCTAGTATAGATAGATTATGAGATTGTAGAGTACTTAATAGTTTCTCTTTATCTCCAAACTTACTAACATTAAGTTTAGTAATACTCTCTATAGATCTAAGTTCATCTTCTGTAGTAACTACTATACCATAGCTATATTCAGTACCAGCTATACCAGTTACTATTCTACGTAAGTATTTATCATTATTACGATCTTCTAGTCTATTAAATAGATCAGAGTTTTTAGAGATCTTTCTAGATTTATAATCTTTAATAAGATCTGTACAGAAGATAAGATCAGATAGTGATATACCACCAGATTTATACTCCATCCACCTAGAAGTGAATGTATTCTTAGCATCTTTATCCATCATAACATTAATAATCTCTTCTGGTTTAACCATCTTAACATTAGCTATAATATTAATAGGTACTTCTATAGTAGAGTTATTATTAAGCTTAATAGAAACTTTTAGTTTTCTAAATAATCCACCAGCTAGTTCATTACCGTCGTTAGCTTCTAAGTTAAAGAATGTATTAGAGTTATTAAAATCTAATTGATTTAATACTAATGGTTTATCTAAAGATTCTGCAGTTAGGTTATCAAATACATTTCTAGCTTTATTAGCTAAAGCTCCTTTACCAGATACTGTATTAGTACTAAGTATACTAATAGCTGTTAGTGTAGAAACACCAGATACTTTAGTTAACATATCAAAAGCTTGTAGGTAGAAACTAGAGAACATATCTAATCCTACTTTAACTATATTATCATAAGCTGGTGATACTTTAGCACCAGGTGTTACTAATATAGTAGGTTCTATAACTAAGGTTTTTAACATCTTAGTAATAGAACCAGTTTTCATAAAGTTTGCTTTTAAAAAGCTCTCAGTAGCATTATCTAACTCAGCATCACTAGTTACAGAGTTAATATCTAAAAACTTATTTAATATAGATATTCCGCCAGCTACAGTAGTTGCAGTAGTTACTGGATCCATATTCTTATCTCCTTATTATAGTTACATATATAAAAATCAAGTATCCCTGCTACCAGCAGGGGTGCTTAGCTGATTTTGGGGTATCTATACTACTATATAGTTAAGATACTTCTATATAAGGAAAGAAGCTATGGCAAATGAATCGCAAGATTACTTTAATAAATTTACCAGTATAGATTCTATATTTTCATATGGCTCTACATTAGGCTCTAGAAAAGCAGCTGTTACTGATAACCTACGTGGTTTCTACTTAGCAGGCGGATTACCTACAGTACAACCTAATACAGATAGAAACGGATATGTATTCTTTACTAGACCACAGTTAAACCTATCTGCTGGTAACTGTATGCGTACTAGGATGCTATTTAATCTATTAACTAGAGATGTTAAGTCTATGCAAACTTGGGTTAGAGCTACATTAGATCCTAGACTATATTCAGACCTAAATGAAAATGCTAGATCTCCTATGGCAGATAATACTAATCCTTTTATACCGCTATTAAGTAATACTATTAAATCACTATCAGGTTGGCCAGATCTTGTAGTACAAGCTAGAACTTCTACAGAAGGTGCTAGAAAAGAGACTCAATCTGTAGTAGATGGAGTTATGGAATACTATCAAGAGTTTGATCTTGATGCTACATTCTATAATACACAAGAAGATCCTATTACTAACCTATTCTACATATGGGAAAAGTATATGACTTTAGTATTCGAAGGTATGGCTAATCCATATCCAGATTTTATAGTAGAGAATGAAATAGACTACAATACTAGAATCTATAGAATCATAACAGATTCTACAGGTCAATTTGTATCTAAGATGGCTGCTTGTGGAGCAGCATTTCCTATAAGCTTACCTACATCTGAATATGCTAACTTTAATAGAGATGAACCAGTTACATTAGGTAGAAAAGATATTACAGTTAGGTTTAGATGTAATGGAGCTATATACTACGATCCTATACTTATGGAGAACTTTAACGAAACTGTATTTATATTCAATCCTAAACTAAGGAATGAAGTAGATACTGGCTCTATAAGACGTAATAGTTCTGATTTTATTAAAGTAGCTGCTCCATACCAACATATCTTTAATAACCTATGTATACCATATATAGATAAAGACACTAATGAACTATGTTGGTTCGTAGATACTACTAATGAACTTGCTAAAGAACCTATATCTAAGTATGAAGATATTAGAAAGAGAGAAGGTAAATAATGGATAAGAATATAGAGAGATCTGAATTAAAGAAATATATCTATAATCCAGAGATGATACAAAAGAAGGTATTAGACCTTATAGAGAATATAGATAATACTTCAGTAGGTATAACTTCAGCTACATCACCATTTACTATGCTACTAGAAGCTACTGCAGCTACAACAGCTAATGCTGTTAATGAATCTTTATCTATCATGCGTGCTAAATATCCTAACTTAGCGCTAACTAGAAAAGATCTATCACATCACATTAGCGATGATGAATTAGAAGGTATTATTAGTAAACCAGGTTATGTAGATATACTATTTAAAGTATCTGTAACAGATCTACTATCTAATGGTTATAGACCTACAGATGCTAAATATACAGAGACCACTATACCAGAAGGTACTAAGATAACAGTTTATGATACAGATTTAACAGTACTAAACGATATAGTTATTAAGTTCTACGATAATGGTACTTCATTCGTAGAGATGCTACCTAATCCTGATAATCCTATGTCACTATCTGATATAGGTATCATTATTAGTTCTGTAGCGCAAGATGATCAAGGTCATCCTTATATCTATTTTGAAACTAAAGTACAACAGCTTACAGTAAGTAACTATAACTGGGCTGTAGTAGCTTCAGAAGGTTTTACTAAGAATATACCTTATAAATCAGGTTCTAATAGGTTTAGTTATATAACAGTAAGTTATGAAAATGCTACTACATATGGTAGTAAGATTAAATTACCTATAGGTTATAACGATGAATACTTAGATCCTTATATACCTACTGCTTATGTTAATATAATAGATAACGATGTAACAACAGAGATGATACCAGAGGCTGTTGAAGTACATATACCAGATACTTATTTTATTAACGATAAAATATCAGGTACTATCTATGTAGATCTATATGAAACTAAAGGTGGTATATATCTACCACTAACAGATGCTACTACTACAGATTTCGTAATGACATTAGGTAATACTGGCAAGAACCTATCTACTGCATCTAGTGCTAATATTAATATACTATTAGGTTCTAGAGGCGTTATTACTAATGGTTCTAATGGATTAAGCTTTGACGAACTAAGAAATGCTATTATATATAACACTAAAGGTGATCAGAACTTACCTATTACAGACTATCAGTTGTCTTATAATGCACAGCTAGATGGATTTAAAATATCTAAAGACTCTGACGTAGTAACAGCTAGATCTTATGTAGCTATGCGTAACCTAGATAAAACATCTAGTACTGTACTAAGAGCACTACAAGATGTTTATTTTAATACTGTAGATATACTACTAGAAAGATATATAAGCCATCCACAGATTGGTTTATTCGAAGATAGCTATATACTTAAATCAGGTACTATATTTAAAACTGTTAATAGTCAAACAGAAATCGTATCTGAAGAACAGATGGCTGCTATTAAGTTACTTAGTAACGAAGATAAGTTAACTTACTTTAGAGATGCTAAATACTTTACTAACCCATACTACTATGTAATAGCTAAGAATAAGAACTACTCTACAGCTAGAGTATATGATCTTGATAGACCTACATTGACTAGTATGAAGATAACTGGTTCTAATAGAGAGATAGATCTTAGAGCTAATACTAATCAATATGTTATATATAAACATTTTGATGGTTATGAGATAGTATTAAGTATATTTAAGAATGAAGAGACTGAAGCTATAGATCCTAGTCAATTACATATGATGCTAGCTATAGATCTTATTACACATAATAAACTCTATATAAAAGGTACTTATGATAGTTCTGATAACGTATATAGATTCTTTATAAAATCTAATATGTATATAGATAGTAATGATAATATAATGCTTACTAATGGTGAAGCTACTACATATAGTAATTTTAGTAAACTAGCTAGTAAAGCTACATTTACTATATATACTACAGATACATCTGTAACTGATCCTAAGAACTATCTTAAAGATAGCTTACCATTTGTACATGATAGTTTCGTAGTTATTAACCAAGAGTCTATGGATCTAACATTTGGTACTAGGATAGAGTCTATATGGGCTAGAATAGCTGTTAGCTATACAGAACGTAAGTATCTTAAATATACAGAAGATGTATTAGCATATTATCAACAAGATGAGTATGAAAAAGATCCTATAACTGGACTTATAGCTACAGTAGGAGAAGATAAACTAGTTATGAACCTACTGCATGAGAAAGGTGATAAAGTATTAGATAGTAAAGGTAATCAAGTAGTACTACACCATAAAGGTGAAGTAATGCTTAATGATAAAGGATTACCTATGCTAGATGATCTAGGTGGTGTAGTAAGACATTTAGATATACTAATGCTAGATTATGAGTTCTACGTAGCAACAGCACCAGCATACTCTAAACATAATCTGATGGCTATAGATCAGCTTAATGAGTTTATGCTTAAGATACTACCTACTAGAAACTCTAAGCTATTAGAGAATACTAACCTATGGTATAAATCTTATAAGACTGTATTACCTATTAGAGTAAGGATTAATAATATAATCTATGGGCTTAACTCTATAGTAGCTCCTAAAGTTACTATATACTATAATCAGAATACAGAGTTTAAGATGACGTCTGTAGAGTTTGAATCTACTAAAGATAAGATAGGGTTCATACTAGATAAATACTTCGAGAATGATAGAATATCATTAACAGAGATAAGATCTAAGATACTAGCAGAACTAGGTCAAGATGTACTATCTGTTAAGATAACTGGTATAGATAATAATAACTCTGAGTTAATCTTTATAGAAGATACTAATACAAGATTTAGCTTAGATAAGATACTAGTACTTAATGACTATAATCAATTAGAAGTTAAGTATAATGTAGATGTAACTATACAGACATTATAAAGATAAAATATATACTACTAGAGTAACATTAAGTTACTCTAGTAGTATTTTAATATATTAGCACTCTGATGCTAGTACTTGTAAGCTTAAATCAACATTATTACCAGACTCTATGTAGATAGGATGTTCTTTTAATGTCTCTATAATAGATCTTACTGGACAGAGCATAGGATTTAAGTTAGCTAGATCTTTATCTCTATCATAAGTAAGTACTTTAAGATAATCAGAACTAAATAAAGCATCTAAAGAACCTGATAGGTATTCTACAGATTTACTTAATACAGATATGATCTTATCTAAGTTAGCTTGTATAGCTAACACATCCTCTATAGTTATAGAGTAACCTCTAGTTAATGTAAAACTATCCTGTCTTATAAAAGATGTTACTAACTCACAACCACATAGATCATCTGTACTATCTATAATATACTTATAGATACCAAATAGTGTATCATTCGCATTAACAGAGAAATAGTTATTATCCATATGAACTACATCTCTAGTATTAGTAGTTTCTACATCATTAGCATATAGTAAGTAATCTGGTACTACTCCATTAGAGAAGAATATATCTTTAAGATTAGTATCTAATACAGCTTTTACAAATGGTACTGTAGAATCTAATTCTATAAATGTATTATCTTTAGCTATAGTATATTTAAAATCTTTAAGTATAGCTAGTTTATCTTCTGTAAGATTCTTTTTAATATCATTAGCATAAGATAGAGCTAATTTAAATATTGTTAGTAGTGAATATAGGTTATTACTAAAGACACCTATAGAGTTACCATTGATTCTAGTTTCAGTATCTCTAAAACTATTAAGTAGATTACGTATACCTACTTTAACTGGTTCTAAGTTAGTTCTAGATGGTCTAGCTGTAAACTTATGTATTGGTATATCTTTAACTATGAATCCTTTAGACTCTTCTGGTACTAATGATTCTAAAGATAGTACATCCTCTGCTGATATAGCATTAGCAATAGTGATTTCTTCTAATTTATCTTCTAAGATCTTTATTAGTTCGTTATTCATAATCATAATCTCCATGATATAGTTGTATTCACGGTAAACATAACAGTATACTGTAGTTATAAAAAATAAGTATACTAGAGTAGTATATACTACTCTAGTATACGAAAAGTTATTTCTTATTCCACATAGTACTAGCTACATGTAGCTCATTAGCAAACATATTATCTATAAGATCATTAAGTTCACGTTCTTGATATGCTAGTGTATCTAGTTTACCTATAGCATTAACTATCTTAAGAGCTAGGTTATTAGCTTTAAGTTTCTTAATCTCAGCTAGTTGTGTATCTAAATAGTCTACTTGTGATAACATATGGTCTTTAGCACTATTATCAGTAACACTTACCATACGTCTTACAGTAGTATTACGTAATCTTTGTATACGTCTCTCTATAGTATCATATACAGTACCATTCTTATTAATATTAAGTATACTACTACTACCTAGCCATAGTAGTAATACTGCAGGTAGTAAACTAATAACAGAAAAACCTATTACACCTATAGCAGCGGCTATTATACCATATGCAGTTAACCCTAATCCCATAGCTATAGCACCTAAGCTACCTTCTGCTATCATAGACCTTTCATCAGCACCAGTAAGATAATCAGACTTTTCAAATGCTGATATAATCTCAGCTCCTAAACCAAATCTAGCTGCAAACTCATCAGCTAGTTGTTCATGGTTACTAAGATCATAATCAGTTACTCTACCAGAGTCTATACCTCTTATTATAGATTTATTAGCAGCTAGTATAACACCAGCTATAGTAGATGGTTTATCTTTATCTTGCTCTAAATCAGTTTTACTATAGAATATCTTAAGTACATCTGCTGGCGTTTTATTCTTTTTAGCATACTCTTCTACCAAGACATCTTGTAGTATAAATACGTTATTATATACCATATAGACTCTCTCTAGTTCGTTAAAGGCATGACCTACTTCATGTAGTAGTATAGCTAATATCTCTCTAGAAGTACATCCTTTACTAGGGAATCCTATAAAGTCAGCTGCTATATAACCTAATAGATTCTTACCAGATTTAACTCTAGCATTCTTAAGATCTAATTCAAACTTACTATCTTTAATAGATTTAAATAGGTTTATAGTAGTAATGTTAGCATAGTTATTCCAGTAGTCTTCTAAACCTTTTACTTTAGACATATCTACATCTTTTTCAGTAACATTACTATAGCTATCAGGATTACGTTTCTTAAACTTCTCTATATTATCTAAAGTACCAGATATATTGTTAAACTGTGTATTTCTTAGATACATATCCATTATAGGACTAAAACATACACTATATGCATTACATTCAGTATCATCACAGTCTACTGCAAATTGTATATTAAATCTATCTGTAAATATTTTAGCTAAGTTAGCTAATGCTTTCTTACCTTCTGTAGTCTTTAGTTTAGCTCTAGAACCATTAGCTATATATACTATATTCTCTATAGCTCTACAAGCTTTCTCTATAAATGGTTCATCATTCTGAAAAGCTATAACTTCATGGTTAACTCTAACAGAAGAGCTAGATAGAGAACTATCTAGCTTACTATATTTTTCTATTACTTTATTTAATTTCATATTCTCTACCTTACTCTATATATTAAGAAGCTGGTTTATTACCAGACTCTATACCCATATGTACACCATCTAGTAACACTATGTTCTTCCATTTCTTATCTTTAGTTAACTCATCAACATTATCGTTATATAGTAACATAGATTTAGTTACAAATAACGTATCAGCTTGATATTCAGTTCTCTTAGTAGCAGATACCCATACTAACTTACCAGTAGTACCATCAGCTACATCACCTAGTATCTTAATAGTACTGTACTTGTAAGGGTTATCTATAACTACAGTCTTACCAGCAGGTACTACTAGATCTGTAATAACATTAGTTTGTATATCAGCACTACCATTAGTAACATGTGCATAACCTAATGTCTTATAGATATAAACTTCTTGTGGCTCTATAGGAGAACTTGATATTCTATAGAAATTACCATTATTAGCTATCAATGTTCTTAAATATACCCTACCATCTTCAAAGTCATTCTTAAGATTAGTTACAGTACCTTGATCAGGATCGAATATAAGTATAGATTGGTCTTCAGCTACACCAGCACCTTCAGAGTTATTAAATATAGCTATCTTACCATCTTTACGCTCTTGAGCATGTAGGTTATACCAGCTATTAGTTTGCGTCTCTGTAAGATCACCTACTTTAGTAAACTGTTTAGTCTCTATATTATACGTATAGATAAAGTTATTACTTCTAACCCAATCTTTAGGATCTGGCTTACTAGGATCTTCTTTATCCATACCACCAAGTACTAGAAACTCATTATCTTTATAGTTAGATAAACTAACATAGTTATAAGCATCGAATGGCAGATCAGCTTCTTTACTAATCTCCATAGTCTCTGTATTAAGTTTATATAAGCATAGCTTAGTAGGCGTTTTGAAAGTACCTTCTTTAGCTGGTACAAAGTATACATTATTATCTATAGTAGCTACCATAGATCCAGATACTGCTGTAGAACCTAACTGTTTACCAGGGTTAGCACTACCTAAGTATCTAAACTCTACAGCTTGTGTATCAGCTTCATACTTAAGGAATACAGATTTACCTAAACCTTCTTTATCTTTATCAGATTGTAGTTCAGTTCTATTTATAATAACATTACCATTATAGAGTGGTAGTATATTAACAGACCAGTTACTTAGTGGTTTATTATCGCCTACGTTCTCAGTACCTGCTATATCGTCTATATAGGTTAATACTCCAGAATCAAATCTATAGTAACCTAATCCTTTAAATATATCAGTATCTGATTTAGGTAGTATAAAACCACCTTGGTTAAATAACTCTTTAGACATCAGAAACTTAGTGCCAGGTTGTATCATTTTCTGTGTATATTCATAACGTTCTGCATACTGTGTATTTTTATTAATATCTATAACATGGTTACCTTTACCTACTAATACAGCATCTAGTCTCCAGTTAGTATATACACCAGCATCATATTGTAATCTAGACCATAGGTAATAGATTTCACCTTCTCTTATAGTAGTTGGTATATCTACTTTAGGATATAGTGTAGTATTGTTTAAAGATTCTGATACTATTACATCGTCTTTATCTTTAAGTACTAAATCTATAGCTAAGAATCTATTAACGTGTAGAGAAACTGAAGTAAGTAGTTTTCTACCTGCTATTAATTCTGATTCTACATTAACAGTATAAAGCTCTTGTTGATCTAAAGCAGAATTATATATAAATACACCTGGATTAGAATCAGCATTAGTATTACTATGGTGTATACATTTTATAATAAATACTTTATTATAAGCATAGTCTGCTTGATCTAATACTATCTTAGTAAGATTCTCTTTAGATTTCTTCCTAGTGAATAATACTTTATTATCAGAATCTGTTACTATCCAAGTAGTAGACTCATGATCTCCATAGCCTATAAATACTTCCATAGGATCTGATTCAACTGTTATAATATCTCTAGCAGATTGAGAATCTTTAGTTACAAATAGTCTAGGTGTAGCTAATATAACATCAGATACTTTAAAGCCTTCCATATCACCTTTAAGATTAACTACAGAGCTCCAACCTGAATCAGCTCTTCTAGAGCCAGAAGACGTAACTACTTCAAAGTGTAACTTAAACCTAGCATATAGCTCTGTATCTTCTGTTACACCAGTAACCTGCGTAGTAAACCTATTTAAGTTAACAGTATCTTCTAAGTTAGATACTATTATATCTTTTTCATCTCTAACATTATTACCAACAGTTTCAAAATAAGGAGACCTACTAACTTCATAACTAGTAGCTATGTGTCTTATACCAGAACCAGCTGGTATCTTAGGAATCTCTGGTAATATCTGTAAATCTCGTACCATAATTATCCTTCTTTATTATTATAATATTTACTATTAAGGCTTAGCGTTAACCACAACGGTAAACCGTTTATGGTTTAGCGTTGAATTTCATACCGATCTTCTTACTATCAGTATGTATATCCGGTAAACCTTCTTCTGTTATAGTAACCTCTTGATAAGTTTGTGTACCTATAGCAACTTCTGTCCATGGACTATAAAATATAGTACCAGTAGCATCACATTTAGTGTTTACTTCAGCGTCTTTAGCATAGCTAGGTAGATCAAAGTCTGTTGGTACTACACCAGCATAGACTCTACCTCTAGCATATAGTTTATCTAAGTTAGTATAATAGGTACCTGCTGGCCCATCTATCTTAGGTAATGGGGAAGTCCATGATTCTAAAGCGTTTCTATTAAAGTAAGTAGCGTCTATTATATTCTTAAAATCTGGATCTAATGCTATTTCAAAACTAGAAGCAACCTGTGGTCCTCCAGATCCTATATCGTCATAATGTTTTAGTACTATCTCGCCATTATCGTCTAGTACTTCAAATTTCTTAAATCTGACAGTAGCCATATTGAGTCAATAGCTCCTTTCTATAAAAATCAAAATACAAATAACCCTTACTAGGGTTAAAATCAGGAAACCAACGCTCTACAAGTAGTATTAAGATAACTTAGATAGCCTATAGTAAGGCTATCTAAGTTATCTATAAACAATTATATATTATTAATATAGAGGCTATAGTGGATACGCCTCTATATTTTATTAACTCCAGTTACTATATAGTAACTAGAAAGGAGTATAGCATGTATAAGAATATGTTCGAAGTAGGTCCATTGGACCTACGATTCGATTATCTTATATCTAGCATTAAAGATAAGATCGATAAAGTTAATATCGATACATCTAAGCTTAAACGCACTATTCGTCTCATAGACGAAGACGTGGCCAAAATACAACGTTTAGGCACTAAAGAAATGCTAGAAAGCTATAAGGTTGGATGGATAGATAACCTAGAAGGTTATAACTACCATTTAACTAGATTTAGCGGATAAATAAAACTATGATAGTACCCTCCACTAGGTACTATCATAGGACAAAAGAAATATATTTTTTTACTATGCTCGGCTATATAGTAAAAAATGATGAGTGATCTCGTAGCTGTAACTATAATAATATATAAAGTTGTAATAATCCATTACAACCTTAAGATCAGCTATAGTAAGTAAATAAATCAAGGAGTATATAAGATGCCTATATTAAAACCATATGAAACTACTACTGGTAGACTAGTCAATACTAAACCTATTGTAGAAGCTTTATTAGGATACATAACTAAAAACTCTATAACAGATGAGTTAGCTTATGAGTTCTATCAAGGTGATGTTGAGATTTATATCATAACTGGTAAAAATGAAGATGAAAAAGATCTACCTGTATTCAATCAGCCAGTATTCTTTAGAAACATTAGAAATAAAGAATCTGTAGCTATAGATCTTAGACCATATGTAAATCAAAATGCTGTTAAGAATGATTTTAGTAAACTTATAGAAGTAATAAGAGATAAACACTCTGCTAACTTTCTAATACTATCTATGTTACTACTTATTAAAACAGAAGTTAATACAGTAGATCTTAAACCTATTATGGGTAATATTATAAGTAGTTTAGTATTTATACTAAGTAACTCTGTAAGACGTATATCAGTACTTAATGCTATAGATGTAGTTAACTTAGAGATAGCTATAGCTATATATGGTTATGCCTTATTTAACCCTGATAATAAACTAGTAGATGATATAGAGAGAATTACTAATGTTATTAGTAAACTTAAACTAAGTTTTCCTATAGATAGGAGAACATTACAAGAGAAAGTATCTCTACTAGCAGAGCATGAAGATAAACTATCTATAGTTGGTATACCACTACTTAAGAATCTAGTAGAGATCTATCTACCAGAAGATGCTAGAGCTGTAGTTAATGTAGATGCTATATTTAGTATACTAGAGAATGGTTGGTATGGTCCAGATGGATCTAAGAGTATCTATATAGCTATAGAGTCTATGCCAGTACTAGTAGCACTAGTCTATAGCATGACAGCTACTACTATGTTTAAGAATAGTAAACTAGCTGCTATACTAGATAAAGAGAAGAATAAAATAGGTGTTAATGATTTCTTAAAGTATATGCAAGGTACATATATTAAGAAAGAGTTAGGCGGACTATTATAAAGTATAGAGTAAGAGTAGTACTTCGTGTACTACTCTTACTCTATTTAGCAATGTTAGTTACTAGTTAATATCTATAGTTATAGGTTAAATCTTACAAATGAGAGTGGACTATATATTAACTAGCTATTTTATAGAAAGGTAGATTAACTATGTTAATCAAATATTGTATTACTAGTAAGAAAACAATAATCCGTTACCTGATCTAAAATAAGAAAAGGAAACAATATGTTAGAAAGATTATCAGTTTACTTAAGTATATTAAAAGTCTTAGCTGGTATTGCTATTATGAAGCCAGTCTATAAACTATTTCCATGGTATGTAGCATTCTGCTATAAGCATGCTAGAAGAGCTAGAGCTATAGTATATAACTATTGGCTAACGTTTGATAAACAAGGTATAAATAAGTTTAAAAGATATTTATCATTAACTGGTACATCTACTATAATCTATTCAGGTTCTGTATCTAAACCAGATTTATATCCAGCCGGCACACCAGCTAATGAGATAGATAATGTTATAGAGTTTCTTAATATAGATAATATATGTACACCAGAGTATAGATACCTTAAAGACTTTGGAGATAATCCAGCTACTAATAGTATAGGTAGACTATATTACTATATAAGATATTTATTCTATTACTATACTATTTGGATTTGGCTAGATGATGAAACTAATGTAAACGGTATAGATTTTGAAATAGTTACTAGAACACCTAAGCTATCTGAACTTACTAAACAATATATAGTAAAAGATACTAGAAGTTATGTAAACTGTTTCGATATAAAGTATGTTACTAGAACAGAACTATTACCACTAGATAAGATAACTTATATAGTACCATTACAGAAACTTAATAACTGGTTAAGAATGAATGTAACTTATAAAGAGTTACTTAATATAGGTAAGAGCTTTGGTTATAGAATAGACCCTAGCTATAGACAATCTGTAATGAGAATATTTAATAAAAGTATATTAGACCTACTGTAAGTGTATTTATACACTTACAGTAGACTTATCTTATTTTATTTTATATAAATACTGAACAATATAAACAAGGAGTATACTATGTTTTTAGTATTAGAAGGTATAGATGGTTCTGGTAAGACATCTGTAGGTAATGATCTATGTAATAATAGAGAACTAAGGATAGTTAATACACAACCGTTTAGTATTACAGAGTTTGTTAAGTTAGTAAAAGAAGAGCTTACTACTAGAGGTACTACTGCTATACCTGTTAAAAGAAGTAAGAGAGTAGATATTATAGTATATTGTATAATATCATCTTTATTTAAAGATCTATCTGATGTAGATAGTAAATATAGAGAGATTATAGAAGATAGTGTTAGAGATATACCTACCGGTAAATTCTTAAAGCTATGTTGTAAGATTAGAAGTGATGTGAATAAACTTACTAAGACTAAAGGATATTTAGTTAGCGGTATATTTCCAAATGGACAATTACAATATAGAGACGAAGATACTCTAAAAGCATACTATGTAGAGCATTTAGTATATCTTACTAATAGACTATCAAATCGTTATATTGATCTTATGTATTTACTTATGCCTATATTAGAAAATCTACAGATAGATAATAGAGATATGGTATTACTAGATAGATGGGTTATGAGCACATATGCTTATAACTATGGTATGGGAGGTACTTTAACAGATATAGCTGGTTATATAAATCCTAACTATAAAGAACTTAATAAGTTTACCTATCCTGATAAACTATTTACTATATTTATAGATAGTACTCCAAATGTAGCTAGTAAGAGAAGATCTACTAGAGATGGTAAAGCAGAGGTATTTGAGGATAAAGAGTGCTTAGAGCGCACATTCGATGCGTATGGTAAACTAATACTTAAAACACCTAGAATAACTTGTATACCTAATAACAGTAGAACTAGTTATGAGCTACTTATGAAACGTGTACATGGCGCTATAAACGATATACTACTTAAGATAGATAGGAGGTAACACTCCTATCTATCTTAATATTTTATCTATATGTTATACTATGGTATAACTATTGTAGATCTATATGTGTTATATTAATATATAGAACTTAACAGTTCTATATGTGAAATTACGGTCTATAGCGTACGTATAGATTATAACCGTAATTATTAAAATTTATTCCTTAAGGAGAAGACAATGAGTCTTAAAAAAGTTATTCAAAAGTTGAATCTTGAGTCTGAAGAGGCTTTTATCGATTCTGAAGTTACTACACCTGACATTATCGATCAACTAGAAGCTGAAGAAGCAGAAGCAGAGCTTGTAGAAGCTATTGACGATGCCGAAGAGGCACATGAAGCTCTTGATGAGTCTGACGAAGTAGAGGCTGAAGTTGATGAGCAAATCGCAGAAGCTAAAGCTACTATAGCAGAAGCTGAAGGTAAAGTTGAAGAAGCTAAAGAGATTATCGAAGAAGCTGAAAAAGACGGTATCGAAGTAGATAGCGTAGCTGATGATAATGGCGAGATTCCAGCTGAGGAAGTTGTAGCTGCACAAGAAGCTCTACAAAACCTAATTAAACGTACCGGTTACAAACTCGATAAAGTCGAAACAGTAACACTATCTAGAGAAGATATTCGCACTAACACACTAGAGGCTTATAAAGTTAACCTAGAGGGTTGGGAAGAAATGAAAGCTAAAGTTAAAGAAGGCGCTAAATGGATTTGGGATCAAATCATTGCTGCTTATACTTGGATCAAAGAGAAAATCGTAGCTGTTATCCCTACTAAAGTAAATAGACTTAAATGGCTATCTGCTAAAGTAAGTGCAGCTAAAGATGCTTCACTATCTCAAGAGGATATTAAAGCTCTTACTGATAAGTATAAACAAGATGCATATGTACCATATGTAAGCCTTAACCTTAAAGAATTTACTAAAGATTTTGTAGCAGCAGCACAAGGTTTCTCAGCAGCAGCTGATCTAACTAAAGCTAGCTTCACTATTGGTAATAAATTCGAAGGTAACACTATGACTAAAGTAGTTGTTAAAGACGGTGGTGTTATTGAAGAGCCATCTGCACAAGTTACATTTACACTACCAACTGGTACTAAAGCAGCTATTCTTGGTATGGCAAAAGATCTTGCTGATGCTTATGCACAATTCCCTAAAGCTCTAGAGAAAGTTGATGCTAAAACTAAAGCTGTAGCTAAGAAAGAGAACGCTACTAAAGAAGAAGCTAAACTAGCTAAAGAAGTTTCTAAAGTATTTGTAAAATGTGCTAAGATTCTATCTAGTTCAGCATTCGGCTTTGTTAATGCTTATGGTAAAGTATTCCTTAAAGCAGCAGCTAAAGCAGCAGAAGCTAAGTAATAACTTTTATTAATAAAGTAGAAGAGCTAGAGAGCTTATCTCTAGCTCTTTATTTTTTAAAGGAATTAGAATATGAGTATAAGAAAACATATACAAAATATGAATCTAGAGTCTGAGTTTAATAAACCTTTATTAACTCCATCTGATACAGAAGAATTAGTAGAAGATAATACTCTAGAAGATAGTACAGAGCTAGTTCAAGACTTAGCTAATGTTAAAAAAGAAGTAGAAGAAGCTACTGAAGCTACTGAAGAAGTAGATAGTTTAGAAAATGAAGTATCTAATACTATAGATACTATAGAAGAGAAACTAGAAGAACCTGATACTATAGAGCCAGAAGATATAGCAATAGCACAAGAATCTTTAAGACACTATAGAAAAGTATTAGGTTTAGAATCTACTAGTAAACTATCTCTAGAGTCTATGAGAAATGATAAAGTAAATACACTATCAGATCTTAAAATAGAGTTAGAAGGTATCTTAGATACTATTAAAGATTCTGCTAAGAAGATTTGGAAATGGATACTAGATATACTAGCTAAGCTAGGAGAGCTTATTAGATCTGGATTTAAACACATACAAGGTTTCTATAGATCTATAGTGTGGTCTGATAAGACTAAACAAGCTAAGTTCTACGAAGAAGTTATGAAAGAGGTATCTAGAAAGACTAAGTACGTATCACCAGCTGTATTCTATAATACTACATTTGAAGATACTAAAGCTGACAGAGACCCAAAATATGGTAACGCAGTATCTTATAATACTTATGTTAAGTTTGCAGCTGATGCTATATTAGATAATATTAATAAAGAGAATGCGTTCTCAGATACTATATATAGTTTCTATAAACCAGAAGAGCTAGCAGAGTTCTATCCTAAAGCTATTAAGTTAGTATGCGATACTACTACTAAGCTAATGGATAATATACAAATATTATTAGCTAAAATAGAAAAAGCTAGACAAGCTGAGAAGTTAGCTTTAGATGCATTTGCAGATAAAGATGAAGTAGCTAAAACCGTTATAACACTATTTGAAGATGCTATAGAAGGTCTTAAAGCTCTTAATAAGAGAAAGGTAACTTTCTATGGGAGAAACGAATGGGCTATGACTTCTAATATTTCAGATGGAAGTAAAGCACTAATAGTACCTAAAAGTGATAACAGCTTTATTACTATTAAGCTAGATGAAACTTTTAAAGATAGTGATAGTGAAAATGTCCAGTTTGCATATGAAAAATTCTATATGGTAACTGAAGGTTCTCTACAAGAGATGCTTAAAAAGAATGATACATTCGTACATGATCTAAATGGTCTAGAGAGGGCATTTACTAGTTGTGAAAAACAATATTCAGATCTTAGTAACGATATAGCTAGTATAGAGAGATTAGCTAAGAGCTTAGATAATAAAGAACAAAGTCTTACTAGTCTATTAGATAAGTATAGTAAAGAACTATATCTATTTAAGAATGCTAAGATAGCTGTAAGAAGCTTTGTTATGTTATTTAATAACCTACTAGTAGCATATGAGAACTATAATAGCTATTTAGTAAAATCTATAGGTAAGATAAATAAAGCAGCTGATATACCAGATACTTTTAAATAGTATCTATAGTATCTAAGTGACAAAAAAACAGTTATATATTATTTATATAAGAAGAATAAGATAAATATTATTCTTCTTTACATTTTATTATCAACTTACGTTATACGAGTAGAGAGTAGCCTATATGGTTACTCTCTACTCTATTTCTATAGTAAGCACATATAGTAGATGTAATATAACGTAAGAGGTGCCTATATAAGGCTAGTATTAAAGTTGATAATAAAAGGATATAGTATGCGAAATGAGGCTACATTAAAAGCAGAAAATGAATTCCTAGATGAATTTAAAAATGAGTATCTATTAAACGATCTAGATACTCTAGTAACGTTTATGAAAGGTGATCCATCTGTCTACTTAGAAAAGCTAGACGGTGGTAAATATAGCGATCTAGAAGACTATATAAGTATTATGTCTAATAGGTTCTTACCAGCTGTTAAGATGGCTTTTGTTAGGGTTATATACGATGTTAATCCTGACTATCAGTCACAAACTTATTTTGGTGTTCTAACTGATAATACTGTAACTGTTAAAGAACTTTTAACAAGAATGGAAGATGTTAGACCTAATGGCGGTAAAATGCCTATAGATATATTTATTAATAGGATATTCGATTTCGTAAAAGAATCTACTATAGTATACACAGGTGATAAAACATCAGATTTAAATACGCCTGTATATAATTTAGATTATAAGTTTATACAGTTACTAAAAAGTAAAGGTATTAAAGTAGAAGATCATAATGAAGTTGTTTCTATACCTAGAGAAGAGATAAAGCGTAAGAAAGATGAAATTATATCTAAAGCTATAATAAAAGAGCGTAAGCGTAAAGAGATAGAACGTAAAGAAGCAGAGCGTAAAGAAGCTGAAGTTAAAGCCGAACAATCTGTTAACGATAAGTTAGAGAGATTAAAAGTTGAGAACGAAAGACTTAAACGAGAGCTAGAAGAAGCTAAGAAAAAGTCTAAAGGGTTCTTTCATTGGTTATTTAGTTAATAAGACACATATATAACGTAAGGAGTGTAAAAATGAAAAATATAGATATAGCATTTGCTAAAAGGATAGTCGATGGTACTAACCATCATATTACTGGATTCTCTCCAGTAACGTATGAAAGCCTGAAGAAGTTAAGTAAGCCTAATCATGTCATTATGCTTAACAGTAGCTTTAGTTATAGCGATAGCTTAGATAGCTACTATAAGCTATTAGATTGGGCTAAAAGAAAGTTTAACGTAGATAGTGAACAACTATACAATCTAACTAGTTCTGTTATAGAACAGTTTAGGACTTGTGTATATAATGCTTTTACAAATGCATATGTACCAGCATTAAGTACCTATAGTGATTTAATCTACATACCAGTAGAAACCATAGAGGACATACTGATAGTACTTAAATCTTTACATAAACGTAAAGATAGTGATATTACTGGTAATAGTGAAATGTTGTATAATCTATTCCTAGAGAAGATTACTAAAGCTATAGGTAAAGTTAGAGTATCTACTTGTGGAGATGAGATTATAGTTTCATTTGGGCATAAGAGTGAATCTTTATCTAGTATAAGGCTAGAAACTATAGACGCTATAGGTTGTAAATATAACCAGATAGCTACTTTTGATTTAGTTAATAAAGATTTGGGTGTTAGTATAAGCCATAGAAATATATCTAACATAACAAATATAGAATGGCCTAAAGATAAACTAATGTATAACAATATACTACCAGAAGATCGTATTAAACCATTATGGGTTGGGTTAATAGTCTTTAAAGATGGTTCTATGCTTATGCGTGTTCCTAAGTTAATCGATGGTGAACGCAAAGAGATATGGTCACGTTTAACACCTGTAGATGGTGTAAGCTATGAATGGTAGGTGACAGATATGGGTATGTTTAGTAAAGACGAAGCTAACATGATGGTTAGATATATTTTAGATACACTTAAACCTAAATCTAAAACTACTCCATCGCTTAATGCTATGATGGCTTATAACAGAAAAACTAATACTATATTGCATAAGAGAGAGAAATCTCTACAATATGCTATACCAGAGCTATTTAGAGTTATAGGTAAACGTAAAAACTTACCAGAAGGCTATATGTATTTAGTAGCAGATGACATTATAGATCAAATCCGTATAGAGATCTATAATAGATTCGTTAGTACATATTACGAAATAGTAGATCCTTTAGAAGCTATCTATAAACCTATGGTAGATTATAATAAGAATGGTTTTAGTAAGATACTATCGTATATGAGAGTATTACAACAGACTGTTAGAGAGCATGGCTACTATGAAGATATAGATAGGTATGAAAGATTAGCTAGTTGCTTTACTAGGTTAGATTATTATAATGTAAAAACATTAGATAATTATAAAGTACTAGTAGAGTTTGTAAATAAAAATAAGATAGTTATAGGTTAGCTTAATAGCTAACCTATAACTTATTTTTTAACGTAAGGAGATAAGATGTTAATAAAAGTTGATTCTGATAGAAGTGAAGCTACTTTGGTTATTGGAGATAAAGTAGGTCAAATACTTAAAGAGAATGGTAAGAAAGTATTGAACTACAATGGATTTGATAGTACATATAGTGTATTTAATCTATCAGACTTTATAACCTATGTAGCTAACGCTGATATTGAGCTAGATGAACCTAATGATAGATCTAGACTTATGTATGGTCTTACAGAGTTTATCAATATCAATGGTGATACTAGATATACAGATATTGCAGCTGCATTAGGAGCTAGAGTAGATAATGTACAACCTAGCTTAATAAATAGTATAGTAGAGCTATGTACAGACTTAAACAATCTGTGGCGCGATAACCCTATATACGATGCTGAAAACGATGCAGTAAGCCCAGGTCTTGTAACTAAACTAACATTAGATAAAATAGAGCTAAGATCTAAACTAGTACAACTATTTAGTACTATAGTAAAAGCTGATGAAGTATTCGTATTAGGTAGCTGGGTTAAAACTCAAGAGTTTAGCTATATGAATAGAGCTATTAGAGATCGTATAGATAGTACTCTAGTAGATAGTGTAAAAGCTAAGCTATCTGACTATAAAGACTCTGAGTTAGCATATAGAACGATGATGGGTTACCAGCATAAACTATTGGATATAGTAGCGCTACCTAGTCTGCTTATGAATAATGATGAGTATGAGTTGTTTAAAGAACACGATATAAACAATGATACACATGTAGTAGGTTATAAAGTTATACATAAGTTAGGTCATGATGTAGAGTTTGTTCTAAGCTATAGGTTTAACGACTATGAAGTAGATGATAAACTGGAAGAGATACTAAAGGAGTTATAATGGTGTTTATAAGGAAATACTTTACCGCTATATTAGTACTAATAGCAATAGTTATAGGCTTTATGGCTATAATAAATAACCTAATAGAAGTTTATGCAGATCTAGATAAGTATATAACTAATAACGCTAGTGTATTAGAATGGTTTAAGCTAGTTACTAACACTATACTGTTAATAGCTTATATATTTCTATATAGAATGGCATTGAACTCTACTAAGGGTGATATGATCTATATACTAGATAAGTTTGGTATAAACGATGTTGAAACCCTAGTTAAAACATTAGAGGCACATACTGGTAAGAAAGCTGAAGAGGTGCTAAATGAAACTAAATAATCAACTAGAAGATCATTTAGTAGAACAAGCTACTAAAAGACTTAGTAATGAACTATTCTATATGCTACTTAAACACCCATCTGAAGATAGAGTGTTTAGTGCTGTACTAGGTAAGTTAGGACAGTGGAATGTAGAGAAACTAACTGTAGAGCTTATAAATAAGTATGCTTACTCTAATATAAAAGATAAGCTTATACCAGCTCTTAATACTAGCTGCTATACTATGCTATCTGATATGTTTAGACCATTTATAGTAGAGGTTAGTACTTACTTAGATAATGTACCACAGTTTGAATGTGAACAGACTGATGTATTCGTAGAGCCTACTTGGTTCTATTCTAAGCATGAGTTTGTAAGGTTTGCTAATGCTTTTATAGCTATAGCTAAATATGATAGTAATCTTAATAAGATACTACAGAAGTATAATAAACATGTTAATGAAGTTTATTATAGATTAAAAGAAACTATAGAAAGGGATAACAATGTATCTGAATAGAACCTATACTAGAAAACCTAGATTACTTAGTAAAGTAACTTTAGAGAAACTAAATGAATTATTAACAAGACACGATATGATATTAGTAAACGGCCTATCAGGGCTAGATACTTCTAGCCTTGATGGTTGTTGTTCTTCTATATCTAGAAAGTTAAATAGTGGAGCTACATTAGTATACGATTTTACTATAGAAGATGTAGATGTTATGTTAAGGAATAAGACTTCTGGTTTTCTTAGTAATGTAGTTACTATAGTAGCAGAAGTTAATAGTTTAGTAGGTAACTACGATCTTACTAGGATCATGTTTAAGTTTCCTACTACAGAATATCATATAGTAGATCTAACAGATAATACTATATATACACTAGAAGGCATAGAACCTAAAGTAGTTAAGTATATAGAGTCTGTATTCTCTAAGCCTAAGAAAGCTAATAAGAATCTACTAGTAAAAACTAATAAAACTAAATAAGAAGTTATAAATGAATATATTAATAGGATCATTACTAAGAATAGTAGCACTTGTAGTAAGTGTTACTATAGGTTTACTAATATATACTACTGGCGAACAAATAACAGGTGTTGTAGTATGTATAATATGTACATTAGCTCTATTTAAGCTAATAGATAAAAAGTATGGTGATCTAGAAGGTAAAGAGTAATAATATGGCACGTACAGCAGAAGTAAACGGACCTAAAGATCTTATAGGTCTTACTAAGAAAGTAAAAGATAAGTATATAGAGCAAGGCTTATTTACATCAGGTAGTATTAAAGAATCTGATATTAAGTTCTTTAATACTGTAGATAAGTACTATAGAAAGTTTATGCTAGTTACAGATAGCTCTGAAGATACTTTAGTCTTTATTAAAGATCTATATAAAGGTATAACTAAACTCTATAAAGAGCTATTAGCTAATAATAGTACTTCAGATTACTTTTCTGCGCTACTAACAGATTATAGTGGTTTAGAAGAGGCTGGGTTACAGCTTAACCAAGATTTAGATTCTTTAATTAGTGTTATGTCTATAAGGTATCATGTGCCTAAACAGATAGCTAAAAACTATACGATTAGATTAATAGATCTTATAAGATCTAAGACTATAGTAAGTCTACAAGAGCTATTTATTAAAGCACTGCCTAAGATGAACCACGTATACATGCTTAATGATAGTGATATAATAAGTCTATGTAGAACAGATGTTACTGATGGTGCATCTTATAATAAATCACCTTTTAGTGTGCCAGTAAGTGAAACTGAGTATGTTAGGATTAATCCTAAGTTGGAGTTTACAATAAGAGAAGCTATATGTATAGCACCATACTTAGCATTATTTCTATCTTTAGAAGCTGACTCTAGTAGAAATAGTAATAAGATACTGACTATATGTAGAGAACTATTCAATACTATATTAGAGCTAAGACTAGATTATAATCCTGCTTCTATAGCGATAGATAAAGAATCTGTATTGTGCTACTATGAGACTATGCATAGTCTTATACCGAAGGGTGGTTTACCTACGCTAGCTGACTATACTATAACATTTGATATTATAGGTCAAGCACGATTTATGTTCATAACACATCTAGTAAAAGCTGGTGGTTGTGTAATAGGTACTCCATTAACAGATTTTATAGATAGCTTAGCTAATAGGTTACAAGTACGTAAGGAGCTAATAGACTTAACTCTACCAACAGTACCAGCTGAACGTTTAGATAACTTAACCCTAGATGACTTAACTATGCTAAACGAATTTAAAGCTGTAGTTGAACCAGTAGAGGTTTATAGTAACTCTGTTACTAAGCCTAAGCGTGGTAGAAAGAAAATGAATTAATTTACACTAGCTAGAGTACTTATGTACTCTAGCTAGTATTCTGTTATATTTTTTTAGTAAATTTAGAAACTTTCTATACCTGATCCAACCGATAAAATCTGTTGGATTTCTTATATCGTATATTAACAATAATAATACCAACAGGAGGTTACTTTTGAAAGTACAAAAACGTGACGGTAGGCTCGAAGAGCTTAATATCGAGAATATTAGGAAGCAGACTATACCTGCGTGTGAAGGACTAGCTGGTACTAGCTATGAGGATTTAGAACTATCTGCTAAGATTATGTTTACAGATGGTATAAAGACTACAGATATTCAAAATAGTCTTATAAGAACAGCTCTTAATAAGATAGATATAGATGCTCCTAAATGGACTTACGTAGCTGCTAGACTTAGGCTATATGATCTATACCATACTATAGAAAGAGAGTATGGTAAATCAGGATCTGGAGATATATATATAAAAGTAACCTTATTAGATTATCTAACTAACTATAAAGATATATTTTCAGATTTTATAAATAAATATACAGAAGAAGACATATTAGAGTTAAATAAATATATAGATAGCTCTAGAGATCTACTTATGGACTATCCAGGTGTCATTACCATGATAGAAAGATACCTAGCTGTTAAAGATAGTAGAATAGTAGAACTACCACAACATTTACATATGGTAGTAGCTATGTTCGTTATGCAGAATGAAGTAGATAAAATAAGTAAAGTAATAGAGCTATACAATAGAACTTCTAAGTTAGAATTGATTATGGCTACTCCTATTAATAGTGGTGGTAGAATAAAGAATGCAGGTACTGCGAGTTGTTTAGGTACCTCTATGGACGATACTTTAGAATCTATATTCGATACTGCTAAAGAAGTAGCATTTGGCAGTAAAGCACTATCTGGATGGGGTATAGACGCATCTAGAATAAGAGCATTAGGTAGCAAGCTAATGCAGTTTAAGAATGTAGCTGGTGGTGTTATACCATTCCTTAAGATATTTAACGATATAGCACTAGCTGTGAATCAGGGTGGGCGACGCGCTGGAGCTTTCAATGTTACTCTGGAGAGTTGGCATATAGATATATTCGATTTTATAGATCTACGTAAGAAACAGGGGGAGGATCGCCGTAGAGCTCAAGACCTATTCCTTACCGTGTCTATGTCAGATCTGTTTATAGAACGTATAAAAGCTAATAGCACATGGACTCTATTTGATCCGCACGATTGTCCAGAACTAACAGAGCTATATGGAGATGAGTTTAAAGCTAAATATGAAGAGTATGAAGCTAAGTTTGCACAAGATCCTAGTAAATTCAATCCTTATACTAGAACCATACCTGTAGTAGAACTTACTGTTAAGATACTAGAGAGTTATATTAAAGAAGGTATGCCTTTTATATTCTTTAAAGATACTGTTAATAAAGAACATAAGTATAGTAAAGAGTTAGGTATCATTAGGCATCCTAATTTGTGTGTTACTGCTGATACTCCGTTATTAACAAGAGAATATGGAAATACTCCTATTGGAGATCTTGTTAAGAAAGGTATATCTAAAGTATATTGTTGGAATGGAGAAGAATGGTCGCTTACTACTATAGGTAAAACTGCAGATAGCGCTAAAGTATTAACAGTAGAGTTCTCTACTGGTGAAACTATACGTGCTACTGAAATGCACAAGTGGTACGTAGATATGGATGGCTCTATGGTAGAACTAAGAACTGTTAGTTTAAAACCTGGTATGCTAATATATAAATATGGATTACCAGATGGTACATATGTAGATAACGTTAGAATTAAATCTGTTACTGATAATGATCAATACGAAGCAACATATTGTGGTACTGAACCTAAGAGACATATGTTAATGTTCAATGGTATACTAACTGGTAACTGTATGGAAGTATTCCAACCAGATGATGCTAATAGTACATTCGTATGTAACTTAGCAGCTCTTAACTTAGCTAGGTTAACAGATAAAGAAAACTTAGTAGCTACTTCTAAACTAGCTATAAGAGCATTAGATAATATTATAGATGTTACTACGTATAGTTCTGATAGAGCAGCTACTAGACAGAAGCTTACTAGATCTACTGGATTAGGTGCTGTAGGCGAAGGTGAAAGATTAGCTACCCTTAATATTTACTATGGTACACCAGAACATGAGCAATGGCTACATGATACATATGGTACTATTAGAAAAGCTGTAGATGAAGCTACAGTAGAGCTAGCTAAAGAGAAAGGTGGTAATGAGATAGATCCATCTGTAAGGAATCTCTATAGACTTGCTATAGCTCCTAATACAGCATCTGGTCTATTAGCAGGTACTACAGCTAGTTGTGAACCTATATTCGATAGACTCTATGTAGAGAACTCTAAAGTAGGTACCTATAAGATGGTAGCTCCTAATATAGATATAAACAATATAAGCCATTATAGAACAGCTTACGAGTATGATCAAGCAGATCTTATCAGAATGACTGGTATAAGACAAAAGTATATAGATATGGGTATAAGCCATAGTCTCTATATAGATCCTACAGCTGAGTATAAAGGTAAACCATTTACACCTATAGCTTTACTTAAGCTAATACTATTAGCACATAAAGAAGGTGTTAAAACATTGTATTACTTTAGAGCTAAAGCTAGGAAAAATAGCGATACTGTAGCTAAAGGTGATACTACAGTTTGTGAGAATTGTGCTAACTAAATGTTATATTTAAATACTACTAGAGTAACCTTAGTGTTACTCTAGTAGTTATATTTTATTTATGCTGTCAATAAGACAAAAAATTAGTTAGATATTATTTATATAGAAGATATATAATCTTTTAAAATTAAATCTTATAGAAAGGAGTTAATATGTCTAAACATATTAAACGTAAGTTAATATATAACTATGGGTCTGACGAAGACTTTATGGAAGCTAAAGTCATCGGTGGTAATCCAAATGGTATATTTAACTTTAACAGATGTCCACAAAAGTGGGCACAAGAAATCTATCGCAATATGAGAGATAGAACTTGGTTTAAATAACAATATGCTATAAGGAGCATACGTGGAGGACCAAGTAAAACCAGGTGAATTGCTGGAACATCCTATAGGACAATCAGCAGCCAAGTCTATAGTATATCTATAGAAAGGTTCAACGACTATCGAAAGCTATTCTTAATAACTTATTAAGATAATCACATTTGTAATGTAATAATCAGATGGTACATATTATGTATTAAAGCGAGTAGAGTAGGACATAAGCATGTCCGAAGTGCCTGGGTTCTAATATATTAGAACATGATATAGTCTCAACATCTAAGGTAACTTAGAGCATACATTTTAGTATGGATAGGTATAGCGAACCTATTTAAGATAATGCCCACAACAAGTCAATATTAGTAAGGATAAAGTAAACTATCCTAGGTTGGATCCTAAGATGAAAAAGTCTTACGATCTAGTATTAGCACAGCTTATTAGTAATGATAGTATTCAATCTAGTCAACTAGTAGAGAGAATCAATTGTTTCGTTACTAGCCCTATAGTAAACGCTTGCCTTATACAACAGGCGGCAGAAGAATGCTGCATAAGTGGTACTGAGGTTTTAACAGAAGATGGTAAGTGGATTAAAGTAGATAAACTTAAGGTAGGTGATAGAATATTATCTGCTAATGAGAATCTAGAGTTCTATTATGCTAATGTAACTGCTATGACTATTAAGCATGTAGATGAATATTTATATAAAATAGAGAGTGATAAAATATCACAAGTAGTTACTAAAGGACACAGAATACCATTTGTTTATAATGGTAAGCTACGTGTAAAGAAAGTTAAAGATGTATATAGTTTCCATAGCATAGTTGGAAAAGCTTTAAGCCTATACTCTATACCTAATATAGGTAACCAGCTACCAGACTCTAAACTTATAGATGTTACATATGGGCTAGTAAATGATTTTGCTATAACTAAAGAGAAAATGGATACATTAGTATACTGCCCTACTGTTAGCGGTGGTTTGTTCGTATGTAAGTATGATGGTAAAGTTTCATTAACTGGTAACTGTGTACATAGTGATAGCTATAGCGTTATGGCGGAAGATATTTGTCAAGATACTGATAGAATCTACTCTATGTGGAAATACGACGAAGAACTAGCTATTAAAAATAAAGCTGTTGCTGATATGTATCAGATGTTATACAACTCTGACGATCCTACAGAAGAAGATCTACTATTAGCATTTGTTGCTAACAACTGCTTAGAGAATATAGTCTTCTTAGGCGGTTTTGCTTTCTTCTTTTCTATAGAGGACATCTTAGTTGGTAGTGGAGAGCTAATTGCAGAGATAGCCAAGGATGAGATTTTAAGCCATGTACCACTATTTGCTAACATATTTAGAACTGCTATAGCAGAGTCTTTTAACGGTGTAGTACCAGAAGAAGTAGTTAAGAAAGCACATGCTATGATAACTATGATTTCAGAAGCAGAGAAAAGATGGACTAACTATGTAGCTAACGGTACTATATTAGGATTCTCAGATAGAACGATTAAAGTCTTTATAGAGCATCAAGCTAATGAAGTTTGTAAGAATATGGGTATACCACCTGTATATGAAGACCACAGTAATGAAGATAATCCATTACTTAAGCTTGTTAAAGACCATGTAAAAGGTGGAGAAGTTGCTACTAAAACTTTATTCTTCGAAGGTAACGTAGCTGACTATAGTAAAGCAGCTGTTAAGATGGATCTAGACCTAGATGATCTTAATCTAGATGACTAACTATATAGGCTTAACATATGTTCGAAAGAGTAGCAATAAGGATTATATACTTAATATGTTTATTGTTATCAGTATCTATTCTATATAGAATAATTAAATATAACTATAGCTTAATAGATACTGCTATAGCAGTAGTGTTTATAATAGCTATATTATATTGTTGCAATATGCTAGTAAAGTATATATTCTATTAACCTTAAACTACAGATAGACTCTATATAGAGTCTATCTGTAGCATTTATATTTTTTTATTTAAGCTAGTAAAGGTCTTAATATAGTTTAGGTATCTATACGACAGGAACGAACGTCGTGAACAAGTGTCTAAACGATACCTTCGTATAGCTATGCTATACGAAGGTATCAAAGTGACGCTTGTAAGGAACTTTTGACTTGCATACAATGCAAGTGTCAAAGTGACGAAAAAACAGTTATATATTATATATATAGTAAAGAGAACAAATATAACCTATCTAGAGTACATTAAGTACTCTAGATAGGCTTAATAATCTCCTTGCTAAATAATTTAGAAAGGAGGTGAAAAAGATGTTAGATATTAACAACGTAATACTTTTAACAGCTAGAGTTAAAAGTAAAGCAGTAGCTAATAATCAGTTAGCTACTGCTCAAGTTGCTGATAAGGTCAAGTCTGGACTTCGTACTTTAGATACTAGATCTTATCAGTCTAAAGCATATCTAGCTTCTGTAGTTCCTAAACTACAGCAGTTAGATAAAACGCTAGTTTACTAGCATATAAAAGCTATCTTGGTTTATAAAAGAACCAAGATAGTTCATTATGTTTAATATAGTACAACTTAGTATTATATTATCTTAAATATAAAATTCAAAATGATAAAGGAGAGTGCTATGTTGATGAGTACGCTAACTGAGGACATTGTAAAGAGAATAGTTGCCAACCCAGCGTTGGCTGGAGTTGACAAATGGTCTATTTCAGAAGTAGGTCAATTGTTAGGTAACCGTAAGGGTGTTAGGTATGAAGTAAACGAAGGACGTGAGTTCCTTAGATTTACTATAAATAACGTAGTTTACAATAAGAGAATTAGATTAGCTATCTAGTTTTCTTAGAGCGACAATATTAGCAAAAGAAAGGTTAACATGGCAAGTGTATTACCGTGTTTTACAGATAGTAAAAAGATATGTCCTGTATGTGGGATGTATATAAAAGCTCTAGAAGAGTATAGAGAAGCTGTTGAGATTATGGACCAACTCGGTATTGATACTGAGACCAAATTCTTTACAGAAGCTATGTACACTTACAGAGCTTCTGAAGCTAGAGCAGGTAGATACTTTAGCTTCGCTAAGATAGGCAGATATGAGGCTAAGAGTTTAGCTAGATTTGCTTGCTGTTCTAATAAAGAAGCTTTATTAGCGGATATAGAAGAAGCAGATATGATATTTAAAGACATTGATGCTTCTAAAAGGTTACTATACTTAGTGAAAGATGGTATAGTAACAAAAACTAAATACTAGGTGCTACTATATAGACTTAAGTCTATATAGTAGCTAGATTATTTTAACACTATAGAAAGGTAAAAAGATGTTACTTAAAGAAAATGTAGGTAGTTACTTAACAAATATACAGATAGACTCTAGAAAACCAAACATAGAAAAGCTATTAGATATAAACGCTGAACTGCCAGTTAGTGCAGTTGGTGAGCTTAGCTTAGGCTATCGTGAAACTCTAAGAGAAGAGCAGATGGTTAAAGAAGAGAGTTAGGTAAAGACAAACACGGACTAAGCCCAAACCAAATAGAGTCTATACTAGTATTCTATTCGTTCTTAAAAGAAAGAGCGTTTAGGACTGGAAAGTATATAAAAGTCGAATCAGTACGCTACGCGTTTGCATATAGCGAATTACAAGTGCTACATGATGAAAAAGAAATAGGCGATGCAGCTGAAACTATCAGATCTTCAGACTTGATATTTATAGACAAAGATAGAGATAACCTATATTGTGTCTATGATAAAAAAGTACATATAATAGAACTAAGATAAGGAGTGTAACATGTTTCGAGAAATACAAGAGATCAGAGAGATCAAAGAGGTAGCTCTTAAACCAGAGCTACTAAAGAATGTAAATGTAGATAGGTCTATCGATATAGATAGACCTTTAGTTGGTGTCTACTCAGAGGCTTATGAGCAAGTAGCCTCTGAAATAGAAGACGTTAAAAAGATGCTAGGTATGGGTAACATGCCTAGCAACCGTAAAAAGGCTATACTAGCCATGCACCGGTATCGCCTTGATATAGCTCTAACAGAAGGCAGAGTAACCCAAGTTAAAGCTATAACTGTACCTGCGGCACTAGAAATCGTAAGAGGCAGGTTTAACGAACCAGCTCTTACAGACGCTGTCTATGCGGCTGATATGTTATTCACTACAGCTGACTCTAATAAAGTCTTGTTTATAGTTAACGGTAGTGAAGTAGAAGAATACCGTAACTAATAACACTAGAGCTCCTATAGGAGCTCTAGTACTTCTACACTATTTTTTTTTTGATCTTATAACAGTATATTATAAGATACATTACTTAGTAAGGAGTTTATCATAAGTTATAGAGACGATAAATGGTATGACTTTATGAACTCTCTCAACTACAGGGATGGTGTCTTTATAGATAAAAGAGAGATAGTTACCACGCTTAAAGCTGAGATAGAAAAAGCTTATCAAGCTGGTTTATCAGATTTTGTACCAGAGAAAGTAAGCTGGGGCTCTATAATACTAACTAGTCTTATGGTTAATATTATAGTAGCTGGTGCTAGCATACTAGGTACACTAGCATATATAATCTATAGTTAGAGTATGAGTACTATTACTCATACTCTAATATTTTTTATGCTATATTAAGAGAAATGATAAAGTAAGGAAGATTATGAAAACTATAATAAAGATGGCTAGATTATATAAGAAATTAAAAGATTATTACGACTGCTGTATAACAGCAAAAGAGCCCGATATAACGAAATATAATAGAGGTATAATAAAAGTATTGCTTAAAGAACAAAATGCTCCTAGAGGGCTTGTAAATGGCTTTATGAACACTAATATGAAATCTTTAAATATGCCATTAGTAAACGCTACTACTTTAGATCTATTTGGATTAAAAGAACTAGATATGATACCAGATGTAGATAATAGAGTAACTATAGAGATGTTAGCTATAATAAATAGTTTAATAACAGCTATAGTATGCTATAGACATGAAATAGAAGCTGATGGTAAGTTTGATATAGTAGAGTTTATAACTATGACTACTATAGCACAAGATAGAGCTGATCTATATTTAAGTACTGAAGGTAGTGATGATATAGATATAAAAAGAGCTGAGAATGCTATACTTATAGTAAATTGGTTTTTAAATGGTATAACACCACTGATAGGTAGTATATGTAAATACCTAGATAAGAATGGTAAAGGAGATATATATACTACGTTTAGTATGGTAACACATAAGAGTTTTAACTTTTACTATTTTGAAATAGAAGATAAAAAAGTATAGAGTAAGAACCATATAGGTTCTTACTCTATATAATATTTATGTTATAACGCATCTACTACGTATCTTTTTAATAAGATAGGCTGGCGCCCAGTCGATGCTGGTGGTGTGGCACTTACTTCTGTTAAATCAGTGTTATTGAACCCATCTACATAAGGTTTTTCTGGTAAACATAAGAATGCTACATAATAGCCTTGCGGAGCAGTAGAATCGTTCCAATCCAGGTAATCAAATCCTAAGTAGCTAGTACTGCTTAGTTTTAACCTACCGTTATCTGTATTGACTATCTCGCTATACAGACTTCTAGCATCATCTTTAGATAACCTTAGTCCTAGCTCATCTCCGAATGCTTGGTACTCATCGTCTATGAATCTAGCTCTACGTACTAAATCTAACATAGTTTCACCAGGGCATCCATCTCTATGGTCTAGTAAGAATATAGGTTTAAGATATTTAATAGTATTAGTCTTACCACTTGTATCTGGTTGCGTAAACGTATAGTTATCTTTTAGTATACTTTCTCCAGATTTTATTCTGTTTACATAGGCCTCAATACTAGGTGTACTAGATGTAAACAATCTCTTGTTAGGTAACACAAGTATAAACCCACGCCAGATCATAATATGCCACTTATCTATGGTATTATAACCAGTAGTTATACCGGCTTTAAGTAACTCTGGTAATACTCCATTAGCAAAGAATCCCTTATCAGGTACAGTATTAACATACGCAGACATTGCTTGTATATCACCAACGATAACTTCTGGATTATTGTTATTGTTAATATAACCTATTTCATCTGTTGTATACATATTACATTCACTTGCGTATAGCTCACTACTTTTATCATAGTTTACTTTACCAGCAGCAGATGTTTCTGTTCCTGTATAGTTTAATATGTCGTCACCGAGAACAGCATCTGTATTAGCTATTAGAGATGTATATAATGTATACTTACTAGGTAAGAATGTTTCATTTTTAACCATAACAATATCTGTGCCATATGGTGCACCATTGGTAAGACCACCTATGATGGTTTCATATACACGTTGATAATTAGAATATGTAGGATGTGTTACAGTGTCGCTAACTTCGTTATTGTATGTCCCATCTATAGAAAATCCACGCGGTATGTTATAAGTACACTCCATTAGAGGGCGCCTGGTATTACCATAATAGATTTTACTAGATCTATTATCAGTCTCTGAAGCCAAACGCAACCTGCTGATGCCTAGTTTTGCTTTTCTTTCACCATTTGGATCTATGTTATTACTAGCTTGCGGCTGATACATAACTTTACCTATACAGTTAACGGTAATATCCTTAGGCTGATCACGTTTAAGATCTTTAGATGTTTGGTAGTCTAGTATATTCCTATCTAGCATCTCTTGGGATATAGTAATGTAATCCCTAAGATCTGCTAATGATAATATACTATATACAGATCCGCAATAGGACATCGGTATACCGCGTATAAGCATCTTTACAGCTAATCTCATTTTCATACTGCTAGTAGAACCTTGACCCGGAGATAGAATATCCATTACAATAGACTTAAGTAAATTAGGTAGTTGTGTATTAGTGCTCTCTGGGCCGTACATAACGCCTACATTTGTAGTCTTATACTTATTATTATATAGGAAAACACCATTTCTTAATGGCTCTCCCAATGTAATATTACCTAGTATATTCTGTAATTGTGTTTCTGGATCAAATGGATAGTTAGGCATAGTATCTTTTGTAACATTCCATCCATAAATCCATTTTACCATATCAGTAGCTTCATACTCGAGCTCCATGTCGTTAGACGTCTTAAGTTTCAATTCGTCGGTATAATGATAAGCATATATAGTATTATTACTATGGAAAATAGCATTAAGACTATCGCTCATTACACCGTATTTATTAGCTCCATCCGGATTGATTACTAAATAAGGAGTAACTTTTTTACTCTTAAACCAATTTACATATTTATGTCTATAGTTAGGCCTATTTGCATCTAGTTCAAAATCTACAAGATAGTCAAAATTAGTTCTAATCGAATTCTTATTTTTATCCACGCCCATAAATATGGTATGGTACTTAGTAGGGTCATAGTTAAGCTCTTGCTTTTCTGTTAACTTTTGACTAGGTCCAGTATAGTCGAATGTTCTATACCTTTCACTTTTACCTTTAGTAACACTATCATCTGGTAATTTTTCGTTAGACTCTAGATACTCTAGTATACTAAATACATGTGTATCTTCTTCGTTAGTAGGGTAAAAATATTTCAAGTTGCCTACTCTGTTTGTGAATATAGCAATATCACGTCTATAAGAGCTGAAATGCCTTATAGGGTACATTTCTACTAAGCCAGCATTTGTTGTAAACCCTACGCCATTACCAGTATCTAGTGTAGCATATGGTTTCTTTTGGTTATTATCTAAAACCATTAATGTAACGCCATCAGCCGAAACAATACTAGTAGTTATTGTTATGTCAGTAGGTGAACAGAAATTTGGATAGATGCAACCATAACCATTGTCCCCTGCTACGTCTCTACTGCCTTCTTTGCTATATACGCCCCATATCGTATCTGAAAATCCGAACTTTTTAAGTCTAGCATTATCGAAACTAATTCTATTATCGCTAGCATAGAAACTAATTTTCTTTTCATTACCATATCCAGTCTCACCCCGCATGCTACCGTGTATCGTGGTAAGATAAGTAGCACGGTAATTCTCTGTTATGCTCAAACGTGTTGTAAAATACGTCGTATACTCGTGCAAATACTGTGTATTCAAAGGCGCATATGTATATCCTACGCTATCGCCTGCTCTAAAATTAGTAACAGTTAGGCTCTTAATATACTTACTAACATCGTCAATAGGTACCATTTTACCATTGACTTCTTTAGTAAACTTAAATCCGTATACGTAGTTAGTACCAAATGTTGCTTTACGCTCCAGCTCTTTATTAACATATATAGTAGCATCTAGTCTTACTTCAACATTAAACAAATCAGACTGTCTCTCCGGAGAATGTTTAACACCATCTGGACCATATACTATACAACCTACTCTATATTTCTTATCAGGATCAAAGCTACCATAATCTATAGTAATACTAGTAGTATTAGCAGAGTTATTCTCAGAGCTCCATACTTTAGTACCATTCTGTTCGTATAGATACCAACTAGTATTACCAAATGTCATACCAGCTTGGTTATTATTACGCTCTATAGTGGCTACTGGTTTACCACTGCTAGTATCTACATTAAGACTAGTAACTTTATAGTAAATATCACTAGTATTAAAAGTAAAAGTCTCTGGTATACTATAAACACCAAAGTCTTTATAGACATAAGTTACTCTAACTTTATACTCTGTATTATCTTCTAGTCTAGCTGGTAATTTAAAAGTATCTATTCTACTATTAGTGCCATCTGGTCTTAATCCACTATAGACATATCTAAAGCTAGGTTCTTGACCATATACTACTGTTCCACTATTATTATAACCTTGATAAATATCCCATATAGCATAAGCATCGTTATCTAATATATTAAACGTAGATAAGCTAGCTTGTTTTAATCTACTCATATCAGATTCTGATTTAGTCCAATATGTACCATAACTAAAACCAGATTCTATAGCACTAGTTCTATTAGCATAGTTAGTACCATTAACAGCAGCTAATGGAGCTTTAAGCTCTGGTACTCTCATATCGGTACTATCCACTACTTCCCAGTTACCTACTTTCTCTATAGTTAATTTTACTTTAAGAGGTAATATAGTACTATAGTTAGCTATAGATTTCTCTCCAACTACTCTACCTTTAGCAGAAAACTCTATATACTTACTACCGTCTTCATCTACAGTAGTAGCAGCTCCTAAGTATCTTTTAACACTACTAGCTGGTATAGTATATTTAAGTTCTTTACCATACTTATCATCTAGATCTTTATCTAGTCTAACTTCAACAGCTTGTTTCTTATTAAAGTCTTGTAGAGTCCATGTTAAGTATAACATATTCTCTTGTACAGGTTGTGTAAATGGAGCCATAGTAAGCTCTAGATCACCATTCTCTAACATCCTAAGAGTTATCTCTTTGGTTAGATTTATATTAGCATTAGAAGGTGTTCTAAACTCTAATCTAGCTGTGTTACTAGTAGACTTAGAACCTTTATAAGTACACTCTATAGTATAACCATTATCAGGCTCTAATACGCCAGTAAGGTTGATAGAAGTAAGCTCTTTAGATTTAGGTTCTGAGAATACTAGTGCTGATGTAGAGTTACGTACTATCCAGCTAGTAAATACATGTTCATCTGTACCAGATATAACATTAAATGGTGTACCGTTAACAACAAACTTACCATCTGCAGAACTGAATGTTAATGTAGGTGTCTCTATAGCAGATGCTGGAGTTTTATAAGTACCTATAGCCATTCTAGTTTTACTAAATACAGGATGATCTGTATGGTATACTAATGTAACTTTATAAGCAGTATTAGGTTCTAATAGACCAGTCTCTACTTTCCACTCTGTTAGTTTAGTAGTATCCATAGTTAGTGTTTTTATAACTTTATTATCAGACTCTCTTATTATAGACCAACTAGAAGCAGTGTGATTAACACCAGTAAGGTTACCTACTAGTTTAAAAGGTGAACCTTTAAGTAACGGAGTAGCACCATCTTCTATAACAGATAAACTTGGTATAGCTACAAAACCTTCTGGTGTAGTAAACTCTAAACTATCTGAATATGGAGATGCTACATCATTACTAATAAACCTATATTTTACATAGATCTTAGTATTAGCTGTATCTATAGCTGGATACCAACCATCTCTATAGATAGGATCTCCAGTACTATCTAATATAGTACTAAAATCTTCGTTAAGAGAAGCGACCCATTCAGTAGCTTGATGCTCTCCTACGAATGTATCATTGGTTCTATATGTAGCTATAGGAAGTAATTTAGCATAAGCTTCAGGATGCTCTAATGGAGTCTCTCTAATATCTGGCTTAAGTATTTGTGTATTACTTATATTAGCACCGCTATTCAATATGTCCCTAAGAGTGGTATCGGTTATCAATGTTCCTGATCTGTCAGGAGTTTTGACATTAATATCCTTAGGCGTATGACCTGTTCTGATAGATTTAAAATAGATAGAACTCTGGTCGTGTATACGTAGTTCTGCCATAACCTATTCTCCTTTTTAAATTTAATATACAAAATTTCAATATCTATAACCTGGTTAATAAGCTTACTAACCAGTAGATCAGGTAAAGTTTTACCATATAAGCTGTATAAAGATACTATAGAGTAGGTATTTATACCTACTCTATAGTATACTGTTTAGTTTAAATAATCTATTCTGATTATCTACTGGTATAAGATCTTTTATAACCGAATTCTCTTTTAGTCTATTAAGTAGACTAGTATAACCTTTTACTAATCCCATAGAGTTAGTTAAAGGTTCTGAAGTTAATATATTAACATCAGCATTCGGACTGTATTTAACTATTTCTTCAGATAGATTAAGACCATTAAACTCTATATAATCATCTTTAATCTTTATAATACTATCAGAAAGTATTATATCTACAAACGCTATATCTATCTTGTTATCCGATATATACTTATAAGCTATCAAATTACTATATTTACCAGAACATATTACAATCTTATAGCTACTAAATATATCTTTATGGTACATAGTCTTAAGCTTTTGAAAATCTAATTCTAATAACTTAAGTACTGATGGTATGTCATTAACTATAAGTAATGTTTTATCTCCATATTCATTATGTATAAATGGTTCTGCTAAAGGCATAGAGTCTATAGCTCTTTTTAATTTAGCTAAAGACATTTTATATTCAGCTTCTTCTATAGTAATATTATCACAAGTAGCTATAGATGTAGATGTATCTATTTTAGGACTGAAGAGTATATCTTTTATTTTAGTTAAAAAACCTTGACCTATCATCTCCTGATTCTCCCTAATTACATTATATTATACTTATAAACTTACCTAAGGCTTTAATAAACTCTAAAGCATGGTTAGTAGCCTCTGGATCTTGCTTATGTAACCAGTATAGTGCAAGATATACCATTATACCTAGGTTAATAAAGAACATCCACTTCCACCGTTTAAGAGATTTTATCTCTTTACCTTGTTTCTCCATTATAGAGTACATAGCATTCATAGTCTCATTATCCCTATGCTCTTTCTCTTTAAGAGCAGTCATAACTGTTCTTATAAGACTAGATTGCTCATAGCTCATTGCCTTAAAGTTAGCATCGTCCTTAGACTCTTTAAGTAACATATATTCATATAGTGCTGGATCTGTCTCTAGTAAGTGCCTTACTTTGTCAATACCAGCCTCACTAAGAGGATCTACCTTTAACTTTGCAGAGAACCCCGTATCCATCTTATTAAATAGCTTTTCTAAAGATTCTGATTCTGGCATAAGACTGCATCCTCTCTATCAAAATTTAAATCATTATCTAAAAGTATTAAATACTATAGATTTCCAATTACCTTCTATATCATACTTAAGCATTAGTAGATATATAGTGTTTCTCTTAATTTTCTCCATAGGCATACTAAATGTATATGGAGCAGTATCATAGTTAACTGTTGTATCAAATGCGGTATCGCCTTTACCATTATTAAAGCCTATTAATTTAAATCTAACTGATTTAGCATTCTTATAAGTATTAAGAGTAGCATTAACAGCTACTGATATAAAATCTGCATGTGAAATAGCTTTAGATACTCTTATTATATTAGCATCTGAAGATTTACTACCTACATAGATAGTTTTAGTAGCTATTTGACTACTATCTCCAGAACTAGCATGGAATACAGCTTTTATTCTATATACTGTATTCATATCTAGTATTACATTATCTACTAGTATCTTAGATTTAAATATCTCGTCATTTAGAGACTTCCAAATGACTTTACCAGATAGAGTCTCTATCCAGTATGAAGTAGCTACATGTGTAGCATCTCCTATAGCTGCAAACTCTTTAGGTATAATATAAAATCCTGTAGCTACATGATCTCTAGGATCTGAATCTGTAGTTATATCAGGACTATTGACTCTAGATGGTAGATCTGATTGATTCTCTACATCGTCAAAAGCTTTATGTGTCCAAACATCAAGGTTAGTCCACTTATGAGCTCCCTTATTAGTAACAACCTGTGCTCTAGCATAATATCTAGTACCAGGATTCAATGTCATCTCTACGAAGATAGAGGCTCTGTTTATTCTATCTTCGTAAGATGAAAAGACTAATTTACTTCTATCAAAGTTTTTAGCAGTACTGATTTCCCAATTGGTATAAACCCAGTCTACATTATTACTCGTATCTATATTTTTAAGACGTAATACAAGCATACTCATTATCTGTTACCGCCTTCTTTATATTAATATTCTTATTAACAAAAATGTCAGCCATAACGATTTCCAGTAAGTATGGCCTATGATTTCTTCTTTTTAAATAGGGTAAATAACTTTAACCACCATGATTTGATTTTATATAACTTAAGTAAAAATACTAACTTATGTATAGCATCTCTAAACCTAATATAGAGACTATATCTTCTAAGCTTAATAGGTTCTGTACTAGTAAACATATCATATAGATCTTGTGGACTATATTCAGAACCTTCTGTTCCATATAGTTTACTATATCCTAATAACTTAAGTATCTCTGCTATAAGTTCAGAGCAGAACCAACGTTTATTATATAGGTTAATACCAAACACTTGGTTCCATACTAGACCAGTAGTATCATAACTAGGACATATCTGTGTTTTAATATACTCTAGTATATTATTATAAGTATCTTCAGATAGCTCTATCTCTGGTAACTCTAAGTATTCATACTTATCATGGTCTAATGGTTTAAGTTTTTTAACATATATACCTTCAGCAGGAGTAGCAGAGATCCATTGGTCTCCCAATATGAGCTCTGCATGGTAGTACTTAGAATGGCACCACCAGTTGATTACCTTAGCTATAAAACCAGAATCTTTAGTATATGGTCTTAGAGCTATAATTGGTTTAATTTTCAACATCCATGTCTCCTAACATTATTAAGCTTTTACTAACTGGTTAAGAGCTAATGTATAGCACTGATCGAATATATCTTTAACTTTAGGTTCAGTAGCTGCATTATGTTCATTCTCTACTCTACCTACTCTATTATAACCTTTATTAGTATTAAACGCTAGTAGTTGATCTACAGATAGTTTAGCTAGTTCCATAATAGTAAGTGCTTCAGCACTAAAGCAAGATTGAATATGAGCTGCTATATACTTAGCTAGTGTACAAATTTGTTCATAGTTAAGTTTAGCAAAGTTATTATCCATATCTTTCCAATCATAAACACGTTCACATTTACCAGTAGCAACTACATCTAGTATACCTAATGTAACATAACCAGTTACGTTCTCTTTAGCTAATGAATCTGAATCAAATCTTCTACCGAATAACTCTACACCACCTACTGATTTAGCATCTCTTAATGCTTTTATCTCTGGTTTAAGGTTATCTACTAGAAAAGCTACTGTAGCTTCAGTTGCTTTACCAGCTAATGTAGCTAGTTGTTCATCTCTATTAACCATAACACCTTTAGATACATATAGAGTAAAGTCTTCTATATAGTTTTCTCGCATAGGTATGAGTAGATCATTAACTTCTTTAAGTCTAGCTACTTGATCTTCTGTAGCTACTAAAGGTTCTATTTTAAGATCTTTATATTTATTAGGATAGGTATTTACCATAAACGTAATATCTTCTGGTCTATCTGTATAGATAGTCTCTTCTTTACCGCTATAAGCACTATAGAATGTAGTTTTAGTAGTATAGAAACTGAATTGATTATTTTCAAACTTAATCATCTCTTTATTCCTTTATATAGAATTTTTATATTATGTAATGTAGATACTACCTATAGTAGGTAGTATCTATTTATTATATTTAAGCTGTAGGCATTTCAAACACTGTAGAGTCTTCGAATACTAACCTAGCACCATGGTCATTTCTAGCTATATCTTTATCTACGTAATACGCAGCTTCTAGTTGTGTACCACCTCTAGATATAACTTCATTGTTATTAACAGTAGTTAGTACAAAATCATGACAACCGTTACCAGAGTAGTGCTCGAATACACCTAGGTTAATGTTATCAAACTTCTCCCAGTTTCTACCAATTTGATAGCCACCATGATAGTTATTAACATCCACTATGAGTGGTATATGTTCTGCTACTCTATATATAAGTTCATTCCACTCTGAGAACCTAAATAGGTTAGCATTAGCTACAAACTTATCATTAGGTAGATCTTCTAGTGGTCCTAAGTCAAAATAGTTAGGTCCTCCACGTAGTATCCTTACATCATAGGTATTACTATCTAATGTAGTAACTTTTCTATTTTCATAGTTATCTAGTTTTACATCAGATCCATATACTAAACCTAGCTCTTCTAAGTCTCTAAAGCATATACCATATGCTATAGAACCTCTATTTACTAGTAGTCTTTTACCGTGTGAATAGAATGCTAAGAATCCAAAGTCTAAGTTGATCCTAGTACCTTTAATCAATCCCAATGTAGTATAGATATTAAACTGGTCTATAGTATTAGGTACTACTCCAAAATAACCAGTGTCTGTATATCTATCATACTGTAAAGTAGGATATTTCTTTCTAGCGAATAACCAAGGTTCTTCGTATTGTGAAATATACTCTAGTACTATTCTAAGTACTCTATTTCTATTATTACCATGTTCTAAGTCTACACTACCTAAGTTAGATACTTTAGCTTGTACACCTTCAGTTTTATCTCCTAACCAAGTACTTGAAGATAGATCTGTAGTTATAATATGGTTAGTATCTTCTACATTTTTAAATCTATATAGCTCTGTAGATTCTGCTTCTGTTAGTAACCTAGCCCAATATAGTCTTTCTCCTATACGTATAGTACGTCCTCTACCTATCAATCCAGCTACTGCTAGATCATTATAGCTTACATTACTTAACTCTGGAGTATCATATACATAAAGTATTTTACCGCCTATCATGTACTTACTTAAAGTAGATTCAGTAGCTATCCAGTTACCTTTGGCTATATTACCAGTAGTATAACCAGTTTTATTATTATCTACTATAGTAGGTTGGAATCCTATATTTCTTAATAACCATCTATAAGTACATAGATCGTTTCTATCATCTTCTTCCCAATAGGTTATACCAGAGCTAGATTCAACACCAGGTACTCTATTCTTATTAAGATGTACATTATTACCTTGTGCTGCATAAGCAGAAGTATCTAATGCTCTATATAGAACATTATTATGTAGTACTTGACTATCAAAGTTATACTCTGTTACACCATTCCATATACCAAGATAGTTTCTAGTATCATTAAGCTGATTATAGTTAAACTTACCATAGTACTTAGTAGTATCATTATTAGAATCATCTCCTACTAGTACTGTCATAAGTCCATCTTCTGGTATCTCTATAAACTTAGGTCTAGTTCTAAATGTTATAGATACTTTTTCAGATGGTCCAAATGCTTCTCCATAGTAAATACATTCTAATAGATAATCTGTATTAGGCATAAGTATTGGATCTAATATATTATAACTAGTAAGCTCTTCAGGTTTTTCAGTCTCTACATTAAGTATCTCATCACCTGTATTAACAGTTACTACTCTCCACATAGTTTTAATATGTTTATCAGTATCTGTATTAGTTCTAAATGGTGTACCTGTTATAGTAGGAAACCTAGGTACTTGATCTTGATAACCAGATATAGTCAATGTAGGATTTTCTACATAGACATTAGGAGTCTGTATGTAGACTGGATCTGATGTTAAAGATGTATAGTTTCTACCTAGTATCTTAACTGTTATCTTATAGAGTGTATCTCTCTTTACACCATCTAGTCTAGAGATCTTAAGTTCTTTACTAGCCCATGGTTGTATCTTATCTTGTACTAATGTAGTTACTTCATGTTCTACTGGTGCTATAGCTGGATCTGAAGATGGTTCTCTACTTACTTCTATTACATTCCAAATTACAGACTCTGCTTGATCTTCATCTCCTAGTACTATATACTCAGATGGTTTAGCAGATATAATAAGTCCATGTACTTCAGCAGTTACTATAGGTTTCTTAACAGTTACATTAACTGTTTTAAATACCTCTTCTGCCCATGGTGAATTAAGTTTAGTACCTAAGTACCTAACTTTTATCTTATAGTTAGTATTAACTTCTATATACTTACGATCTATAGTAAGGAATGTATCAGTATCTTCTTTTATCCACTCTTTGATTAAATTATCTCTACCAGTATTAGCATGGTTATATAGTATCCACTGTGTACCACGCATAGTATCAGTAGCTTTTATAGTTCTAAATGGACTTAACTTAATAGTAGGTTGCATACCTTTAGAAGTGATATTGATACTAGGTGGTTCTATACCTATATAAGGTGTAGTCATACCTAATACAGAACTATCAGATGCTCCAAACTTATTACCTATAGCAGTTACTGTAACACTATATCTAGTAGAAGGTTGTAGTATACCATCTGGTATCTTATAAGTATACATAGGAGTATCTACAGCATGTACTACATGTTGTGGTATAGCAGATTGATCTACTACTACTATATTAAAGTTCTTAAGAGTATCAGAACCTTCAAAGCTTGATATAGGATCTATAGCTACAGATACAGTATTATCAGGATTAGTAACTAGTTTAAATACTGGAGCTTTTAGTTTAAAGTTACCAGTAGTAAATACTAACCTACCATAGGTAGTTTTATATCTAGCACCAGTATAACTACAAGTTACTAGGTAGCTTGTATTAGGTTTAAGTTTAACATCAAAGTTAGTAGTAGCATCCTTAAAAGGGAAACCTAACATATACTTAGTATCATCGTTAGGTAGTTTACTTATAGAGTATGTAGGTCTAAAATCAGTACCTAGTATACCATTGATCTTTTCAGATGCTGGATCATAGGCTTGATCTAATTCAGTTACAGTCCATTTTACTAGAGCTAGTGGATCTTGCGCTTCAGCACCAGCTACACCTGGAGCCATTCTATATGGACTAGCTGTAATAGTAGGACTAAGTTCATTTTGGTTTATGCTAAGTGTAGGTATCTCTACTTTAAAACTAGGCATAGTTACTCTAATAGGTTGTGTAAACGGACTAGAGTGTGGGTATGAAATATATCTAGCTCTTACATAGTAAGTACCAGATGGTACATTTACGCCCATAGGATTGAATTTATTAAACTCTCCATTTGGCACATCAGCTTCTTTAAGTCTTACCTTATAAGCTATGTTAGCAAAATCAGGTGTACCTGAAAATTGCCACTCTACCATATTAACTAAACCTTTAAAATTCTCATTAGGTAAATAAGGTGTTAATTCAAATACTGTAGTATTAGTTACCACATCTCCATCTTTGGGAGTGAGTATAGATGGATAGCCCATTAAGAATGGAGTTTTTATCTTAGATATATAATCATATACCGAAACATCAGATAGTAAAGTAGCGTCTTCTATATCAACAAGATCTAACTGTACATTTTCTGCTAATGTATTATCTCCAAACTTCAAGGTGGTTGTACTATCATGTTCTCTGTTATGCGAAATAATATTTGCTAACATTCAAGCTCCTTGAATAATTATAAATACATAAAGGGCTATAAGCTAATATAGCCGATTTGTCAGTGATCGAATCACCTTACTAACAGCATATAGAACTATATATAGAACTATAGAGTATACCTAATATATTAGGTATACTCTATAGTAACTAAGTTAAAATAATGAAAAGGTGATAGTAAGGTATGTACACTAAACAAATTAATAAAGAGACGTATTATTTATATAAAATTTAGTCAAAAGGCAAAGAACACTATCTTTATAAATAACACAATGTAAAATCAACTTTTTATTAAGATAATAACTTTAAGGTAAATGGCTTCTATCTTATCCAGGACTTGTTATACCTTACTATCATAAGATATATAACTATAAGAAAAAAAGTAAGTATACTAGTAGGCATATGCCTACTAGTATACTTATGGTTGCTGTACTCTTCTTTCGAAGTGTGGAGTATCTATAAAGGATTGGTAGAACCCGCCCCATTGATTAATCTCGCAGAGACTACACCAATATCTACCAATTGGCTCTAGAGATGCTTTATCTTGTAGCCATTGACCATCTTTAAATATAAATAGGTCTATAGCACATTTAACTAAGTGGTTAGACTTATTAGTTTTAGACTTACCAGTTCTCATGTAGATTTCTTGTTGTTCAGGAGTCCTTAATAGTTCTCCACCACGTACTTCATAACCATTTTGATGTAAGTAGATAAGTAGTTTACTTACATCTCGCATAAAGGCTTCTTGATGTTGACCTAATGTCATAATCGTTAAGTCCTTTCTTTAAAGAATGTGATATATTTGTTATTCAAATAGATCATCACCTGTATCATCCTCAGCATTAGCTTCTATATGATCATCGTTAATGTTCTCTAATATAGGAGCTCTGTATGGGAATGGTAAGGTAAAGTATAACAAATTATCATCGATTATTCCTACTCCTCTATGCTTACCTCTACATACAGTAAGATGCCATTGCTTATTTATCTTAGCTTTATAGATATAGATCTCAAAATCTATTACTTGGTCTATCTGTTTAGAACCTTCTGTATAACCCTTACCAGCTACCTCTTTTACAAACATAGAGTCTTGTATACCATTTCTTACTAGAGCTTTAGATTCCGAAGAGAGCTGATGGGCGCTTATGCAAGCTATACCTTTAGAGCTACAAAAGTTACGCATTCTTCTAAACATATCTCTTAACGCAGTACCAGTAGGACCACTATTATCGCAACCTGTAGTAGGTAGTATAGCTAAATAATCTAAAATTAATAACTGTACTTCATAACCATTAGCTTCATATTGATTAACCATATTAAAGATACTCTGGTAGGTCCACATAGAAGGATCTGCTCTTACTATAATACTTTCAAATCCATTCTGACCCAATCTTTTAATAACATAATCTTGTATCTGTTCTGTAGTAAGATTTTTAATATCATCTTCTGTATTTTCGGGTAGCTTTCTATTTTCGTTATAATATAGATATGTATACATATACTCTAATGTATCTACAGTTTCATCTTCGAAACTAAGATATATTAAAGCTGGTTTCTTTTTAGGATCTTTCATTTGTGGTCTATTAAATCTAGCTACCTGCATAAAGATAGATTTTAGAAAACCTGATTTATAATTATGCTGTAAAGAGTTTACAGTACCCATTTGCCCTTTACGAAATCCCAGAAATGTTCTATATAGCTCGTTAGACTATATACTGCTATAGCAGCCTATGCTTTCATATAGGCCCAGACTATATCTTAATCCTATCTAATATAGGACTGATGCGAACTTCCCTTTAAACCTTACTGGTACCACTTGGCGGTAGACCTATATGTTCTAATATAGGATTTACTAGTCGTTGAACATAGTTACTCTATGCTGCTGATTATCCATTACTAAGCCATAGAGAAGGTATATAGATACCCTTTTATCTCATCTCTATTTAGCATCCTCTAACTTATTTCTGCTTGCGCTCCTAACTATAAATAGTTAGGTATAGAGGCTTTAGGAACTCCCAGCAATTCTCGCATCTTATACCCCAATATATTACTATATTAGGCGGCAAATTTACCTTGTAGCATTCTATTAAGTTGTACCCAACCTGTCTTAAGTATACCACCTTCTTCTTTAGTAGCTTTAAGGTTATTAACTATATTATCCATATCATCTTTAGAAGAAAGTTGTAATGTATTAAGTACACCTGGGTCTTTAGTAGTTGTTTTCTGGCATAGTGACTCTAGCTCTGGTAGTATATCCATTACATCATCACTTACTGTTTTCTTTATATTACCAGTATTAAGGTTATAAGTTAATGTATTTAGTTTCTGTATAACCATAGCAGATTTATAATACTGCATAACTTTATTAACCATAGAGTTAACAGAACGTTTCATACCACCATCTGTCATCTCTGTCTTAAGTTGATCTGCAGCAGTATCATAGTACAGTTGATTAGTCTTAAAGATAACTTTAAGTTCTGCTAATAGATTACCTTTATCATCATAGGCTTCTGGATTAGCTATCATTCTGTTAAGTAGATCTATAAGTAATGTATCTGGATTACTAAGATCTCCTTCTAGCATATCTCTACGTTTAGGTTTAGTAACATTAAGTATAGACTTTACTAAGTTTCTACTATCGTAAGTTCCGTCTTTAGTTATCTCTCGTTCTCTAAACAATAATATAACACACGTTATAAGAATATCTATTCTATTCATAACACTTTCCTTGTTCTTTTCATTATCTACATTATTTTTATAATTTGATACATCTAAGTATAGTGTGTCTTTTAAAAAAGATACACAGATATAGTACTATTCAAGATTTCTGATTTTTTAGTATCTATCTATAGGAGTTTATATTCTATAGGTTATACTATAGAATGTAATACTAAAATCGTATAAGGAGATTTTACTATGGAATTTATAACTGGTAAAGAGAATTTTAACGATAGAGGCTTAACTACTCTATTTGTACCAGATTACGTAGTAGGTAACCCAGTATCTGATAAGATACTTTCTAATATAGAGTTCTATTTTAGAAATGATCTTAATAATAGTAAACCAGATGGTGAGGTTCTATTAAGTAAACAACCTAATGTGACTATAACAGATGTTAATAATAGAAAGATTATTTATGGATTAAAGGATATAGGTATACCAGAGTCTGATATTATTAAACTATTGACTACTGATGCTTATATTAAGACATATTTAGGATTACCTGTTAACACTGATGTAGATATGGATAACGTAAAACTATCTAGATTAGCTAGAGAGTCTGAAGCGGTTCTAAAGTCTTTGACTATAGATAAAGAAGTTAGCGATAGCTATATACAGGATATTGCAATGAGTAATATCGAAAAACCCTATAACGTACGCTGCACTAACAATATACTATTTATTGTTATGCATAGTGGGTTCGGTAACTTACTTTTAAGTAACCAATCTGTATTTGCTAAAATGTTGACTTCTGATATAGTTAGAGAATATCAGAATCATTTCGGTACTAGCAAACTACATAGTAGTGTGTTATTTAATGTTTATTTGCAAAAACTAGATACTTATATCTATAGCTAGGATATAAAGTAATACTAGTAACGAGGATTGTTGTAGCATAACAAGGAATTGTACATACGAGGATATAATAAAAATAACCATAAAAGGAACCCATATGAGTATGAATAAAACTCAAATTAAAGGTATTTTCGATGCTATGATGGCATCTGAAAAAGTATATAAATCTCTAGATCGTAACTCAGTAGCTGACTTTAGCTTCAACTCAGAGTCTCTATCTAGCCAAGATAGACGTGTTGCTGAAGATAGCTTTAGAAGTCTTAAAGAGACTATCGAGACTACGCTAGATGGTATTAACCTAGAGTCGCTAGGTGGTAACAGAGGTGTTGAACTAACTCCAGTTCAAAAAGCTGCTGCTGTTCAAGCTGCTGTTATGACTATTAACCCAGCTGCTTATACTAAAGCTCTTAATGGATCATTCGGTGCTGTTAAACCAGAAGATGCTGGTCTTAACTTCGAGTCTGTAGATACAGCTCTTGACTTTAGTTCAACACTTAAAGATCTAAGTGTCAACTTAGAGGCATTCGATGGTCAACAACTACAATCAGTTTACTATACTACAATTGCTCTAGCAGTTGCTACTAGTAAGCAAGATGAGTTTGCAGAAGCATTCTTCCCACTAATCGTTATGAACCCAGCTGATGCTTTCTACGAAGTTAAAATCAATATTGATAACTTTGTAAAAGAGTACAGACACATTACTCCAAGAGGTATTGACGTAGACTTTGGCGAAAAACCAATCTTGAAACACCTTTTCGATAATGAACTACTTAACGATAACAGATTGAAAATTAAACCATTTATCGACAATGACCCTGATAAAGAGTTCCTTGTACAAGATGCTAAATTTGGCGTTACTGTAAACGGTGAAACTTTCAACTCAGCTCCATATAGAATGGGTGCTAACATCGATATTTTCGGTGTAACTAACACTAAAGCTGATCTTGCTAAAGGTAGCGTAACAGACTTTACAGACGCACTAGATCGTGGTATGAGCCTTACTAACCTATACGTAGGTTTCCAAAATGCTGCTCAAAAAGATCTACAAGCTAAACTTGACCTATCACATAGACCAAGAGTACACTTCCAACTACCAGCAGAAGGTATGAACAAAGAGCTTACTGCTAACTTCAGCGGTGAATTCGTTCTTAATACTAAGTCTAGCAAAGACTTCCAAGATAAAGAGAACGCTGACAATGCTCTATTCGGCGCTACACTAGCAGCTGGTGATGAGTATGCTGTCAAAGTTGAATTAGCTGTTACTGGTTCTGTAAGAACAGATAAAGGCACTATCAAACTTAACGCTACTAAACTAGATATTCTAGAGATTAAGAAAGTTGACGACGGTACTATCGTAACTGATCTTAAAACTGGTATTGGCCAACAAATAGCAGAAGCTGTTGCTAAAATGTCAGTAGTTGGTTATGATCTTGACGTAGCTGTTACAAATAGCAACTTCAGAAAGAGAAGCATCCTATTAAGCTCTGTAAGCAGAAGATATAGACACATCTGCGAATTTAGAAGTGGCTTTAACGTACTTAAACCAATCTTCAACATGACTGGTGAAGATAACGATGCTATTGCAGAGACAGTTGAAAAACAATCTCTAGCTGTAAGCGCACTTATGAGTGTTAACGCTGTAAATACACTTGTTGGATTTACAAGCTACCTAAGTGATCTTAAAGAAGCTAAAGCTCTTGAGTCAGCTTTAACTAGAACACATGCAGATGTTGCTTATGTTCCATTCTTCCATAAAGAGACACTAAAAGTTAATGAGAACACAGATAGCCTAAGAAGCTACGAGAGAATCCAAGATATTGCAGCTAGCATTCTTAATAAGATTGCAGATGTAGTAACTGTAATGGGTCTTGAGTCTAACTATACTAACGTATTTGAGAAACTAGCTCCAGGCGTAAGAAAAACAGTTGTAATCGGTACTAACCCTTATGTAGCTAGATACCTAGGTCAACAACTACAACCATCTGTAAATGCTAGCGTAAGCAGCAACACATTTACACTAACACACGATACTGATGCTGTTATTGTAACAACTTGCAACCCACTAATGGATAAGAAAATTATCGTTAGCTTTATTAACCCTAGCAACCCAGATAGAAACACAGCTCCTGATATTCTAAACTTCGGTTTCGGTCTATATACACCACCATTCAACCGTGAAGTTCAAACTACAAGAGCTAACAGCACTGTTAAAGAGCTACACATTGAGCCAAGATTCTCTTACATCCCATCACTACCAATCGTAGCTGAGTTCGATATTGAGGGTATTACAGAGACTCTTAAAAAGTGCATCCGTGGTTACAAGGTTGTAACTAGCTTCTAATAGCTAGCTATAAGCTATAACCTAATTTACACTATAAGACTACTAGTAGGAGTAACATCCTACTAGTAGTCTATTTTATATTCAGAATGAAACATATACAGTTAGATATGTTCGAGTATAGGTAAACTATACTCGAATGTACATCTAGTTAACATTACATCAGAATGACGTAATGTTAACTAGATATTCTTTATATAGAGAGTAGTACAGATACCATATAGGTATCTGTACTACTCCGTTTATGAAAGGAGGATAAAGACTATGGTTTCTGAAAGATTCGATAACATGTTCGAAGTAGGAACTATTGAATCTAGAGTAGATTATTTAATTAAGTCTATAAGAACTCGAATAGACAAATGTAATCTACCATACCCAGTTCTAAATAAGTTTTATAAAGCTATAGATAGTTTAGTAGCCGCTAAACAACACTCTAATACAGCTTTAGAACAGCAACAGTTAAATGTTATACCTTATTTAGAGTCTTTTAACCACCAGTTAACTAGACTAGTAGGTTAAAATAGACATAAGTCACTCTGATAGCTTATTAGGCTATCAGAGTGATAACATTACAGTTAGATATGTTCGAGTATAGGTAAACTATACTCGAATAGAACATCTAACTGTATATAGTGTCAGAATGACACATATACAGTTAGATATTATTTATATAGTAAGAACAGTAAATGTTCTTCTATTAGAGCTAGTGTAATATAGAGAATAATAGCTAAATTCTTTATCTATTCTACTAGCTTATTTTATATTAAAATATAAGGAGTCTAAAATGGTAACTATAGGTCAAGAACCATTTCCAGATGTAGTAGAAACTCCTATACAGGAGTATGGGATAAAAGATGTTGAAAGAGATCTTAATACTAAGATGTATTGGGATGGTACCGTAGTTACAGATAACGGTACTCCACTACGTAAACCTAAAGTGGAAGGCGTTACTTTAGGAGAAGAACATAAGATCTACGATCCTAGATTAAGTAAAGATCCATTAGTAAGAAGATTAGCTAATGAATCTGGTTATAATGGAGTTATATACGTAGCTCCTGAGAATAGAATAGTTAATAACCCACTACCAGTAGTAGAAGAGGTTAAAACTATTAAAGAAGAACCAATAGTAGAGAAAGTAGATGTAGAAAAAGTAGTCTATGAAAATACTATAAAAGGTTCTTATACTGGTGACATATTAGGTACTATGGTATTAGCTTCGTTAGCAGTAGCTGTTAAGTTAGTATCTAGTAGACTAAGGGATAGTGAAGGTGTATTAAGAGCAACTCTTAACACTGGTTTTGATAGTGTAAGTACTGATACTTATAGAGGTATAGCTAATAAGATCTTTGCTAGTTCTGGATTTAAATCTATAGTAGTAGATGATCTTACAGAAGAAGACTATACTGTCTATAAGACTGTACTAGAACTTAAAGCTAAAGTAGATAAAGATTTAGTTAGAGCTAAAGCTGAAGCTAATGTAACTGGTGATTATAGTAAAGTTAATGAACTTATAGCTACTGGTACTAAGTGTGATAGTGAACTAGAGTCTATGAAGATAGTTAGTAAGGATGGTAAGTTATCTAAGATAACTACAGGTTATGAATCTGATGTAGCTAGTTTCTTCGATATTAAGATAGTTAATAATGATCTTAAAGGTGATACAGACTCTAATAAATGGAATACTATTAAATATGTATTTACCAATGTAAATCCAGAAGAGCATGTATTCCATACGTTAGATAGACGTAATAGACCATCTATGGTATATCCTAAGTATGAATTTACAGATGCTATTAAAACTTTATTTAATGGTTCTGTAGATGAGAAAGGTATATTCATAGTTACTAGAAATGTATTCGGTAGACCTAATCTTACTAACACTGGTTTAGATAATGATGGTAAGCCTATGGAAGATCTTGAGAAGCTATTTAACGAAGCTGTTGCTATAGCTAATGGTAATACTCCTATGGAGTGCTATAAACCATTAATAAATAATAATGGTGTTATACCTAATGTACATAGCTACCTATCTGGTTATGATACTAATATAGATAGTTATGCAGATGCTTATATTAGATTCATAGAGAAATATAAGCTAGGTATGAACTTTGGTACTTGTAACCTATTTAACTCTGGTATAGATAGTAGTATACTTAATAAGAAACTACAATATAGTCCTGATAAGGCTAATATTAAACTTTGGAAAGAGTTAGTATATAGCCATAGTAAGAAAGATGATATGTTACTTAATATTACTACTGGAGATAAGATACTAACTAGAGAAGATTATAATAATCTACTTATGTCTTATACTGGTAATGTAAGTAACTTTGTTATTAAGAAGAACCCTACTGAAGAAGAGTTAAGACTTAGTAGCTTTAAGTTATCAGAAGGTAATATAGAACTAAGTTTAGGTAACCAAGGTATCATAAGTAAGTTTATAGCTGGTAAGAACTATGAATATAGTAACTATCTATTAGCTAGTTGTTTAGATCCTAATCTGATGGTATCTACATGGACTAGAGATAACTACGAGAAACACTTCTGCAATGGCTATAGATATAACCTAGAAGAGAATAGAGCTAGAACTGCTACTCAGTTACTAAGAGCTAATGGTATACAAGCTGAAGATATAGTATTTATACCACTTAGTAAGCTAGAAGAGAAAAATAGCTACTATGACCAAGAGACTGATACCTTTATAGTACTAAACGATAAGATGCCTAGTGTTAATGCTAGCCATCCTTATAATGTTGTTAATAGAAATAGAATAGACCTTGATACTGGAGCTAGTAGTAGTACTGGCTTCAGTATCCTAATAGAGACTACAGAGTCTGAATACTTAGGTAGAACATATTATACTAAAGTATTCGGTAATGTACATCCTATACCAGTATGTAAGAGTAAAACTGGTAGGTCTGCTATAGTAGTAGCTATTAAAGGTAGTACTGATAATAGTTTCGAAGAAGTAGTATATCCATTAACCGATAGTAAACTAGAAGAGTTAAGTATCTATAGTAAACCTATAGAAGCTATAAGTAATGGTCTAGATGATAAGACTATAGCTATTAAGAAATTTGATACAGATTATCATAGAGCAGATACTGAATATGAGAAATCTAAGAATGATCTTAAGAAGTGCTATATAGACTGTCTTAAGTTAACACTAGACCAACAGAAAGCTATACAGGATTGTATAGCAAGTTCTATTAAGCAAGTTTATAGTATAGAGCTAGAGAAGATTAAACACGTTAATGATAAAGCTAAAGCGCTTAGAGAGAGTAACTCTCTAGGTGCTGATTTGCTTAAATCACTAGCATCTGGACTATCTAGTTTAGTTTCACTATGGAATCTTGCTAAAGGATTTTAAAATTTAAAAAATCCTATATTAAATAGAAAGTTAAATTAACGTAAAAGGAATAAAATGGATAGTTTACTTGCAAAAGCACTTGATGAACATACACCACAGATGAACCATAGGTTCGTCCGTGGCATAGTTAAAGATGTATTTAAAGCAATACCTAAATATCTAGACAGAATGATCAGAATCAGTATGGCTAAAGTAGATCCTAGCATAGACTTTAAATATGTTGGTTATAAGATATGTACTCCAGAAGAAGAGCTTATGGAAGATACTTTACCTAAAGCAGGTAATAGATCTGCAGATATAGCTAAGAATAATGTAAGGCTAGTAGAGTTTCAATTTGAATATAACGGAATGAAACTATCTAAATATATATACCTACCATATGCAGAAGCTGGTAATATATTTACTATAAGTGGTACTAAGTACGTAGTCATGCCAGTAGTAACTGATCTAGTTATATCTGTTAAACCAGATAAGATATTCGTAAGGCTACATAGAGATAAGATCAATGTTACTTCTGAGCAACGTAGAGTTATACTAAATGGAGCTAGTGAACCTGAGTTACTTAGGATACTGTATGCAGCTATATTTAACGCTGGTGCTAAAGATAAGATGCGTAAAGATGCTAAGACTCCATTAGGTCTATATTTACTATGTAGATATGGACTTAGAAAGACTCTATCTAAGTATACAGATATTACACCAGATGATCTATTTGTAAGATATGATCCTAATAATGAATATACACCTGATAAATATCCAGAGTACAATATATTTAGTACTGTAGGTGAAAAACCTAGACTCTATGATAAGGGTGTAGCTTATAGACAACACTGTATGAAAGTTCTTATTAGGAAAGAGATAGATCGTGATAGTCTTATAAGTAATATTATAGGTGGTATCATAACTAGCTTTGATCTTATAAATGGCTATATAGAACAAGATATGGCTAAAGCTATAGATGCTGAAGAGAGAGCTTGGAAGAATCTAATAGCTTATGGTAAACCTAAGTCTAAATCTGATCAAGAGTATAATAACTTAGCGTTTCTCTATAAGAAAGCTAAAGAAGCTGAGAAGAAAGTATGGGGAGACATATTAGGTCGTACTATGTATCAAACTGGTATAACAGTAGATAAGATAAGATCTGATGTTAGAGAGCATATTACAGCTGTAAATAGCTACGTAGATGAGATAATAGAAGAGAAGTTAGTTAATATAGGATTAGATATACATAACTTCTGGGACATGTTAGTGCATATTATAAGAATCTACTATACTAGTGTTAATAATGCTAAAGAGTATAATAGAAATCTTAACCATATACACTTAGATCTTAACTACTATATATGTTATGCTATCATTATAGGATTCAATAAGGCTGTTAAGCAACTTAACCAACGTAATGAGAAATCTAGTAATGGTACACCATCTAGAGAAGAAGTTAAGAAGGTTCTTAATATAAATATATCCGAGAAGATAATCTATAGTCTTACTAAATCAGTAACTCCTAACCTAGCATTAGCACAAGCTGATATTAGTAATGATAGCTTCTATTATAAAGCTACTTCACAACTAGAGAATCAAAATAGAGGTGAAGGTGTATATAGAGGTGGTAAATCTCCATTCCCGGATAATATTAGAACACTTACAGCTCCTATGTTCTGTTTTGGTAGTCTTTTATACCTAATCAAAGCAGCACCATCTCCAAGCCTACGCGCTAATCCTTGGGGCCAATGGGATGAAGCTACTGGACATATTATCATACCAGATCATCTTAAAGCTTCTATAGAGAAACTGGATCATGCTCTACGTGGTGTAACAGATGCTGATAATGTACCAGAAGAGCTTAAAGCTCTTAATGATGATATGCTAGAAGATTTAAATAATGAAGAAAGAGAGGACGATGATGTTGAATCAACAACAGATGATGCTGCTGAATCAGAAGCTGAGTAGTATCATAGCTAGTACGAATAATATAGAATACAATTTAAATAACATGCTAAGGCAGGGAGATAGATCTCCTGCCTTAGCAGATCTATCTATTAAGCTAATAGTAAACTTAGTTATATATAACTATATAGATCTGTTTATGAAAAATGGTATTAGAGCTTCAGCAGCTAGTATACTTAATACATTAGCATCTAGTAAGTATAATACAGCATTAGGTATTGCATATAGTAATAATGTAAATATATATCTAGATGGAGCTATACAACAAGCTGACAATATGATAAAAGAGATATTAGGAGGAAATAACAATATGATGTATACAAATATGGGTAATAATGTATATGGTGCTGTACAACCTATGGTAGTACAGCAACCTATGTTACAACAACCTATGATGGCTTATGGTAATAATAACTATAACTATAATACTACTGCTATGAATGCTGATGCTGGAGTATCTAAGTATAGTAACTCTAATACTATACAAGCTAATACTAATCCAGTACCAGTACAACAAGTACAGAATATACAGACTGTACAGGTACAACCAGAACCAGTAAGACAAGTTAAGAAAGCTATACCTTATTTAGCAGCTAAAGGTGTTACTTATAACTCTGAAGTAAGTAACCCAACTGGTAGAGAAGAAGATACATATCCTATCTTACCAGCTACAGATTCTACTAGAGAGTATAATACTGTATTACCTAATATAGTACGCTCTATATTAACTAGTAGCAATGAATCTGATACTATACAACGTAATGTACTAACTAGAGTAGCTTATACTGTTAAGAATCTATATACAGTACCTACTTCTAAAGTAGATAGTAAAATAGATCTGCAACATATCTATAGTAACTTAACAGATCTAGCTAGGTTATATCTATCTCTTAACCCTAAGACAGCACAAGGTGATATAGATACTATACTACTAGACTATAAAGATATATTAGCAGCTGTAGACAAGTGTATAGATGTTATAGCAGATAGAGTACTTATAGATAATGCTCTTAAAGAGCTCTATAATCAAGCTGCTGAGGTTGCTAATAATACTAAAGTAGTTAATAATGATAAACTAGGTGTAACAGCTTATGGTTATGAATATAAAACAGATGGTATCCTATTATATTCTCCAGAAGTTATGGATACAGAGTTCTATCTATCTAATGCTATAGGTAAACTACATCGTTATAGTTACTCTTCTTTATTTAATAGTTTAGATAGTTTACTACCAGAGAAAGGTAATTATACTAGATTAACTATATTCAATACAGATACTATGGTAACTATAATCATTATGCGTAGTACAGTTGATACATTCCATTATAAGGTAGTATCTAAACCAGTTGATATTAACATTTAAGACGTAAGGAGATATAAAATATGACTATTAGAGATTTTAAAGCTAGTGACTACACTAGCTCTTCACTCTTAAGAAGCAATGAAGTTGAGTCTTTCTATTACTTAAATAGATTAACTCTAGATCAATACCAAGCTTACTCTCTATTAGATACAGTAACTGGTTATGTCTGCTATGATGGACTTAACTATACTGCTGACATGATAGAACAAGAGCTAACTGATTTTAATCTAGTACTAGATGCTGTTAAATCTAAATTAAGCTCTGTTACTACTATGGGAGAACTATTAGAGGTTCTTAATGTATTGCACTCTACTACTAATAGAACACAGTCTAAGTTTATAGAAGCTATCTATCTTAAACTTACTACACTATTTACTACTATAGTACGTTATGTAGGTAATACAGATCTAAATATAGATGCTATAGACGAAGATTACCACGATGCTGTTAAAGTACTTAACCAGCATGGTACATATAGTCTAGTAGAACAAGAACTTAATAACTTAGCTACTTCTATAGCTAATGCATTAGTATCTAATAGCTCTATATTTATTAAACGCTATGAAACTACTGGTATCTCTTTCGAGTTATCTTATGTTACTCCTATAGTATTCTATCAAGGAGCATGGACAGTTAACTTTAGAACACCAGGTTTATTTCAAATCCATATAGGTAGCTTTGAGTTTACTAAACTATCTAATATAGTTAATACTACAGGACTATCTATATTTAAGCTCTATAATAAGAACCCTAATAGAGATAATGGTACAGTTACAGTTTACTTTAATAAACAACTTAATCTATTTACATTATTAGTATAAGTTAGTATTTAAAGTTATTTTAATATACTCTATACCGCCATATAGAGTACATATACATATATTACAATAAGGAGAATATTATGTTTAATTTCATATTTAAAACAGTTGCTGCAGCTGCTATATTTGCAGTAGGATATAAAGTAGGTAAAGATGGTATAGGTAAAACTATAACAGCAGTAGAGGATATGGTTAATGATGCATCAGATCGTGTATCAGCCGCATGGGACGAACTACTAGCTGCTGATGAAGCATCTAGAGCTCAAGCAGAAGCTACTCTAGATGAATATACTAAAGATACTGAAGATACTAACTTAAAAGGTCTATAGTATGCTTATACATATGTTAACAGTTGGTACTACGCCAACATCTGTAGGTATATCTACGTTAACTAATAATCCATTAGATCTAGCAGAGTATCATGGAGATGAAGATGGTGGTTATATACTACCATATGATCAATCTTATCTATATAAACGTAGAGAAGATTTAGGCTTAGAGTTTGATACTATAGATATACTATCTGATATACCTTACTTTAACTCTATAAAAGATAAGTATATAGATACTGAAAGTATATTTACTCTAGGAGAGTATCTATCTGATATAAGCTATAAGACTACACAAGATCTTAGTTATGCTACTGTAGATTTAAACTATGTAGATCCTATAGCATCTGGTTTAGTTTGTTATCTATTAGATAAACCTAGCACTAGTTACTTTATACTTAATGGTTACTATAAAGAATCTGATACTAGTATATTACATAATAGTATAGAACTTACTGTAGAGTATAATCCTGATATTAAGACTATAACTTGTACTATATCTATACCACCTCTAGATGAAGCTACCATTCTAGATGAAGATACTTTTCTAGATGATGCTACTGTAAGTAGTACTAAGTACTATAGAGAAGCTGATATAAAAGCTCTTATAGCTAATCCTAATAGATTAACTATAGTAAGAAATGATATAACTACTTTGTTAAAAGAGCTAAATAGTTCTTATAGCTTTACTAGATAACATTACGCTACTATACATACCTTATGGTATGTATAGTAGCTATAGTTTTATTATAAAGTTATTTTTATCTATTCGGTAGATAGATACCTATCGGTATCTAATCTATCTAATCGGTATATAGATACTTCGTATCTATTCTTTCTAATAGGTAGATAGATACTACGTATCTAATCTATTTAATGTTATATCTATATACTATACATATATCGTTACACTCTATGATAGTATATAGATATATACTTATTGGTATATTAGGTATATATCTATTTTATTTCTATTGTATATATAGTGAACTTACTTTAGTAGTTCTGTATATCTTTACTACTATTGTAACTTTAGTTGTCTGCTTACTTAATAGGTGCTAGTAACTCATTTCATATAGGTATATTCTTAAACACTACACACTGCTATGACCTAGACGAGATTCTAGGGGGTAGGAGTAGGAGTGAGGGAGGGGATACGGACTATAGACGAAACGAGGCACGAGGTGAGGATATGGACGTATACCGACCGAAGAAGACCAACTAGAGGAGAAGAGACGCGAAGCGGATCTTGGGGCTATACCTATATGAAATAGATTACCTAGATAAAAAGAGTTAGGGACGCGAAGCGTCCCATTATTATTATTATTATTATCAGTCATTTGTCCATAAAAAAAATAATAATACTAAATTACTTCATAAAGTAACAGTATACTAGTACTAGAATGAAATCTAGTACTAGTATATTTACTATTTTTAGTATATTTAATAAGAGCATAGAAAGGAGTAACCATGAATAGAAAAGAGTTTACTAATCTATTACAAGATAGAACTACTACTTCATTTGGTATATCTATAGGTACTGGTTTACTATTAGAATCACTATTTGATCCTACTACAGATAGATACGATAGTGAAAGACCTATACCACCTAGAGTAGATCTTAATAAGTATAACTATTATCTTATTAATGGATATACTCTTATACGTAATATCATTAGTTCTTTACAAGATAGAACTGCTATAGCTAGTACTGATCCTAAACTAGTAGCAGAACTTATATCTAATGTACTTAAACAAGAGATCTATATACTTAAAGGTTTATTAGCTACTACTAACCTTAAAGATAACTACTTTAAGTTAATAGTACCAGAATATGATTACCTTATTAAAAACTTTAATAAAGGTAAAGACATTAATATTAAGTATATACAAAATACTATAACTGCTATTAAGCTATTTAAACCTTATTTAGAAACTATAGACTATACAGAAGTAGTTAAGACTAAAGGTTATAGATTAGATAAGACTATAACCTATAATAGTCTTATTACCACACACTTACCTATAGATCTATTACAGAGTAACTATATGACTCTATTAGAGTCACATACAGGTGTACTTAAAGATAACCACTTATGGTATACTAAATATCATGCACTAGGCAGTTTAGATCTTAGTATACTACCTATGAACGATATAGTATACTATATAATGGGAGATGATCATATGGTTAGAGGTGTAGATACTAAGTATAAGAGAGAGTTGTATAATATAGCTCTAGAGAAGAAATGGAGCTATAGGACTACTAGAGATAAGATACTTATGAATCTTAGTAAATCAGAAGGTTTACAGCATATACTAAGCCTTAGCGGATTTAAAGCTTATTAGAATTCATTTAGAGAGCTCTAGGAGAGAGATCTAAGTAGTGTTGGTATAATCTATCCTATTAGAGATAGATCGTTGCTTAGAGAGGCTCTAAATGCTCTCTATAAGCCTATATTGTAAATAATGTTATATTAAGGAGTTGTGTTATGAAAAGTTTACGTAATATAATAGCTAATTATGCAGATATGAACGAGAATAGCTATGATGAACATGAGTTAACAGTAAAAGATATAGTAACTACCGTAACTGTTACTTTTGTAGCATATGCGTTAGTTACTATTATGATGTTTAAAGATACTGTAATATGGTAGAAAGGTATATAAGTAATGAAAGAGAATAAGAAGAGAATAACTCTATTAGAGTTATCAGGTTGGTTAATAGTAGGTGGTTTATTAGCTCTAGTAGGATTAGGTACTAGAGTTACTAAAATCTAATATAAAGTATATGGAGGTAAATGAATATGGTTAAGATGTTAGATAAAACAGTAGATACACTAGCTATACTATTTGCTATGGTAGGCTGTTTAGCACTAATGGTAGTAGGCTGTGAACTATTAATAAGTTATAACTAATAGTATGCTATAGGAGTAGCTCTATATAGAGACTACTTCTATAGCCTATAGTATATTTATATTTTTAGATATAAGGAGGTATATAGATATGAACTTTGAACAAGTAATATTTATAGATAAGATACAAGATGATATAGTATATAAGTTTATAGGTAGTAGTAATAGTTATTTTATAACTAAGATAACAGAGCCTATACTTAACTCTATAGTAGATAATAGAGATAGTGAATATGAACTAATAGGTAATAGTTTAGATATACAAGATACTATATTAAAGGTAACTACTAGTAATAGTAAGCTTATCAAGATAGCTAACTTAGATAGTAGTAAAGAGCTATGCTACGTAGATACTAAAGATGGATTAGTAGGTGTAGTAAGTATAGAAGAGTACAATGATTACATTAAGGCTAATAAGTATGAAAAGGTAGCTGGTATATTAGTACTAAACCATAACAACTTAAGTAACTACTTTAAGAAACTAGGTAACATATATAGCATAGAGTTACCTAATGTAGGAACTAGTAGTAGTCTATCAGATGCTATGTTTCCTTATAAGATAGTAGCTGAATGATATAAACAAAATAAGAGTAGTAGTACTGTGTAAACAGTACTACTACTCTATAGTAACCTTTTTTATTTTATAAGTCCATCTAGCTGCTCTAACGTAGGAAAATTACACATTTTAGACATGTACTGTACAGAGTTAGTTTTATTTATAAGGAGGTTGATGTTCTCTAGTTTGACTTCTGTTTCAAAGTCTAAACCTTCTACATCTAAGAGTTCTCTTATAGTACAGTCTCGCGATACGTTACATGAGAGCGAAGAACTGGGATACGCACTAATTGACGAAGGCAATACCCATTCTTTCGAATTGGGATAGGCTATATCTTATTCTACACACATGTAGAATCCTTCCATTTCCCTCTTACGAGGTAGGCCAGCACGTTCTAGTGCTGGTCTTACTAGTCGTTGAACGTTCCTATAGTATAACTATAGGCTTCGCTGCTGATTGTCCATTGTTGCATGCTTAAGATTGTCACTACTAAGAGTACTTAAGCCTTTAGGAGTTTCCAGCAATTAGAAAGGTATTTTACTACTAATCACTTAGTAGGCAGACTCAATCACGCTTTATTTTCCATATACTTCCATTATAGTTTAAAGTTACGCCAGCATTACATTTTCTTATAAGATGCGCTGGAGATATACCAGCGGCTTCTGAAGCCTCTTTTATAGATTCGAACCTAACTACATCTTCAGTATCTGTGTTTATAAATATTATACCACATCTACCATAATCAGTGTTCTTATCTTTAATTTCAGTAGGCCACTCTGTATCATCTTTTACTCTAAATAAATAGCCGTTCAAAGGTACATTGTCCCAGCCATTCTTTAGATATTTATATACAGTAGCCTCTGCTACAGGTACAGCTCTTATAATCTGTTTAATACGGTCAAACTCTAATAGCTCTTTAGTCTCTATATTATAAACTTGAAATGTTTTATCCTTTACAAAGATAGGTATTATATAGTCTGTCTCTACGCCCAGTTTAGCTGCATCTTCTTTAACATCCTTAAAGTTACAAGACCATCTAACGCCATTAACAGAGCGTATAACTTCTTTTACATTACTTACGTAATCTATATCGCCATTTGGGTATTTTATATAGATATTAGGTGTTACGCCATTAAGTAATTTCTTATAATACCAATCGCTTTCATCGTTATATCTTTTTAACTCAAACCTTCCATATTTTCCTACAAATATTCTACCATTATCAAATAGAGTAAGTTTAGGTCTTATTCTAGATCTACCAATATACTTAGAGCATTCCATTAAGCTAACGTGCGGAGTTATTTCGCCTGTATCTACGTTACGTAATAAGAAGGCATAATCTAAAGCGCCATGTAGCTCTTTAGTACTATTAACAGCATAATCTACCCAACGTAAATTAGAAACTCTATTATCTAGTTTATCAGAGTTAATATGGTCTACACATAGACTTCGATCGGACTCTGGATATTCTAACCAAGCTCTAGCTACTAATCTATGTATAGGTATTTGCTTATTTAAAAATACATATTTATGCTTTTTAAGATTATATAGTCTAAAGGTAATATTAGCTCTATAATAGCTAGCCATTTTACCTAGCTGTTGCTGTAGATAGCTATTTGTTTTAAAAGAGTAAACAGTGCCATCATCTGCTATGCCATAACCTAAAAACGGCAATAAGATACGAAATACCTTATTATCGTGTTTTACTTCTAATGGCTCGTCATAGACAGGTGTATACTCGTATACTCCTGTAGCATACTTGTTTACATTAGTCTTTTTGAAGTTTAGCTTGCTTAAGTCTATATTAAGCTCTTCTGGAAAATCTAGATCATAAACTGTATACCAATAGTACCAGTTAAGGTCTTTAGTTAAGGTTTGGCTGTTTATAACAACGACTAAAGGTAGACTATTATCCATTGGATAATAACGACCGTCTTCAAATCTATAAATGCACCTATACTTCAAATCTATATAATAGTTTTCAGTATTAGGGATTTTAATATATGGATCCACTTATCCCCTCCTTATAAATGTGAAATATTGTAAATGGATTTCAATATAAGGATTACGGATAAATATTTTAGTTAATCTGCATCAAAAACGTATTCTTTAATCATCTGGTCATGATCATTTTCGTAAAAATCTCCGATATGATTTATATTAGACGGATAGATCTGATCTATATCTAGCATAACGATCCAATTGCTAAGTGCTTGTACTGCGGACTCATCATCTTCATCATCATCTTTAGTTATAGCAGGTCTACACGACATAACCTGACCATGTTCTAGATTAAAGAAAAACATATTCGTAATGATCTTCTTAGGACCACTATTAAATATACTATAATCTGCTATACCAGATAGTGCTCTTATCTTAATCTTTAGATCCTGTATTTCATTATCTAATGTTATCATAGCTAATGTGTCCCATTGGTTATATATAACATATTCAAACGGTTTATTAGCTACCATATACTGGTGCCACTCTAAGTTAGTTAAGTTCTTAGTATTAGGATCGTCAAAATGTAGTTTCTTAAACTTACTACCTAAGTTAGTCTCTATGATAGCATTTAAAGAATAGCCACCTGGGTTAAGAGCTTGACCTGATCTTACAAAGTTATAAGCTGACATAGCGTCTATAAGAAAGAATGTAGCTGGTACTTCTACTGTATGCCATTGCTCCTGTGGAGCCATAGGTTTAACCTTACCAGATGCAGTTACTTTCTGTGTTGTACCAGATTTCCATTTGAAATACTTATAGTTATCAGGTAGTCTAGGATCTGAAAAGATTTCAGCTGGATCTACATTATACTGTTTAAGTCTATCTACTATATAAGGTATATCGAAACTGATGTTCCATATAGCTAAGAAGTCTGGTTGCCACTCGTGTACTTTATTAATAGCATCTCTTATTACATCAAGCTCTGTTTTACATATCTTATATTCTAACTTAATAGTCTTAGCTACTTCTCTATCTGGAAAGTTCTTTCTAGCCATATCTTCTAATATCTTAGTTACATCTACCTGATGTGGTAGAAACGATTCTAATATAGTAGTAAATATTCTATCTTCCATACAGACTGATATAAGTATAATTTCATCTGTAAGGGTATTAGTCTCAATATCTAATGCACATACTATATTAGGAGAACTGTAATTAGGATACTTCTTAGTATACTTATACATTATCTCATCTGCAGCTCTTATATCAGTACCATATAGATATGGATCATTAGCTATATCTCTCATAGCCTTACAACCTACATACTTAGAACCTAACTTAGAAGCTGCTACTCTAGGTAACTCTGATTGAGTACAAGTATACCTATTTAGCTTACTTATATCTTCAGTCTCTTTCTTCTGTTTATGATTTTTATTAAACTCTTTAGTAACCCAAAATGAACGCTTATAGTTAGGCATAGGTCTTAAGTTACGTACTGAAGAACCATCTTCAAACGTTACTACCTCTTTTACATAGTGCATGTCTTTTCTATCTATACGATCATCTTCAGGAACATAAGATACAAACTTACATTCTCTACCTACTATAGCACCTCTATCAGTAGGTAGTTTATTAAGCTCTTTAGTTACTTCATATTCCACTTATTACTCCTTTCTATACTTATCTAGTAATAGCTAGCTCTATTTATAAAAATTCTTGATTTTCTAGCTAGGAAATACATTATAAACATAAGGAGAATTATGTCACAATACGAAATTCTACAAGATGGTGCTAAACTAGACGAGGCTATAAAAGCCGAGAATGTAGTATTACCACTATCTAAGTTAGTAGGGTTAAGATTTAACGAAGATGGTAGTTTATTACTAGAGCAACCAGTATTAGATAATAAACTATCTAATATTATATTCGTTAAAGAGCAATACCCTAAAGACTATAACGAGAAGACATTACTATATAACATAATATTAAAACCTATAACTGTAGATAAAGAAGTTATAAGCTTTAAAGTTAAGATAGTAGAGTCGAGGGAATACGGAGAAGTTATTACTTCTACTATAGTAGATACTGAAGTATACTATAAGTCTAATAAAGATGAGTTCTATATAGACTTTACTGGTTTAGTATGCTATAGAGTTAATAACGACGATGTAGAGAATGAAGCTGAAGTACTAGACGATGTACAAGAGCTTTATAGAGAGCCAAGAGTAGTTGCTTACCATAGTAAGTCTGAAAAGAATATACCTGGTTGGGAAACTGTATTAGCGCACTTCGGTATAGAGGAAGAACAATCTGTTCCAGTAGTACCTGGTAAACTAGAAGAAGAACCAATCAAAGAGCTAGTAAGTGATCCTGAGAAAGCACAACCAGTACAACCAGAAACTAAAGTAACAGTAGAGGATAAAGCAGAAGCTAAAGAAGAACCTAAGAAGAAATCTAAGTTACTACCTATAGCTTGTATAGCTCTATTTATTATTATAGTAGCTGGTATAGTAGTATATGAATATTATAATTAAAAAGATATAGAGTAAGAGTACATATGTACTCTTACTCTATTTAATATTATCTAGAATGCATATTTCTTTACATTACCTATACGTTTAATCCTAGCTTCATCAGTAACTTTATTTAATAGATCTTGTAAGTTGAAAGCTACTATAGACTCTTCATCTAGAGTATCGTATAGGGATTTAGCTTTAGTAGCTAATTGTTGTTTTATATATGGATCTTCACATTTCTTCATACGGTCTAAGTATACTTCTAATGCATCTTTAATACGTTGTTGTTTAATACGCTTATATTCTTCTACTGGACCACCATTTTCATCGCTTATAGCTATCTTAACAGATGACAATACTTTAGACGTATCTATACCATAAGATTCTAGGTTTTTACCTTGTGTTAATAGGTAATATGGCAAGAGATGAGATATTACTAAATCGTCATGTCCGCCATTAGGATGGTCTATACGACCATTCTTTATAACTAGAGATTCTAGCTCTGTTATGAGTTCATTATCTCTTACTAAGTGTGCTGTATACTTAATAGAACTATTAAACACAGTACCATATAGGTTATCTCTAGAGTTCTTACCTACGCCAGCTGTCCTATAGCCAAACTCTCTTCTATACTTATTATAAATATCAGATAGACCAAATCCTCTACTTATATTATCCCATAGTTTAGCATACTCTTTATTAGTATCTCTTTCGTCTGCTATATAGTTAAATATCCTAGTAAAAGGATTATATCCTTTACTAATAAATATCTGTGCTACAGTATCTATTATAGCTACTCCAGTAGATTTAGCTTCTGGTATGAATGTCATATTAGGATACTTTATAAGTAAGTTAGCTATAAAGTTAGATAACGTAAGTACGTTAGTTTCGTTTATAATAGCAGTACATAATACTTCTCCAGTAGATACATCTCTACCACATAGTGCAGTATAGTCATTACCTATCATTTCAGAACTATCCATACCTAGCACTACTTGTCTACCTGGTAGACCATTTAGTACTTCATCTTCTTCTACATACCAGTTCATAACATAGCCTTCTGTAGAAATGTCTACATACTTCTTAGACATAAGAGAATCTCTTAGTCTTATTAGATTCTCTTTAGAAATAGGAGAAGCTGCTGAACCTTGTGACCATTTATTAAGAAAGTCGGCTTCAGCTCTATCTCCAGTAGCATTTGCTTCTAATATTCTTTCTTTTAACCATTCATCTGTTTTACCTAGTTGTCTATGGTTATACTCTATAAGTACTGATAAGTTACCACGTCTAGTATTTTTACGTATAGTATCGTTAAGTTCATCTTGATTAGGTAAATCTAAGAACTTTTCAGTCCACCTAGCACAACCATCGTAGATCCACTTAGCATAGGCACCTTCTTCGGTATTAATATAACCTGGTGTTGTTGTATAGGTATTATAATAGTGCGAACCAGAGTTCTTAGCGTTCTCTCTAGCAGCACCAGTAGCAGCTAGAGCTGTCTCTAGAGATTCTTTTACGTGTGGTATAAAAGCTAACTCATCTACTTGTAATATAGCAACTGTAAGACCACGACCCACCTTCATAGCTCCTGCTAGTGTATTCTGTCCAACTACAGTATCTAATCTATTCTTAAGAGAGTTTATAGTAATATTCTCTGTGTTATTACTATCTGATTTATCTCTAGTATTTATATACCATGGTAGTAGATCGAATATAGATTTAAGTCTCTCTATATTCGATACACGTAGTCCATTATCTTTAGTAAAGAGTACCATCTTAATGTTAGTGCCACCTGCTATAAGCATATAGGTATTACAACTATCAGCAACAACTGATTTACCAGTTTGTCTAGGCATAATAATCATAGTAGTCAAGTGGTTAAAACAGCACCATAAGTAAGCTATATTAGCTCTATTAGCTATAAAAGATATACCTGCTAATGTACCAGAAGTTGGTATTCTTATAATCTCTCTAAAGAAATACCATGGGTTTTCAGATACTTCAGTAACTATAGCATAACGTTGGTCTGTAGTAAGGTTAGGATCGAATGGATCTACACCTTGTAAATCTGGATTATGTAGTGCCAATAGAAAAGCATGATTCTCTACTCCCATAGCTTTATAGATCTGAGCTACACGTATAAAACTTTTATTAGTAGTTTTAGTATCCACTATGGCTTTGGGATACTTATTCCAATCTGATAATCTTAATATCATAGTTATATTCCTTATATTTAATCATCAGTTCAACTTAGAGTCTGTTTTATTATAGAATAGCTCTATAGACTGATTTAAAATTTAATTTAAAAGGATTTACGTATGTTGGTAAAAGAAGACTTAGAGAGAGTAAATAAGTTTACTAAAAGGTTTAAAGGTTGGAATAAGATAATCTATATATGCTATCCCGGACTTATAACAGAAGATCTTAAGAACACTATAAGAGCTTCTTATAATAAAGAAGATCTTACTATAGATGCTTTTACACCTAGAGACTTTCCAGAACTCTATATAAGAGATAAAGAAGATAATGAATATATTATACGTGGTTATCAACAACAGTACTATAAAGCCATAGATCTTAACTTATTAGTATCTAATGCTGAAGTAATACTAGTAGAGTGGATACCTGGTTTACAAGAGCATATTTATAGTAATAACTATAAAGGTACTAAGATAATACAGGTTATGCCTAAACCTAAAGCAGGTGCTTTCTATATGCATTACTTATTAGAGCATAAAGCATATGATGCTATTAATATGGTAGCTGAGAATTATGATAAGTGGCATAAGTCTATGCGAGATGAAATTGATATTAGAGATAAAGTTCATAACGAAGAGTATGAACGACTCTATGTAGATTTAAATAGAAGTACTACAGAATGAAAAAAGATATAAACTATTTAGTATTAACAGATATACACTTAGGACATCCTAGAAACCATACTGACAATATTATATTTAACTTAGAGAGATTCTTTATAACCTATCATAAAGAACTAGTAAAACTAGATATACTATTTATAGCAGGTGATATATTCGATAGACTACTATCTAGTAGATCTATAGAGTATAGACACATTATGACATGGTTATCTAATACACTACTATGGTGTAGAGATAATAGTATTAAACTAAGGATACTATATGGTACTCCTAGCCATGATAATGATCAGGTAGCTAGCTTTACAGATGTAGCTAGTAAACTAGCTCCAGATGCTGACTATAAATATATAAATACTCTTTATATAGAACATATGGTAGATTTAGATATAAACATACTATATGTACCAGATGAGTTTAGGCATAAAGCTTCTGATACTTACTTAGAAGTATGTAAACTACTTAAAGAGAATAAACTAGCAGAAGTAGATATAGCTATTATGCATGGTTGTTTTAGTTACCAGATGCCTATACTTAAAGATATGGATTTTGTACATAAAGAATCAGATTACTTAGATATAGTAAAGCACTATATAGCTATAGGCCATATACATACATCATCTGTATATGAACGTATAGTAGCTCCAGGTAGTTTCGATAGGCTAGCACATGGTGAAGAAGAGAAGAAAGGTGCTATATTATTCCATTTAGGTAAAGATGGTAATGATAACTTTAAATTCTTAGAGAATAGTAAAGCATTACCATTTTTAACATATAGCTATAGTAATGAAACTGAAACAGAGATACTTAAAGATCTTAAGAAGAAAGTAGCTAGGTTACCTAATGGTTCTAATATAAGAGTAGAGTTAAGAAATGATACCGAGTTACTTAAGAATCTAAAGTCTATAGTAGATATATATCCTAACTTAGTATTTAAGTTTAAAACTAATACTGAAGTTATTAAGAAGATAGATATACTAGAGACTGTAGAGAATAAAGCTTTTGCTATAACTAAAGATAATATAGTAAAGCTTATGGAAGATGAGTTAGAGTTAAATAAAGAAGAAAAAGAAATTTTTAATAAGGAGTTAGAAGATGCAATTTCAAGTCTTTAACATGAACGTCTATAAGTTGATAGCTATTATGGTATTCGTAATAGCATCCATTTTAACAATGATCAGTATAGTAGTATGCTGGGATGGTATAAACTCTACTATTAGTTTCGATAGAGCTGTTTCAGCATTGATTAAATGCTCGTTATTTATAGGTGGGATATGGGTAATAGCACTAAGTATAGTATGTGTAGCAGGCTACTATGATAACATATGTAAGCTAAATAAGGCTACTAAAGAGCTAGAGAATGAAATGGCAGAGATAAAGAAACTTATGGCTAGTCGTTATGGTATAAAAGATTATAATAAATATATAGAAGGTGTATTAAATAGCGTTAGCAGAGATGATAAACCTACTGAAGCTACAGATACTGGTACTAAAGTAAATATAGGTACTAATAACAGTAAGTAGGTATCTAAGCTAGAATTTATCAATTAGATATTATTAATATAGAGAGTAGATAGAGGTTACCGCCTCTATCTACTCTCTTAGTTTATGCTAGTGCCAGCTAGCAGAAAGGAGGTACTCTATGAAATCTATAAATTTCAAAGAGGCACTATGTAGATCTATACACTATCTACATAATGTTTGTGGATTACCCTATGAAGATCCTTATCTAAGAAATCTTCTTAAGATTAATTACACAGACAATCTCTTAATGAGCAGTAGCAACTTCGAAGAACTATTTGCTCGAAGAGAACAGTCTATGAGCTTTATAGAAGAACTCTTTAATAGTTTATTCAAACCTAAAGAATTCACTATAGTTACTCAGACTTAATAAATAACACTTTGACACCTAAGTTATACTAGGTGTCAAAGTGAAAAAAAAAACAGTTATATATTATATATATAGAAGTAAGAGTAGGAATGTCTTCCTACTCTTACTCTTATTTATTTAAAAGGAGCCATTATAAAATAACACAATGTTATATTAATGGTCAAATAACGGAAATGTAGTCAGAGTTGCAGTAAGCTTTATAAAGCTTACTGCTTATATATAAATGCTAAAATAAATAACGTAAGGAGCATAAAATGCAAAGTACAGAGTTTTTCTTAAATGGTTACAGAGTTAATGGTGGAGACATAATGAGTTTTTCTATTACTAACTCAATGGCGCTAGAAGCCATTGAGTTATAAAAGAATTTAGACGAAAAGGATATGATTGCTAAAATAAACTGCAATGAATATTCTTATTGCGTACTAGTCGATAGTATTACAACAAGCCCTAAAGAAGATCTTAGCGAGATCGAAGAAGAGGAAGAGGTATTCGAGATATTGGTAGGTAATAAAGAAAGTTACTTACCAGGATGGGACAGTTTGATCGAAGCTAGAGTAAAAGAGCAAGAGAAAAGAGACGCTATACGTCGTGTATGGGATAGAATAAACCTAGAAACTGATGTAGTACCGTATTTAAGAGGTTATTTCCATACCGATGATATGACTACTATAAAAGGAAATAGGATATCAGGCAGGCCATTTATCAGATACAGATTAAACGTAGTAGGTGATTTTGTATTTACATATACAAATGCGTTTGTAGAGACTGAGTTTCTAGTGGATGCAAAGAAACACGACTTCAATAAGCTTTCTAGTATATTGGAAAGCTGGGCAGCAGTTGAAAACCTACAGTATAATCTAGAAGAAGCTAATAAACGTTTAGAGCGATGCGGCGTACGTTTGTATGGTTCATATGGCATACTAGACAATATGCTAAGGTTAAAAATTGAGGACACACAATATGGTATTGATTGCGGCTTCGAGAATAGGACTTATGTAAAATATGGTAATAAGGTAGACGCTTATATTTGCAATAGGCTTCTTAAGCTAAATGACCTAGAGGAGGTTATAACTAGTCTAGCTAAACGTCTAGACACTAAAGTACCTCCTCTAGTAGAGGTACTAAAATAACAACTATAGAGAGATCCTATATAGGATCTCTCTATAGTATACTTTTATTTTTTTTATATTAACTTATCTAGTTTTTGAAGTATTGCTTTATGTACAGTAACACCAGCATCTAGTAATCTTACTATAGCACCTATGTTAGTTACTATAGCAGCTGAGTCTTGTAGTAATGGACCCATCTCTTTAGCTCTTACTGTGCTTATAGTAAAGTCTTTAGATTGTACTCTATTATAAAGTTCTTTAGCTCTAGCTGCTAATGATTCTGCTTTATTAAACACTTGTTGTACATTCTCTAGCTCTTTAGCTACTATCATATCTTTAAAGCTATTATGTATAACTTCTACAGAGCTAAAGTTAGGTATTACATCTTTAAGCTCTCTATTATCCATAAGTGTTCTACCATCTATAACATCTGTAAGATATTTAGTAGTGCTATCTTTATAACTACTTAGTTTACCTAGTAGTTCTTTATTAGGTATTACAGAAGTAGCATACTCTTCATCTCCTAATAGTTTAGCTAAGAACGTATCTGCTTCTTCTAAGTATGGTAAACCATTATCGTATATACCAGATACATTTGATTTTAATCCAGTAACTAGTGTATATAGATCTGATTTAACACCTGGTATCCAAGGTACTATAATACTAGATACAGCATCATATTTATCTTGTTTACTACCTATAGATTTTACTAGCTTATCATAGCTTTGTAAATCTTTATATAGTTTACTAGACTCTTTAGAGATCTCTTTAGTATCATTTTTACTATTAAGACCAAACACACCTCTGATAGCATCTATTTTCTTCTTAAAGAAGTTAGAAGCGTCTACTAGAAAGCTACCAAAACCTTCTTGATTAGCTGTTAGTTGCTCTATAGCATATTTCATATCAGGGGTTAACTCTTTAGATATTTTATATGTTTTATAAATATTTTTCATCAGAGGTTCCTTATCTAATGTATGTTGAAAATCAGGTATCTAAGCTTTAGGTAGGATACTTTTTATAAAAACTTAATAAACATTGAATATAAAATTTTGATATGCTAAAGGAGTTTAATAAAATAATTATGGCTGGAATGTTTAATTTTGCTATGGATAATAGAGCTAAACCAAAAATATATATACCAGTAGGTTGTCTAATGGATATACCAACAGCTTCTATCATAACAGGAGCTAAAGGTGAGACACTCTATAATGGTGGATTAGGACAAGTAGTTGGTGTAGTAGGTGCTGGTAATAACTTTAAAAGTACTCTTATACACTATATGACTCTATCAGCTGCTAGTAAGATAGCAGAAGCTACTAAAACTTATATATTAACTTATGATACTGAAGTTAATATAAGCTTCGATAGACTAGAGCACTTTGCAGCTCAATTTCCTTCTCTAGGAGAAGGTACTATACAAGGTAATGACCCTATATGGACCATTATGGATAAATCTTCTCTACCTGCTAATGAATGGGGAGATAAACTATTCGAGTATATGGAAGAGAAACAAAAAGATAAGAAAGACTATGTTACTATAGAGTGTATATTGGATCCTTATACACATAAACCTATGTCTATACCTAGACCTACGTTTGTAGAGATAGATAGTTTTACAGAGTTTGAAGCAGCTTCAGTTGCTGAGATGCTATCTGGGGATTTAGATTCTAAAGATACTAATACATACGCTATGAAACAAGGTAACTTTAAAACTAAGTTCTTAAGTCAGTTACCAGGTAGATGCCCTGCATCTAGTACCTATATTACATTAACAGCTCATACTGGAGACAAGGTTAATATGGGCATGCAACCTTGGGAAGAACCTTCTAAGAAATTACAATTCCTTAAGACAGGTGATAGTATTAAATCAGTAGGCAGTAAGTTTAGTTTTCTTACTAATATAGCTTATCAAGCACATACTGGTAGCCTATTCTATAACCAAGGTACTAAAGGTCCAGAGTATCCTAAAGACCCTAATGATATTACTAAAGCAGATCTTAATAAAGTTACATTAACTACGTTAAGATCTAAATCAGGTCCATCTGGTGGTAATATAGAAGTACTTATTTCACAATCTGAAGGTGTACTACCATCTCTAACAGAGTTTCACTTCTTAAGACAGAATAAATCAGGTACACCTGGATTCGGTATAACAGGTTCTGATAGAAGCTATGCTTTAGATATATATCCAGAAGTATCACTATCTAGAACTACTGTAAGATCTAAATTAGATACTGATCCTAAACTTAGAAGAGCTGTTAATATAACAGCTGAGTTATTACAACTAGCTACATACCATAGAATGGTTATAGAGAGTGGACTTATGTGTACTCCAGCTGAACTCTATGAAGATATTAAGAAACTAGGTTATGATTGGAATATCCTATTAGATACTAGAGGATATTGGACACTTAACCAATATTCACATCCAGTACCATATCTTAATACTGTAGATCTTTTAAAAATGAGAAAAGAGCTATATAGACCATGGTGGTATGATGCTAGAGTAAAAGAGTTATCTAAGACTAGTGAGAATACTAATACTAAGAAAAAGGAGAAGTAACTTATGAATCAGTATGATGTAGAGTTTAAGAATACTTTAACGTACGAAACTATGACGCATACTGTGGAAACTGACAATATACCAGATGCTTGTAATATTGCTACTAAGCGTCTTAAGAAAACCGAAAGAAATAAATACACTATAACTAAAGTGGAGTTAATAGATAAGTTCGTTATACTATGTACTCCACTCTTTAAGACTAAGGATCTGCTATGCTAGAAAATAACATATCCACTTCAGCTGCTAATATAGTAACCGATGTTGCAGATGTTGAGATAGAACATAAAGAACCTGTTAATTGGTTCAAGAGGCAAGATAACGATATAGACTTAGTAGCACATGTTGCTAAGATAATAGAAACTAGAGTATCTACAGAAGCTAAAGATTACTTTCTAAGGAATCCTATAGTAGCTATGTGTACTAATACACACTCTCTAGTACAACGTGTGAATCTTAATAGATTCTTTATACAGATACTATTAAGAGCTAGAAGCTATTTAGAGCTAGAGAATGTTGAAATGGTATTCGCTGCTATAGATATGTCTGGTAAACATGATAAATGGATAGAGAAGATAGAAGAGGTTGTAGTACCTTACTTAGCTGCTAATAAAGTATTTGAATTATTCTTAGAAGCAGAGAAGGAAGCTAAAGCTACTCTAGAAGTTAAGTAATATAACTGATCTTTTTGTAAACGTTAATTGGCTAGACTTGAAATATAGTCTAGCTGATCCTTTTTTGCTTAATCGATGATTTTTCTAATAAGAGTTAAAGGTAACATTAGATATGAACACAAAACGTAAAGCAGTACAAGATTATATAATAAAGTATGTAGGTGCTATAGTAGCTGGTAATGAGAATACTAAACTATATCAAGATCTATTCGATAGAATGACAGATGAAGAGTTTGATAGGTTTATGGTAGGTATGAAAGAAGGTAAGATACATATCTCTATAGTAGTACCTAATGATGGTAAAACTAGAGTATCTGTAGAAAATAACTTTAGAGTAGCTAAACAGTTAGGACATGAGTTCTTTCAAAGAGTTAAGGTAACTAACCATCCAGACTATCCAGATCACATGTTACCTATAAAAGCTTTAACTATGATACTACCTATAAGAAGAGCGCAACAGTTACTATCTAAAAAGATAAGTATACCAGAACACAGTATGACTACAGATGTACTAACTGGTCAAGTAGCTGGTAAATCTAGATCTAGTAAACTAACTTATCCAGAGCAACAGATGCTTATAGCTATGGATATGAAAGATACTGCTACTGAGATGGTTAGAATACGGGGTGGAGATCTTAAAGCACAATCTGAATATGTAAGACAGTTAGCTAATAATGGTGAAGTATCCCAAAAAGATATACTAGATGTAGCTAACTTAGTTAGTAATGGTGGAGTAGTTTCTACTAGAACACTTAAGTATTACTTACAAGGTATGCATATTAAAAATACATTATAAACTATTAAGAAGAGTAAGAGAGTATAACTCTCTTACTCTTCTATATTTAAGTATTTTAACCAAGGATAGTCTGTACCATACTTAGATAGTATCTCTTCTTTAGCTGGTGTAGTAGATATACCAGTAACTAAGTTATTACCTACATTAACTAATTCTAATTTACCTATCTCCCAGTATCCTAAGTAATCTTTTACTTTATCTAATAGTTCTTGATAAGTAGCAGATGGAGTTAACATTAGTTTATTAAACTCTGGTGCTAGTTCATATCTAGGTATATTACCAATATCAGTATGCTCACCTAGTTCTGCTTTAAACTCTTCATAACTATAGCTCCTATCAAATACTCCATAGTTAACACATGGTTTATCATAGTCTCTATCTACTTCTACTATAACTAACTTATTAGCTTCAGATTCATCTGTAGATTCTATCATATCTATATAGAGTATAGGACAGTTAGCTAGTATAGCTAAACTCTCTTTATTATTACCTAACCTAGGATATTCATAGTTAGTAAACCTAATATCAGATTGTAATTTATAGTACCTATGGTTAATCATTAACCATTTGTATTGGTTACTAACAGTATCTGTATCCTTATAAGCTAATATCTTAACTAAATGATCACGTAGTGTAAATCGTTTATGATAAGGTATATTAGTCTCTAAGAATGATCTAGAGTTAAATATATAAAGTTTATAGTTATCTCGTATCCAGTGTGATAAGCGTAAGATACGTTTATCATTAACTTTAACACCAGTAGGTGAAGAATAGTGTCTTAAGAAGTAACCTAATATGCTATTCATAGTGTCATTTTCATTTAGAGTAGGTTGACCGCCACTAAGACCAGTTAAGCTAGATTCTACTCTACTACCTGCAGAGTGCTTATAGTTTGGTTTAGCAGATGCATTAGGTTCTATAGGATAGAAACTATCTTCTAAGCTAGATGTAGCTCGTATACTACCTGGTAACTGTAAGTTATCTTTTAAGTTAGCATATACTGTTATTACTTTATCTTTAGATACTTTAGAAGGTAATACTATAGTTTCACCATGTACTACATTAGGTACTGTTTTAACTACAGGACACATAGCTACCTGATCAAATGTTATCTTATTAGACTCTGGTATACTAGTACAATCATAAACATCCATATTACCATCACTATCTATAAGACCTAAGTACATAAGAGATGAAAATGTATTACCTTTCTTAGTAGTAACTACATAAGGTAACATAGCTAAACCTATGGCATCTTCTCTACCTATAGGATCTATATCTAGTTTTCTACCACGAGCTCCTATTAGAGCTCCAGTCTTATTAGTAACTACTTCTGGTGCATTATTAGCAACTTCTTTATTAACATAAGTAAGTAGCTCATTAGGATTATTTTTACCATTAGCAAATGCCATTAATCCTATCTTAACATATTTAGTATTATATACAAAATCTGTTATATCCATTACCTTATACTTATTATTAAAATCATAAGTAGCTTCATTAGCAAAGCTTATATGTTTCTCTAACATATCACCAGTAGCTTCTTCTACTAGTTTAAGTTTACCTTTAACCTCTTTAGTAGCTTCTACTTTGTTATTCATCTCTGTAGCTTCTGTAGATAACATATGTTCTACTTCTTCTACTGGAGTAAGATCTATACCTACAGTAGATAGAAAATCTGTAGATTTAAAGTTAGCATCCCAGAATGATGGTAATGTATTAAATCCATATGCAGTTACATTCTCTAACCATGGACCATCTTTTACTATAAGTTCTCCATAAGCTTTCTTATACTCTACTATAGCAGATTTAAGGTTTATAGTATTACTATGTGGAGCTATAGAGCTATCTATAGAACCTCCATCTAGTTCTGTTATTTCATTCTCTAGAGCATCTAGTTTAGCTTGTTTAACAGTAAGCCAATCATTATACCATCTATAGTCATCTAGACGGAATGATGGTATAGTTTCAAAGTCTGCAGAATATCCATAAGTGTAACCATCTTTTCTTAATTCAGAATCTTTTATTACCATATGGCCAGATATAGGTTTTAGTTTATTTATAACCATCTTAGCTCTAAGCTCTATAATATTAACATTAAGGTAATATGGATTATCCCAAGCATAAGCTTTAAGTCTAGCTATATCATATTCTAAACCATCTAGTTCTAAACCATATGTTAGTACAAAACCGTTCTTAGTAACTAATACTGTAGGGTTATTATAATAAACAGTAATATCGTCTATAACACCTGCAGATCCCATAGCCTGTAGACTATAAGAAGTTAGTTTCTTAATAATTCTTCTATACTTATCCATATTTTGAAGTAGTACATCTTCTTGGTCTAACTCTACACCTGTAAATGTTTTTATCATAGCTTTCATAGTAGCTACTATATCTGTATATTGGTTAATAGGAAATACTATACCATTCTGTTTAAGTAGTTGGTCTATAGTATACTCTTTACCATCATCACTTAGTGGGAAACTATCTGTTTTAGTAATACTACCGAATACTCTTTTAATAGCATCTGAAGTAAAGAAGTTCTGTACGTTACTAGCCATTACCCAAGCTATCTTACTAAGATCTATAGCATTATTAATAAAATCTTTAAATATACTTATAGTAGTAAATAACTCTGGTTCAGTAGGTAGATTCTCTTTAATAGCTTCTAGTACTGGTTTAGATACACCATCGTTTATAATAGCAGTATCTATTAGTTTCTGAAAGTTATCTTTATCAAAGTCACATACTCTATTATAAGTTATTTTACTTATCTTAAGATCTAAGTTATTACTAGCATATAGCATAAGCTTAATAAGCATTAGTAAACCTATCTTAGGAGTTACTGTATAGATCTTATTCTCAGTATCTACATAATCAATCTCTGCATTACCAAAAGTAGTTTTATCTTGATCTGTATATACGTTACCATCATATTGTACTTTAAGCTTATAGAGTTTATCTTTATGTAGTGCATAAGCCCAATAGTCCATAACTAAAGAGAATAGGTCTAATCCTGTTTTCTTAAGTAAGTTAGAACGATCTATATCTAATATCTTAGTCTTCTGTACAGCTAGTATGTTCTTATCAGTTTCTTCTTTAGTAACTTTCTCTATATACTTTTGGAATACTGGAGGCATATTCTTATTTACATCATCTAGACCAGTAAGCTCTCTAGATGTCATACTTATAACAGACTCTTCAGAACCATTATTAGTAAGGTAATAGTTATTAAGTTGTTTAGTTACTAACGTAGCTGAATCTCTAACATAAGATGGATTAGAAACATCAGTTTTATTATCGTGGAACTTAGGATCTGGTCTATTTAGAGTATACTCTCCAATACCTACATAGTTCATGGCGAATAACTTATTATAGACTTTCTTAAAGGTAGATTCTTTACCTACATTATGCATCATAGAGTCTAAGTTCTTATATAGCCAGAATAGAGATCTTTTATTAAGTATATTAACATCATCCCATAGGTCCATTCTAGATCTAAAGAAATGCTCTAAGTGGAAACTGTGTACTTGAAAAGTACCTATCTTCTCTAATCTTAAGTTAAATATCTTAACATATATAGCAGCATATAGATAACCCATAAGAGAAGCTATATATAGTTCATCTACTATAGAATATGGTTTTACATGGTATCTAGATAACATAGACTTAATATACTTCTCTAGCTCTTCTATTAAGTAATATTCATTCTCTTCTACTAGATCTTTATTATAAGCTAGTATAGTACCTTCTTTAGCTTCTATAGCTCTATCTATATCTACTGGAAACATACAACCATGTATATAGCGTTGGTATTCTGGATAGGTATTTATAAAGTTAGTATAGAACTTGTCCATTTTACATAGCTCTATTTTAGTCATAGGGTATCTATCTAATAGTTCTTTAGTAAGTACCTCTTCTCTTTCAGTTTCTATAACACGTATCTTAATAGGTTTATCTAGCGGATGCATTTTACCAGCTATATTAAGATAATACTTCCAAGTTTTAATATTTGCTCTAGTTGGTTTATGCTTACCTGGATCGTAACCAATAGTATTTTCAACACCTATATTTACTACCATAGGAAGCTCGTTTACCTTAATTACAAGGCTATTCGTGAGCTGCCTGATGTTAGCCATATAGCGATCTATGGTATACATCTTGAAGCCTCCTTTTTGTTTTTTATTTACTCATTGTAGAAAGGATATAATTATGGCAGATGATAAATTAATACAACCAAATATTCCAAACATAATAAATACTGCCCCACAAGTAGCTGCTGCTTTAAGCAAGCTAAATACAGGGCAATCAGCCAACAGACGTCCTTACACAGCTTATAACCAAGAGGCTGTAGTAAGATCTATCGCTAATAAGATACGTAATAATGAATCTATACTTAAACTATTACCAGATCTAAAGATATGTATACAGATTATGACATCTAGTATTATAGATCCAAATAGCATGGTTACTAGTGGATTTAACTATCAAGCACCTAGTCTTAACTTAGCTACGTCTGTTAAGTCTAGTATAATCAATACTATAAAAGAATACATAGAGAGAAACTTTCACTTAGAAGATAAACTACAAACTATACTAGAAGAAGCTCTATTTACTAAAGGTGCTTATGTAGAAGCTATCATTCCAGAAGCTTCTGTAGATAGACTCATTAACTATTCTGGTGGCTATAATGGAGTAAATAATAACTTTCAATATGTAGATAATGAAGGTAGTAGAATCAATTCAGAAGCTCTTATGCTAGCATTTAGTAAGAATAATAGTAAACCTATTTATAGTGTAAATGGAGAGTCTCTAAAGAGAGAGTATGGTGTAGTATCTGCAGATGCTAAAACAGATATAGGTAAGAAGACATTTACATTCTCAGAAGCTAATCTTAACTTAGAGATTACATCAGATTACTCTATACTTAGATCTGGTAAGAACATAAGAGATAACCTTACTGGAGATAGTAAAAAAGATAAATACACTATGAACCTAGAAGATGAACTAGGTAATGATAAGATAGAATATCTTAATAGCTTATTTAGAAATAATACTGGTAGTAAACCATCCGAAATGGAGTTTGTATTAAAAGAAGATGAAACTTTTAGAGAGTCTGTAGATACTCCATTAGTAATGAAACTACCTGTAGAATCTGTAATACCTATATACGCTGTAGGAGAACCAGAGAGACACGTAGGTTACTTCGTAGTACTAGATCAATATGGTAATCCTATTAACCTAGTAGAAGCATTAGAAGACTACGATCTTATGGCTGCTTGTGGTAATACTCAAAATCCTGTAGGTAGTGGTGATATTAAAACTAATATTATAAATAAAGCTAGATTAGGTCTATTCGGTGGTTTAGCAGATGTAACTGGTTTAGAAGGTATGGAACAACTATATAACGATATAGTAGACCATATGATCAAATCTAGATTACGTAATGGACATCTAGATGAACTAGTAGATGTAAAAGAGAGTGCTGATATATATAGAGTTATGCTAGCTAGAGCTTTACAGTCTAAAGGTACTAAACTACTATATATGCCAGTAGAGTTAGTACAATACTATGCTTTTGATTATAGAAAGAATGGTACTGGTAAATCACTATTAGAAGATCTACTAGTATTAGCATCTATGGCGGGGATGTTATTATATGCTAATGTTAAATCTAGTATACAAAATATGATACCAGTTACTGATATTACACTAGAGCTAGATGAAGATGATACTAACCCTATGGTTAGTGCTGAAAAGTATATGTCAGAAGTACTACGTACTAATAACGTAGGCTTTCCTCTAGGTACTACAGAACATACTTCATTACACAACTGGATAATAAGACAAGGTTATACTCTTAAAGTAGTATCTCCATATCTACCTAAGATGGATGTAACTAGAGATACTAGAACTGGCATAGGTGGTGATGTTATAGACTCTGGTAATGAAACTTATACTAACATAATGAATATGATATTAAAATCATTAGGTATATCTCCAGAGCTTATAGAGCAAGGTCTTAAAGAAGATTTTGCAGCTACTGTAGTACTTAAGAATAAACTATTAGCAAAACGTATCATAAGGTTACAAGATAAGTTTATGTTAATGCTTAGTAAGCATGTACGTAAATACTTAACTAATGATCCATTATTAAAACAAGAAGTACTAGATACTATAAAAGCTAATAAAGAGGTTATAAATAAACATCTTAAAGCAGAGACTGCAGAAGATAATGAAGTTAGTTTATCTAAAGTAAAAGCTTCTGATATGGCAGAGTATATCTACGATGTATTTAGAACAGAGTTAGAAGTAGTATTACCATATCCAGAGTTTGGTAATGATGATGAGAAAGCACAAGCATTCGATGGGTTTAAAACTAGATTAGACTCTGCGGCAGATGCTCTATACTCTCCAGAGTTATTAGATACATACTTTATAGGTGGAGCTGGTGGTGATGCTGATAAAATTAAAGGTATTATAAAAGCTGGTGTTCTTAAGAAATGGCTACAGAATAATAACTATATGCCAGAGTTATTCGAATGGTATGTAAAACAAGATGATGGACATCTAATGTATCCATTCCTAGATGAGAATGCTGATATGTCACAATCTGTAGTAGAAGCGTTTATAGAGTATGCTAAGAGACGTGGTAAAGATGTTAAGAAACTATCTGAATCTTATCAAAAACAAGTTATAGATAAATTTGGAGATATGGGTTCTGGATCTGATTACGGAGGTTATGATAATAGCTCTGATATGGGATCTGAAGAAGGTTCTGAAGGTGATGATATGGATATGCGTATGGACGAAGATATGGATATGGGAGATGAATCTAGCCCTGAAGAGTCTACAGAAGAAACTACAGAAACTACAGAGGAGTCTACATCTACAGATACAACTGAAGAGTCTAATAGTTCTACTGAGGATCAGCCAGCTGAATAATAAATAGTCTGATAATGTTTGTGTTTATTAGATTATAAGTTAAGCAGTGTAGCACAGAGAACTGATCTTTTTCATTTACACTCCTAAATAAAATGAATTATAGCAACTAGAGTATGTACGAGACATACTCTAGTTGTCTTTTATAGTTTGCAGTTAGTGTAATCTGGTTCGTATCTATCTGGTTGTACTTTATCTTTTACAAACTTGCTAATAGTACTATCCCAATGTCCTTTTCTAGTATGTATAGCTTTCATAACCTCTTCTAAGCATTTCTCATAATCATAGTTAAGTAAAGTTATACTAGATTTAATATTGATTATAATACCATTTAAGTATTCTGTAAAGCTATCTATATGCTCTTGTTTTATATTAGGCATACTGATAGCTATAGAAGCTCTAATACCTTCTAGTAATAGAGATATTAAAGATTTCTTATATAGAGCTAGATCTTCATTAGTCATTACAGATAGTTTCTTATGTTTCTCTTCTATCTCTTTTAGTATCTCAGGATCTAAAATAGGATCTATATCTATACCTTCTATAGCATTAGCTAGAAATACATTATAATCTAGCATAGCATCTATAACATCAACTAGCTCAGTAGCTCTACTAAGTTCAGTAACCTCCTCTAAGAGGTTACTTGTTAATCCTGGTAGTTGAGACTCTAATGTTATAGATCTCTTTTCTCTATATTTAGCTAATTCTTCTTTAAAATTCATTATTTACCTTTCTTAGTGTTAAACAATACTAGACTACTAAATAAGTTATGATATATACCATAACTACCTATAGAATCTGCAAATATAAACGTATAGTAACTGAATGCTGCTGGTCCATCTTGTTGGAACATTACATATACTTTAGGATCAAAACTCTCCATAGACTTAAGAGTATTACGATCTGGTAGATCTATGCCTAATATAAGTTTATTATTAAGAGCATGCTCTTTAGAGTCTAACTCAAAACCTTTTAATGGTATATCTTTAGTACCAGAAGCTAATGTACAAATATTCTTCTTACCACTAGCTGTATATATTCTACTAGTAATATCAAAATACCATCTACCTTTAGTACCATTCTTATGTGTATTAACTTCCTCTCTAGCCCTCTCTAGTATAGAGATTAAAGAAGTTGTTTTATCATATACTCTCTTAGCCAGACCAGATGGTTTAATAGGATATATCATAGTATCTCTAGACATAACAGATAGGTTACCACCTTTATCTGGTACTAGAGCATCTTTACCTAAACCACTAAAGAATCTCTTATACTCTGGTTTATAGAACTTATCTAAGTCTAATGTGTATACTAACATAGGATATTCTGTAAATGTCTTCTGGTATGACATAATGACGTCTACTATATCAGTAGGTACTTCATTTAGTCTTACCATACCATACAATGGTTCTCCAGAACGTTTACCTATATCTATAGAACCATAGTCCATAATAGTAAAGTAAGCACTATCTGGTTTAATGTTATTATCTGTATTATGTATAAAGAATAGTTGTCTAAATCTTAAGAATGGATGTCTAGTTATATTAGGTTTCCAATAACGTTCTGTATTCCATACTACGTTATTTACTAAGTTACCATCTTTAGAGTTCTTTCTAGCTGTAACAGCTAGCATATCTGCTATTTCATTACCAATATTACCAGAGTGACCAGCTACTTTCTCAAATACTATATGTGGATTATTAAGCTCTTTAAGCTTAGAATATACATATGGTATAAGTTCTGTAATATGTTGTTTAGTAGACTCTGCTATAGAACCATACTTCTTATCAATCTCTTCTCTAAGTTTAACTTGATCTAATGTTAACCAATCTGGATTCTCTTTAATATGTTTCATAACTCTAGTATATATAATAAGAGCTACTTGACTATCTGATAGTATAGTAAGTTGTTTTAAAGGTAGATCATTAGTTACCATATACTTAGTAACTTCTTCTAGAGCTATCTTAATAGCTTGTGTCTCTGCTTCATTACTAGAACCTATAGCTATACCATCTGAATAGTGGCCATCTAAGTAACCTATAGGATTTACTTTAAGGTGCTCTATATTAGAGTAACCAGACATATTATCAGGTCCTAAATAACCTACCTTAGAAGGAAAACCATCTTTAGGTACATCTCCAGAACGTTTTACTTCTGCTTCATCATCGTAGTAGTAACCATGATAGCCCATACCTATATAACCTGGTACAGTTGGTCCCGCTGAACCATCTGTATATAAGAACATATGTATCTTCATTTTCTATACACTCCATATCTATATTTTATGTTAATCTAATAACTTCTTGTATTCTCTAATAAAGTACCTTTGCGTGATCTTAAGTATATATTATATTAGAAAGGAATATTAAATAATTATGGAAAGCAATAATAGCATATATACAGAAGTAGAACAAGAACTACTTGATAGAACACTTAATTATCGACTTAGTATCATGGGAGAAATATTTAAAGAAGGTGCTCCAAAGAGAGCTGGAGATATAAGAGTAGCTAATGAAGTACTTAACTCTATAGACACTGCTATAGATAAAGCAGCTAACACTAGACTTAAACAGACTGCTGTTAAGAATGAAGCTGAGATTAAAGCTACTATTACAGGTATCTTAAGAGAACAAGCTAATAAGAGAGCACAACAAGCTCTCCGTGGTACTGAGACCAAAGATGTTCAATTACAAGACGATGATGTAAACCTAAGTAGACCTGATTTTGTACCAGGTGAGATTAGTTTAGAGCAACCAGAGCTAACTATGGAAGCTATACTAGGAGAAGAAGATGATCAAAAGTAGCCAACTTACTATATATGGTTTAACACTAATAAATGCTATGTTAGCTAATAGGTACTATAAAGTACATAAGAATACTACTCTAAATGAAAAGTTCTCTGTTATGCCAGGTGATCATACACCAACTGGTACTATAGAACAACCTGTATTCCCTAGAGTTAAATATTTTGTACTAGGTGTAGGTGGTAATATTATAATAGATAATGTAAATGCTTATAAGTATAGCCCACATTCTGTACTAGATGCAGCACTATTTAACCATATACCTTTTATAATAAGAGAAGTTAGTAATGATCTTGATATGTATACTAGACAGAAGTATAGACTACGTAAGACAATCAATATCAAAGGTACTGACTACTACGCATATTATGCTAGAGTATGTGATCTTATAGATTATAGAAACTATAACTACTTAGTTAATAAGATAGATAAAAACGATGTATTAAGTATAATGCAGTTTGATTCTGATAGATACTTAAATCCTACTCCAGTACATAAACCATCTGATCCTAAACTAGCTATAGAGACTAACTCTGTTATAAATAGATTTAAGATGGAATTTAATCTACTAGAAGATGAACAAAAAGAACTTAAGAATGTATTAAAACTACTAGACCTAGAGAATGTAGTTAAGATAACAGAGTTAGGTATATGCCATGGCTATGATGTAAGTACTTCTTATGGTACTGAAGCAGTAGATATGCAAGTTACTTATTTTGTAGATTTAGATCTTGATGTTATGTTAGACTTAAATAGTAAAGAGAAATTCCAAAGAGCTATAGAGATAGGTGGCGCAGAGCCATTTTATAATATAGATCCTTATAAATAGGATTTAGACTATGGAGTGTAATGATAATGTTTATACTATAGTAGGTATAGATCCAGGAAACAATCTAGGTATAGGCATACTACATATAGATACAATAACTAATAATATAGTAGCTATAGAGAGCCAAACTATAGTATTAGATAGATATGTAGATGATGGTACTTATAATGTTATGTTATCTAGGCTAGTAAAACTTAGAGAGGTTATAAGTGGTTTACACTACTACTATAACCCATTAGCTATAGGATTAGAAGCTGCGTTTATGAATAGTAGATTTCCTAAATCTGTTATACAATTATCTCAATATGTAGCTACTATAGAGCTATCTAGTAGAATCTCTAATCCTTGGTGTAGAATATTTAAATATGCTCCTAAGTATATAAAAGCTGCTGTAGGAGCTACTGGTAAAGCAGATAAAGACTCTATGAGAGAGAACCTCTATAAGATACCAGAGATAGCTAATCTAATAGATCTAAGTTTACTATCAGAGCATGCTATAGATAGTTTATCTATGGCTTATGTTACTTATAAAGAATTAATAATAAATCCACACTATATGTACACTCTACCATTCTAAGTAATATTAGAATGGTAGGGTGTAGCTTAATATATTTTTTTAAAAGAGTTCTATAGTAAATATTTTATAAAGAAAGGTAGCCGTATGCTAGATTGGTTATTTAAAAAATCTAAGCCATTAACATATGGCGATAAGATAGATAAGATAATAAACTCTGATATAGATCTAAAGTTACTATATAGGCTAGAATCTGATTTTATATTTAATAATATAGATAGGTATATAGAAGTACTAGAAGAGATAATGAAACAAGATATATTAAATAGCTATATAGAGACTGTATTAGTATCTGGAGATAAGATAAACCATATTAGCTATTTAGAGTTTCTTAGTAGTGATGGTAGAATACCAGTAGATCCTATTAGAGATATAAAAAGACTATTAGAAGTATTTAAGAAGTTTGATAACTATTTTAATATATATAGTGGTATGAAACAAGATGTTAAACTCAGTGTCAATCTGAGAACAATTCAGTTACATATTATTTATATAAGAAGAATAGTAGATCAAGTCTATTCTTCTATAAAATAAAACTTTTCTATATAGACGTATATAGAAAGATTGGAGTTTAAAATGGGTAATGAAGTTACTCAGGGAGCTAAGCATACTTCTAACGAAGTATATAGTAAAGAAGTTGAACATACAGCTAATGGTACATTAGCAGCTATGTTTAGAGCATTAGTAGGTAAGATGGGGCTTACTAATAAACTTAAAGTACTGTGTAAGAGAGCTGAGCTTAAAGATAGGCTCTATAGGACTGAATTAGATACAGTACTAGATAAGAAACTAGATGTGAGGCTATATGATCAAGCTACAGATAGTAGCATGACGTTTAATGTATTCGTTAAGACTATATCACATCTATTAGAGATAACAGATTTTAGATTTACTGTTGCTGTACGTACTAAACGTAACTCTGAATGGATAGAAGTTACACAACATGTAGTAAATACAGCTGGTCCACTAACAGATCTTAGTAATCTATCTGAAGATGAACTAAGAGAGCTTATTAGGGATGCTAAAGCTAAAAATAGCAAGAAAAGAGAAGACAATGAGTAGTGAAGAAACCGTAGTCATAACAGAAGAGATATTAGATAAAGCAGCTGAGATGTTAGTCAATAGCTACGGTAATGTAAAAGCTTTAACAGACTTTCTAAGTGATTTAGATACTATAAACACATTTGGTTATTTTACGTTTAAAGGTCTAGATAGATATAAACGTATGATATTTGCTAACCCAGCACAACAAGAGACTAGAATAGAGATACTACAGATATTGAATACTAGTTTTGTACAACAAGGTGTAAACATATTTAGTATGTCTAGTTTTGTAGCTGAAATATATACTCCACTTAGATTTGACGAAGATCTACATAAAACGTATGTAAATCTTATGCCAGAGTATAAGAACTCTATATTAGAAACTTATGGTGCATTATTCGTACAAGGTATGATGTTAAGAGTACTTAGTATGCGTATAGTAAACCTATTAGCGCCTAAGCTAGTAAAAGAGAATGAAGCTCAATCTGAAGCTGAGATAGCTAAAACTAGAAAAGAGTATATAGATAGTCTACCAGAGAGTGGTATAGTAGAAGGAGTGGATAATGAATAGAGTAGAGTTTCCTAATATAGAAGGACTAGAAGAAGGTAAAGACTATATATCACTAGTAGCTGAAAGTAAATCCCAATTAGGTAGAAGCTTAAGTGTTAACTATAACTATCTATTTAGAACAGTAATAGGAGATGTAAGAAGTATAGGTAGGTTTATACAGTTCGTAAGTACTAAATATTATCCTAGTAGGTTAGTAACTAAAGGACAGTTTAGTAATAAAGATCTTGGTATAATAAGAAAGCTACCTACTATTAAACTACCTAACTATTGGGCTATAGTGGCATATGTAATATGTACTAGAGTAGCACAAGATAGTAAGCTACAGAAATGGTTAAAAGAGAATAAACTACCATTGACTATAGCTAAGTATGTAGTAAGGAATAAATATGTACCAGAGTTTAGTACTCCAGTACTTATGAACATAACTAAACTAGGTACTTATCTAGATATAGTAAGAAACATAGAGAAGCTACTTAAGGAAGATAGGTTTAACGATGAAAGCATAACAGAACTTATTAAATCTTATAAATCTGTTAAGCATTTAGGTGTATTCGATAAAGCTAGACTGAAAGAAGAAGATAAAGCTTCTAGAGAGAAATACTATAAAGAGAATAATAAGAAATAAGATAACTACTAGAGTACCTTACGGTACTCTAGTAGCATCTATTTTTTTTTATCCAGCTTTACCAGTTAGCTAGTTTATCTTTACCTATTAAAGCTGGGTCTACAGCAGTTCCGATACCATTCGATATATCATACAGAGCATTAGCTCTATCAGTTCTGCTAGCTACCTGTCTATCATTTTTACTACCAGTATAGTTAGTATTGTTATTAACAGCATTACGAGTATCTTGTATTCTATCAGATGGTGTAGCGCTTATAGTCTTATTAAGAGCAGTAAGTGCTTCTAGCATCTGTTTCTGAACATCAAGTTGTTGATTCTGTGTTGCATTACCAGCATCTATAGATTTAGCTAGTATAGTATTACCAGCATCAGCTGATGTTGTAGTACTACTATCTGTAGAGTTTACAGTAGCTCCATCTGGTTTAGAAGCCATAGCATCATCTGGAACTGGAGAGCTACCAGAGTATCTAAACATACTAGGTGTTATACCAGCATATTTAGAACCAGGAGCACCGTATGGTCTATTCATAGAGCCACCATTCTGATTAAAATCAGATACCCAGTTATTACCATTATAGACTTGTATATGTCCATGTGGAGATGCGCTAGAACCAGGAAATACTTCTATATCACCTGTAGCTGGTGTTGTGTTAGGATCTATCTTAGAAAATCCTACAGAGTTGAGTATACCGTTACTATCGTACATATAGGCAGAACCTGCTAAACCTTTATCTCTAAAGGCTTGTGTAACAGTTTGACCATCAGCTGTTTTAAAACCACCAGCATCTAAAGCTTCTCTAACTGCAGTAGCACATTTACCTCTAGACTGTGGAGTAGCTGTAGAGTTAATAGCAGATACCATAGCATCTACTTTAGGATCTCCAGATGGTACTACAGCAGAAGCATCACCACTGAATGAACCTGAACTAGTTTGATAACCTTGATTAAGAGCTTGATCAGAGTTAGGAGTGTCTGCTGGATTAGCACCAGTACCATTCTTAGCTAAGAACTCTTTATATTGTTCGTAGTACGCAGTACGTTCACCTAGCCCATTATAACCGCCATTAACACCTCTAGTATTACTTACTATATCTCCATTCTCTATAGACTCTCTAAACTTCTTAGACTCTTTCTTCTTAAGCTCCCACCATGCCATAGAAGCGTCTACAGCTACTTTAGGATCATTAGCTATAAGTTCAGGATTATTAACTAAGTCTAAGCCTAACATCTTACCTATCTTCTCATAGTTAGCTCTACCAGTAACCTGTATAAGTCCTCTACCTTTAAATCTCGTACCGTCACCAGGTTGAGTATTACCAAGATCTCTCCTGCCTTCATAAGCTTCACCACTAGCTAGCTCTTCCATATAACGGAAGTTGCCAGTTTCATGTGTAATCTGTGCTAGAAACAATGCTTGTTCTGTAGGACCCCAACCAGCTCTCTCCATAGCTCTTCTAGTTATATCTAATAGATTCTTCTTATCGAATCCTTCTTTTCTTTTACTATTACTACCTTGCTTATCGTAGATAGAAACTCCATTAGAGCTAAAGTTAAGATTACCAGATCCTATAGTAGCTTTATTATCCATATAGGTATTAGATCTACTATCAAAGTTATTACCAGTATTTACTCTAGGTACATTAGTATTCTGTTTAGGTATATCAGATTTACCTCCGAATATAGAGTCTAATAAACCTTTTAATATACCCATTATACCAGAACCTTTAAGTTTCTCTGCTTTCTCTAGTATAGCATCCATAATAGAGTTAATCTTCTTCTTAAGCCACTCTAAGTATACAGCTTGTTGATTACTGCTCCAAGAGCTACTACCAGTTACAGCATCTAGTAACTTATTAACATTATCATTACCCATAGCTTTAAGAGCATCATAGTAGCTAGAGATCTCTAGATCTCTATAAGTACCATCATTTAGGTTCTTAATAACTATAGAAGATTCTGAACCTAATACATCCCAGTATACATTACCTAATGGTTCTCCAAGGTCATATAGATGTCCTTCTAATAGAGTACCAAAGTTTTGTTTAATACCATCTAGATCTGCATTAAGTTTAAGTTGTCTATCTGCCATAGGTAAGCTATTTAAAGCGTGTAGAAAATCTTTATATTTTATTCTAGATTGTGATACAGTTTTATCTTCTGTAATAACTACTTTAGAATATAGTTTATGTTCATCTTCTCCATTAGCTTTACGTTTCTTATTCTCAGCTTGAGCTTTCTCAAACTCTTCTTTAGTAACAGCTTTATTATCTACTACATATAGACCAGTTTCTTTCTTCTTAGAGTCTTCTTCAGCTTGAGCTTGTAAAGCTTTAGATTTAGCTACATCAGGTTCATCTGGTTTAATAGGTTCTCCATTTTCATCTACAGCAGGATCATTATCGTCAAATAGGTCAAATCCTAACACTGCTTTAGATACAGCAGATCCTATAGATAATCCATCTACTGTCATATACTTAATAGCTTTAGCAGCATCGTATAGTAATAAGCCCCAGCCTAATATAGGTACAGCTCTAGAAGCTATCTTACCTAATAGAGAAGCTACTAGCTTAGCTCCAGCTTTATTACCTAAACGTTTTAGTATAGTACCTTTAAATCCTTCTAAGATAGAAATAATCTTCTTAGCTAAACTAGTTTTAGCTATCTTACTAGAAGCAGCTGCAGCGCCTTCTACAACAGCTTGACCTGCTTTAGTCTTAACAGCAGCAGCAGCTACTTTAGTAGCACCAGCAGCTGCAGCACCACCTAGTTTAACAGCAGACTTACCTAATAGTTTACCTATTGGGCCTAGTACTGTTGTTAATGCTGATACTATACGCATACCTAATCCAGTTAGTGTAGAGAATCCAGTAGTAAGTAACCCAGCTACTTTAGTAACACCAGAACTTATAGCACCTATAGCAGTAGTTGCTATACCTAGTATAGGTCCTAACCAACCTTTAAGCTTACTAAAGAAACTATTATCTTTCTTATCTTCTTTCTTAGGCATTACTTTATCTTTAACAGCTTTACCAGTAGACTTAAGTCTATTCCACCAACTGTTCTTATTAGCAGGACTATCTGGATCATCTTCTCCATAGAGATGATCATCTCTACTACCACCCCATAACTTTTTATCCATACCACGCATAAAGTTAGCTACTGGATTATCTAACAACCCACCTAGTAAACTAACACCACCTTTAGCTAATTTAGTACCTGTATTTAAAACACCTTTACCAAGTGTCCATGGTGATTTTAATAACCATGGTATACCATCTTTAAGTGCTCTAGCATATAGTTTACGTTCGAATGCTCTGCTACCTTTAGCAAATCCAGATAATGGAAATCTTATAGCAGATTTAACTCCCCACATAGCTAAGTTACCAGCTTGTTTAGCCATCCATCCCATAGGATTCTTAAGAGTCCCTAATGCAGATCCTAACATATTATAAGTTTTATCAACTCTATAGTCTAATAGATCTTGTTGCTCTTGTGGAGTTCTATCAGAAGCTTTCTTTTTCTTAATAGCATTGATATAGTTTTTATAATCACTAGGTTGTTTCTTATCAGAACCTTTTAACTTGTCTACTATCTGTTTAGCTTTCTTCTTAGATTCTTTAGTATTGTTATCTACTATAGTAACTAACTGATCTTGTAGATCGTCCATAGCTTTCTTAGCATTAGTACTAGTATTTTCTACTTTATCTTTAAGCTCTTGTATAGCATTAGGGTCGCCATTTACAGCTCGTATACCTAATGTAGTTATCTCTTTAGCAGAACCATAACCAGCATTAGCAGAATCTACTACCTTCTGCATAACTTCTCTAGGGTCTGTACTATTAAGATAAGTCTTAGCTTTCTCTAGCTCTTCTGGTGGTAGTATCTTAGCTAGTTTATCTATATACTCAGTTCTAAACTTCTTTTGGAACTCTGCTAGTGTATCTGGTGCTTTATTATAAGCATTAACAGTAGCAGTATATGCTGTATTATACTTATCTTTAAGATAACTAGTAGCTTGATCCATAGTTATATTAGTAGGTATACCTTTTGAATCTAAAAACGCTATAGTCTTACTCTTAGCTTCGTTATAATCTTTCTTTATACCATCTTCAGAGTTAATATAGTTCTTAGCTTTCTCTATATTAGCATTAGCTTTAGTTTTAGCTTTATCTAATACATCTAGAGCTTTAGGGCCATATTGTTTCTCTACCTCTTCTACTTTAGCTTTAGCTTTAAATAGATTTAGTATAACAGGATTATCTTTATGTTCATCTACGTACTTACGTAAGCTAGAGCTTACTTTAGATAATAGAGATTTAGGTTCTCTAGATTTATTCCACTTCTTAAGCTCTCTTTGTAACTTACGTTCATACTCTACTGGATCTTTTTTCTTAAGTTCTATATTCTCGTAGTTCTCTTCAAAATCCTTAATGAACTGATTACGTAATGTTTCATATTCTCTAGCAGCAGCTTCTTCTTCTGGAGTATCTCCATATTTAATAGCTACACCATACTTAGAACTATAAGCATGTGACATATCAGTGCCATTCTTAAAGGCATCTCTAGCTCTACCATAGTACTGTTTAAGATTCTCTATATCAGTATTAAGATCTTCTCTTAGGTTAATATCATAAACATCATAATCTTCTCTAAGTTGTGAATTAAGATTATATCTCTTAGTTCTAGCTGCTTTATGTAATCTAGATTGTATACCACTAACATTTAAAGTAGCTCCACCAGTAAGACTATTATAGTCTACTAGTCCTTCTTTAGCTATCATATTAGCATTCATACCACTAGCATATTTATCTAGTAGCATAGGAGATAATTTAAGCATCTCTCCAGACCTAGAGAACATTTCATAAGTACCTTTACTATTACCTCCGTTCCTTAGAGAGAATAGAAAAGCATTGAATAGCTCTGCTGCTTCTAGCTGATATTCATCTGGTATAAACTGTAAGAACTTAGTAGTTGTCATAGCTTCTGGAGATATAGAACCATATTCTGTAATATAAGATATAAAAGCTTTATCTAGATTAGAGAATATCTTATCTTTATTAGCAGTCTCTATATTTTTACATCTCTCTACTACTTCTTTCTTCATACCTACAGCAGCTCTTCTAGCTACAGCTATCATATCTGTAGCTATATTAGCTCTAAGCTGTTTTCTCATATCCTTATTAGTAATAAAGGATTGTGTTTTAACATCAAATGTTAACTCTGTATCTTCAGATACTGATTTACCAGTTCTTAATCCGTATACTTCATTATGTATCTTAGATAGTAACATAGGTATAACAGTATTGATAGTATTATGTGTTCTACCATCGAATAGAGCTTGACTATCTAACTCTGCTTTATTAATCTTAATATTAGAGAATTTATTTCTAGTATCTAGATCATCTTCTAGAAATCCCATACCTTTATTAAATAGCTTACCGAATAGACCTTTAGCATTATTAGATCTTAAAGACCTTAGATAGTCTAATGGATTAGCAGCAGCTGCGTTAAGATTACCTTCTACTTTATTACGTATAGACTTAGGTAGCATCTTACCGGCTTTACCGTAGAACCAATCTAATAATAGATCAGAACCTAAAGCACCAGCTGCTCCAGCTTTAGACATACCTAATGAATCTAGATCTGACATAGTATCAGATAGACCTACTAGATCTTCTAAAGAACCAGACACATCTTTAGCATTCTCTATATAGTTACGTATCTTCTTATTGATAGCATTAGAGAATGTCTCTAATGGAGATATACGTTTATATAGAGTCTCTGACATAGTGTTAAAAGCTTTTTGTTTTAATACAGTACCAGCTAGTTCTGTATTACGCATCTTAACAGCTTCTGGTAGAGAAGTATTCTGTATAATAGCTTCAAACTGTTTAGTAAAAGTTTGGAACTGTTCACGTTGAAACTTAAGTGTCTCTTCTACTCCAGTAGCAGTACGCCATTGTAACTCTAAAGATTTATTATAGAATATCTTATCTTGTTCTTTAGCTGTTACTAATGCTATATATTGTTTCTTTAATAATTCATTAGCAAGATTCTGTTTAGAACTACCAGCTGCTAAACTAAGGTTAGCTATTTGGGATTCTACACCTGACATAGCATCTTGTATAGAGCTTTGGAAATCTTGTAAAGTTTCTTTCTGTTCTGTATAGAAAGATTGTGTATCACCTTTTAGTTTATCGCTAAAGTCTTTAAGTATGTTCTTTATCTTACCTTCTGGCATCATTTTAGATACGCCAGAGCTTATAGAAGATAAAGATTTTTTAACAGGCTCTAACTGTTTCTTAGTTTCTTCTGTTATTTTATCTAATTCGCTCTTAAGTTCATAAGCAGAAGCTTTAGCATCTGTAGATAAAGATTTACTTATAATACCAGAAGCATGATCACGTAGCTTCTTAGACTTAATATTATCTACAGCAGCATTGTAAGTATCTTTAATAGTATCCTCTATAGGATGTCTATCACCTTTCTTACGTTTCTTACCGTTATCAAGACTACCAGAGTCAGAATCAAAATCTATATCTAGATCGTCGAAGTCAAAATCTTCGAATCCTTCTAAATCGTTATCTTTTGCCATATGACTCTCCTTATTTTTAAACTTAATAGATCTTAAATAAGCCTACTATAGGCTTAAAGATCAGGCAAGCAAAGCCTTTATAGGCTGGATTTTCCTGATTTTTTATACTAATAATAATAGGAGGTGTTAATGTGGCTACACCATTAGATAAATTATTTAATGTCGATCTACTTACTATAAAACCAGAACATCTTAAGTTTCTAGGTGAAGTTACTTCTCTAGCTGTTTATGAATCTAACTCTAGAGTATTTGATAAAAATGGACTGTTTTCAGAATCTATATTTGGTATAGTAGGTACACAAGAGAGAATGACTAAAGCAGGTTATATAGATCTTAAGATACCTATAATACATCCGTTTGCTTTTAAACAGTTATTAGATTTAGATCCAATTTACGATAAGATAGCTTCTGGTAAAGTTAAAGCTAGCTTTAATAAAGAAGCTAAAGTATTTCTAGAAGATCCTAAAGGTTCTACAGGATATGAATTCCTTATGTCTTATTTAGATCAAGTAGAGTTTAGATCTACTGGTGCTAAGTCTAGAGACTTTGCTATAGCTCTTATTAAGAAAGCTCTACAGAAAGAGAACTTAATTAGATATTTCTATGTTATACCAGCTGGTATGAGAGATATAGAGCTAGATGCTAAAGGTAGACCTACACAAGATGAGATTAATACTCTATATGCAAAGATGATAGGTTCTGTAAATACTATACGTAATAACTCTATAAAAGAATCTAACTATAGTCAGTTTGATCCATATAGATATAGAGTACAACTTATAGCTATGGACATATTCTACTATATTAAGAATCTACTAGATGGTAAGAAAGGCTTTATACAATCTAAATGGGCTTCTAGAGGTATAATGGATGGTACTAGAAACGTACTAACATCATTACCTACTACTGTAAAAGATCTAAAAGATCCTAATAAAATATCTTTTAACGATACTACAGTAGGCCTATATCAGTTTGCTAAATCTATATTACCATTAGCTATACACGAGATTACTAAATACTTTGTAGTAGGTGTAGCTAACCCTCTTAATAACAATGTAAAAGTAATAGATAGTAAGACTATGAAAACTACTTTTAAAACTGCTAATACTAAAGATAAAGACTATTGGACTACTACAGTAGGACTTAATAGTATACTTAATAAATTAAAGCAAGATGTTATTAAGAATGATTATGCTAAGCTAGGAGAAGATTATATAGCACTAGTAGAAGATAGAGGTAAAGAGATATATGTTGTTAAAGATACTAACAATATACCTAATGGAGTAAATGTAAATAAACTAAGACCAATAACATATGGAGAATTGATCTATATATCAGTAGCTAAAGTATCTAAAGATGTTAAAGCTACAGTAACTAGGTATCCAGTTATTAACTTAGGATCGATCTATCCTTCCGGCGTTTATTTAAAAACAACTGCTAATGGAAGATCTGTTAAAGTTTATTTAGATAATGAAACATTAGAGCTACCTGAATATCCTGTACTAGGAGAGAAGTATTTACAAGGTACTTCAGCAGGATTAAGCCATTTATCTCGTTTGGGAGCTGATTTATCGGCCAATAGATCTTGTGCGTAGCACATGCAGTTAGGTTAATTGCGGGAAACCCTTAAAGCTAATAGATACTACTACTAGCTAGAAATAGACTAGTATACTTACGGAGTAATGTATCCAGTAAGCATAGTAAAAACGCTATTAGATATGTAGGCAACCGGCGCAGCGAAGCTTCTAAGTCTATAGATTATAGATATGAAGTGTGTTCAACGACTATCCTTTAGCCGACTCCCTAAAAATATCGGCATCAGGAGTAGGGCCTTATAGAAGGTGAGTGAAAACCTCTTAAATCGAAATGCCTAACCTAGACAATAGTCTAGAAGATATAGTCTATTCTTATACGAAAGTGTAAGGGGTAGCATCACATACTGTGATCGCTTATCCATTTCAAGATGACGGTGATACTATATCCTTTAACACAGTGATAACTAAGGAATCAGTACGTGAAATAGATAATTTACTAGCTTCTAAAAGCTTCTATATCACACCAGATGGTAAACTTACTTACAGTGCGGAAACGGATACGCTAAACTATGTACTTAAGCATTTAAGTAAATAGTACTCTAATGATAAAGGTGGTTATAAACCTATTGTACTCTTATTACTATCCTTATTTAGGTAAATATATCTAGCTATTTTATATATCAAAATGACGTATAAACAGTTAGATATTATTTATATAGAAGAGCTATATAAGCTTTTCTATGTTAGCTTATCTAAATAAGGAGGTGTAACTGTAATGATATGTTTAAAATCACACTGATGTAACTATTTTTTATAAGGATGATAAAATGCAATATTATGACGACGATGATTACGACTACGATGAAGTAGAACGTAATGACTATGAGGAGCCTGATGAGGACGACTACTATGATTGCTGCTGCTGTGAAGATGATCCTAATTTTCCAAAACCATGGGAAGATTATGAGCCAGACGAGGAAGATGAAGAAGTAGAAGAACCCAAAACGGCTAGAGATGAATTAGAAGATGCTAGAGTATCTTTAGGACGCATCCTAGGCTATTGTTCTACAGATACTAGAAATACAATAGTAGACGCACTAGAAAGTATAACGGCTGAAATACGTAATCTGCCTGATGACAGTGATGATAACTACTATTAAGTAAAATAATGATGTTGCTATAAGCAGAGTATAGGTATGGCCTTAATATAGAGCCATACCTATACTCGTTATATAGTTAATTTAGAATACTATAAATATATTAAAAAAGGATAAAGAAATGAGTAACAAACTAGTTGTTATAGGTGCTGGAGGTGGTGGTACCTCTGTAGTTGGTAAGGCTATTAAAGGTCTTGAAAGTATGGGAGATGGATTTAGTACTATTGAATACCATTTTATAGATACTAGTAAAAATAACTATGATATGATAGATCCTATAGGAGATTTCTATAAAGTAGAGAAATTAGCTAGTAATGATAAGAACATTATCAATGGAGCTGGCGGAGCCAGAAGTGTCGAGATGATTAAAGAGATCAACGCTAACGTTCCTATCTTCCTAGATAAAATTAAGCTTACTAAGAAAGAGACTAATACATTCGTATGTTTAGTATTTAGTGCTAGCGGTGGTTCTGGTAGTAATATCGGTATACTATTAGCAGAGTACTTAATGGATAAAAACATTCCTACATTTGCTCTAGTTATAGGCGATTCAGGAGATGCTCTTAAACTTAGAAATACTCAAGCTGTATTAGCAACATTGAATAAGAAAGCTACTGATAAAGGTAAATGTCTTATTACATACTATGTTAATAATGCAGAGATGGATGCTTCACAAACTAAAGGTGAATCTATAGCTAATGATAGATTTAAGAATGTAATGGGTATCATGTCTCTATTCCTATCTGGAGATAATGAATCTTTAGACTCTACAGATATGGCTAACTTTATCAACCAGCAAGATTATAAAGGTATTAAAACACCAGCTGGCTTATATAGTCTATCTGTACATACTGGTAATGGTGAAATCAAACTACCTAACTATTGTATACCTACCGTAGCTAGAACATTAACAGCACCTGGTAAGGATGTAGAGTTTGGTCTTAATGTATTACACCATAAGATAGGTACTGTAGTATCTGAAAATGCTTTAGCTCTATTTGGAGAGAAATCATTTCCATTACATATAGTAGCATCTTCTGGATTACTTAAAGAAGAGATAAGTAAACTATCAGAGCTTAATAGTGCATCTGCTAAACTACAAGATGAACTTAAAGCTACTATGATAGAAGCTCCTACACATGCTGCTGAAGATGATGAAACAGGAATGTTCCTATAGTATAACTAGAGAGATACCACTATGGTATCTCTCTAGGTTTATATTATTTTAGAGTTAGAAATAAGTTGAATATTGCTTATAGAAAGGTTAATAAGTATATGTTAACTAATGAAACAAAGGACAGGTATGGTTTATTCATACCAGATGAAGTAGTAACTACTCTTAATAGAAAGAATAAGCTTATTAAATCAGGTTATGTAGAGATTAACCTAGTAACACTATATATAATCGTACAAGAGATACTAGTAAACTTTGGATTTAATATAGAGTCTAAATATGATAAAGCTGACTATAACATATCACAAGCTGATATAGATAGGATAGCTACTGTATTAATCTATAGCAACGATATAGTACATCTTACATTAAGTCAATTTCTGTTAGGTTGTAAGTCTAAAAGAGTTAATCTTAATATAGATACTAAAGTTAGTTTAAATATGTATTATAAAGATTATATTATAACTGTTAGTAGGAGTGAAATATGAACAAGAGGTTTAGTAATCCTTTAGCTCTAGATGAGGTTAATAGATTTCGTATAGCTAAGAAACATATTAAGTTTGTAGCAGAGATACCTATAGATGTTAGGCTAACTAAGATAGAATCAGTACTTAGAGCAGCTAGAGCTTCTAGACAAGAGTTTGATAGAATAGAAGGTAACTTATCTCCTATCATCTGTAGTTGCTTTATGCTTATGGAGTATATTAGAAGTAGAGTAGCTGAAGAGTCTAATAGGTTCTTCTTAGAGCTCTATAGGAGATCTAGTTTTAATAAGAATGGTTGGTGTTTCTATCAGGTAGATAGAAATAAATCTATAGAAGAACACTTAGAAGATAAATATCTAGATATATTAGATCCTAGTAGTAAGAGTTTAGTATTAAGATTACTAGATGACTATTGGGATAACTATATAGTACCTATATTACCATATATAGAAAATAACTTAATAGTATTCTCTATTAAAGATTTTGAGATCTATATATACACATTAGGAGAAATAGCTTCTTATAGGTATAAAGAGTCTTATTTAGATATATTACATATACCAGAGTTTTCTAATATACAGAATGGTATATGCTATATAGATTTCTAATAGATAGGAGTATAGAGTTATGAATCATAAAGATGAAATAAGAGAGTATCTAAATAATATGTCTAATCTATTAAGAACAGATGATGAACTTATGGGTACTCTAATGGAACTAGGTATAGCTCCAGATGAAGCTAGAATATCTTCTAAGATCATAGCAGTTGATAGTAAACTAGGCGATGTTAGAGTAGATATATTAGTAAAAGATATGCTATGTCCTAAAGGTCTACCTATGATACCTAAAGAAGGCTTAGATGCTATAGGAGAAGTTATAGGTAGGTATATAGATTACAGGTTTACTTATAACTTTGGAACTGAATATACATCTGGTATACTTAGTCGAGCTATACTAAGAGAAGTATCTGAATATAGAAATCTTATAGAAGATAAGCATAGTATAAGATATTGGAGAGAGTATATAGAGAACTATAGAGATAACATACTAGAACCGATAGTAAGCTATCTAATAAGAAACTATATAGGTCCTTCTGATAAACGTGCTACTATAGAGTTCTATAAAGCTGACTTTAAGCTATATGGTAGTTTAGTATTAAGATATTTAGTAAAGGTTAATTAAAGCTATGGAGACTAAAGTATTAGATCTAACTAAATATAGACCAGCTATAACTAATAAGTTAATCTACGGTAGTGATCTAGAGTTATATCTAATAGAGCACTATAGTACTAATAAACTTAAACAAGCTAGTCTATATAACGAGTTAGTAGTAAGAGGTTTAGACTTTCTAATCGGTATAGGTTCTAAGAAAGATCCTATACAGCTATTTGAACTTATTAAAGAAGATGATTTTAATAATAAGTTTATTACATTAACAGACTGGTTAGAACACCAGGTTAATCTAGTATTTGATATAGATTATAAAGAAGTTAATGTAACTAGATTAGATAGTAGTAATGATAAGTTAGTATTAGAGCTAACTAAGGAGTAGAATATGAGAATAGGTAGCTTACTACCATCTGATATACTATCGGTTAAAGTAAAAGAACTTATAGACAAAGGAGTTAAGATAGGTCTACATCACGTAGACCTATCTAATTTTTATCGATGGTACGTAGATAGTTTTGAATCTAAATATAATAGTATGCATAAACAGTATGACTATAGTTTATTTAGGTTTATAGTAGATTACCTTATAACTAACTATAGTTATAAGAATCTAATGGAGTATACAGATACTAGTTATAGTGGTAACTATTTCTTCCCTATACAAATGGATATACAGAATATATCTAGCTACATAAGAGCTAATGAGATACCATTTGGCTCTGATCTTATATTAGAAGATGAATTAGATCAACTCTATGTAAGTGGAGTATTTGAAGAGATGTCTAATTACTTACTTAGGTTACTAGGTATGTATAATATAAAGTATAACGATGAAGAGTTTATGACTGGTAGCAATATTAAGACTGGTATAGGTTGTGGCTATTTACCAGTAAAGTGGGTATGGGGTACTGATATTATAAGTGTATCAGTAGCTTGTCTTACTATGGACGATCTACTTAGTATAGATAGTCCAGATGGTACTTTAGAACAATCTATAATGGTATGTTTCGATCAGGAGGTAATAAATGGTACAGAGTACTGATCTTATAAGATTACCTGTAATAGGTAAACTGAGTATGCTTATAGAAGCATTAGAGCCTACTAGTAATAAAGCTAGTATATATAGCATACTAGAAGATATAGTAGAGCTATCAGCAAGGTTTATACAGGGTGATCTAGAATATAACTATATTAATAGTAAGATAGCAGAGATTGGTAAACATGTCTATATGAATACCAATGGATTAGAGCTAGAAGCTATAAGTATTCTTTTGCGTGAACTTATAGAAGAGTATGGTAGTATGATACTAACCTATCATATACCAGTACAGAATATTTCACTGGTTAATTATGATACTCTTAATATGAATATCGCAAATAGAGAGGCTATAGAAGATGGTACAGTTACACAAGAGATATGATTTTGTAACACTAGCTCCAACTGAACTAGGTGGTAGCTATAGAAGTATGAAAGTATTAGGTATATTAACAGCAGATAGAGCTATGACATATAGAGATATACATACTCTACATGAAAAAGTTAAGAGATACCTTAAACAAGATTACGCTATAGAAGATCTTACTTATATACTATTTGAAGCTGTTAATAAGAATACTGTATTGATACCATTAGAGTATATAGATATGGATAGCTTACAAGAAGTAGAACAACTTAAGCTAATGATAGAAATACCTAATGCTAATACAGAGGATATTAACATAGTGGCTGCTAAGTTAACAGAGTTAGGCTATTATGGTTGTAAAATAGAATATAAAAAAATATAGATATATATTAGTATGATAAAATCCAATTTAGATTAGATTTTTGATATGGAGAACGTAGTAACTAGAACCTTATGGTTCTAGTTACTATTATTATTATTTTTTAAGATTTAGTAGATGTTAAAGAACAGAATAAAAGGTAATACGTTATGGTAGATAAATTAGTATTTAAGAAACAGACTGAAGAATACTTAAATAGATTAGATCCACAGTCTGAATATATAAAACAAGCAAGCATATTTATTAGTAAATCTAAAGGTATACCAGTAGAAGAAGCTAGAAAGAAAGTAATAGCAGTACTTAAATCATATCCTATTAAAAATCCTATAGTTAAGTTTAACCATAGAGCTGAAAATGGAGATATGTTTATAGATACAGAACCATTATTAAGTTATATAAAATCTGTACAAGATGAACATAATGTACTAGTACCATCATTTACAGCTTATGTACATCCTAGTATTAAGAAATCTTTACATGCAGAGTTTATTAGTGTTAATATTAAAGCTAGAAAAGAAGATAAGAAGAAGCTATTCTATTATACACAAACCGGTGATAAAGACAAAGCTATGTACTACGATAATATGCAAAAGACTAGAAAGATATTTAATAACTCTCTATCTGGTGCATATGCTAGTAAGAGTACTATACTATATAATCCATCAGCACACTATACACTTACATCTGTAACTAGATGTGTTAGCTCTATAGGTAATGCAGTAACTGAGTCTATTATATCTGGTAATAAGATATTTAGAGATCCAGATAGCGTATTGAACTATATAAGTAGTGTATTAGCTAATGCTGATATGTTAGCTTTACAGAAAGTAATAGATAAATATGGTATAGTATATCCAGAGGTATCTGATGTTATGCTTATGGTTAAAGAGAGTACTGAAAACTTTTGGAATATACCAGCTAAACTAGATTACATTAGAGAATACTTAGGTAAGTTAAGTAAGCTAGAGCTAGCAGCTGTATTATATACAAATGATCTACTTAACTTTAGAAGATTGAATAAAGATATTATGGTTAAACTTATAGCTAGACTTAGTTCTACTAAAACTGGTTATACTACACCAGAGACTGAACTAGAAGATATAGAGAATGTACAAGAAGGTGTACAATCACATGTGCATAATATCTGTCAAGATGCTATTAAAGGTAAAGTTATAGAGTATGATAAGATGGTAGGTAGTGAACTATTAGATCTACTAGCTTCTACTGCTAAATATGTAGCAGAAGGTCTTACAGAGTATAAAGATCTAATACAAGCTCTACTTATTACTAAAGTAGGTCCTATCAATATAGCTTATATAAAAGAGCTTATGAGAAAGTGTATAGTATTATCAGATACAGATAGTACTTGTGCTACCTATGACGATTGGACTCGTTGGTATAAAGAGAACTGTAATGGAGAAGATAGAGATCCTATAGGAGTAGCATCTACGATGATGACAATAGCTACCCAGACTATGGACCACTATATTAAAACACTATCTGGTAATATGAACTTAGATAAGAGTAAGTTTGAAACACTGAAGATGAAAAATGAGTTCATGTGGAATAGTTTCGTAACTATGAATGCTAGTAAGCACTACTTTGCAGATGTTTCTATAAAAGAAGGTAACGTACTAAGAGAACCTAAAGCTGAGATTAAAGGCGTACACTTATTAGCATCTAGTATATCTGCAGAATATAGAAATGCTGGACATGGCATGATGGACGAGATAAGAGCTACATTAAGAGAACATAAGAAACTAGATCTATATAGTTATGTAAAAAGAGTAGCTGATATAGAAAGAGAGATTATAGCTAAGATTAAAACTGGTAGTACTGAAGTACTTGGTACTGATAAGATAAAAGATCCTACATCTTATAAAGATGCTCCTGAGAAATCTCCTTATATACATCACCTACTATGGAAAGAGGTATTTTCGGATAAATATGGCTATCCTGGTGAACCTACTTATAATGTAGTTAAAGTACCTACTAACTTAGATACAGAAGCTAGAATGAATACTTACTTAGAGTCTTTAGAAGATCAAGAGTTAGCTAATAGGTTTAGAGTATTTCTTAAGAAGTATGGTAAGAAGAATATAGGTACATTTAGACCACCTATGAGTCTTATAGAAGGTAAAGGTCTACCAGATGAGATCTTTAACTGTGTTAACTATAAACGTATAGTAAAAGATAACTGTGGTATGATGTATGTTGTATTAGAAGCACTAGGATTCTATAAATCTTCAGATGTGTTAATTTCAGAGTTAGGATATTAGAGATATGGATAGTTTAAATACAAATTATAAAATGGTAGGTATGGGTCAAGTAGTTAAAGATAAACTTGAAGATGGTTATAGTATAGAAGTAACTATGGTAGAGTCTATGCCTACCTTAGAAGGTGACTATAACGAAAAAGAGAAGAAATCTCTTAATAATGTAAATATGTCTGGTAAGACTACATCTTTACAAGTAGAGAAAGGTAAATCTGTAACTGCTAAGTGGTTGAATCTATATAACTCTAATAGAATCACAGCACCAGATGTTACTATAGGAGAGATGGTACATCTATTCCAATATGCTGGTAATGATGAATACTATTGGGCTTCTATAAGTACTAATATACGTAAGAGAGAGAAAGTTATATATGGGTTCTCTAATAAAGATGATGCTAAACCTAATCAACCTTCTGGAGAAGAACAATACTATATGCTAGTAGATACTAGAAATAAAGAAGTAGTGTTTCATACTGCTAATAATGATGGTGAAGCTAGCTGGTATGATCTTATATTCAATACAGCAGATGGTATAGTAACACTAGTAGATCAACAAGGTAACTATACAGAACTTAAATCTGTAGATGGTATACTTAATATAAGAATCAATAACGATATAGTTATAAACCATGATAGAGATCTTACTATAACTACAGGACAGAACTATACGCATAAGATAGGTTCTAATAGAACTGTAGAGATAGGAGCTGAAGATAAAGAGACTATAGGTGGTAACCAAACTGGTAATGTATCTGGTAATAAAACTACACAAGTAGGCGGAGCTTATAATCTATCTTCATCTGGTACATCTACTTGTAAATCTGGTGGTACTATGACTATGAATGCTCCTCTTATCAAATTGAACTAAGAGGTAATAGAGATATGGAATCTACTATAACATCAACTGGTAGAATAACTAATCAATCTGGTCTATACCATGCTATAAATCCATGGGAAACTCATTACTTTAAACATACTATAGAACATAGTGAAACTAAGTTATTTAAAGAGACTATAGAGTGGAGTCTATCTGGTAATATACCTAATGAACTTAAAATAGATAATAATGGAGTAATAACTGGTAAAGTACTTACGTTTAACTTTCAAGATGCTACTAAAGATAATGTATATCCTAAAGAGAAGATCAAGCTAGATGGTAGTAACTGGCAATCTATAGGTAGGTTTAGAGATGCTACATATGATTTTCAGTTTACAGTAACGCATAAGTATCGTACTTGGGAGATAGAATCATTAGTAGATAAAGATGGTAATGAACTACCTACATTAGCTATATTGAAACCACTATACTTAGAAGCTACATTTGAACAATATAAGACACAATTAGAAACTCTATTAGAAGTAGAAGGTACTGTAGCTAAGTTTAAAGAAGAAACTGTAAGTAGTGATGTAGATATATTAGTTATTAGGAATAATAACATAGATACACAATTGTTTCTAGAAGCATACTTACTAAGTAACTTTACTATAGTAGGAGATGAGATAGTAAAACATAGTATCTATAGGAATGGTAAGAAATATACCTATGATACATTAGAAGAACTAAAGAAGGAGTTTGAATAGCTATGCCACCAGTAGTAAGATTAACAGATATAGCATCAGGACATGGTAGCTTTCCACCTACTAATGTAATAGAAGCTAGTAGTGATACTATATGTAATGGGTTAGGAGTTCATAGGTTAGGAGATGCTATACAACCACATGCTTCACCTTCACCTTCTCCAGTACACAGTAGAGCATCTGCAGTGGCATCTACAGATGTAACTTGTAATGGTAGAGGTGTTGTTAGAATAGGAGATGCTGTTAATTGTGGTGGTATATTAGTAACAGGAAGTGGGAATGTAATATGCGACTAGATAAACCTAAAACAGATAATAGAATATTGAATAATGTTAATAAAGAAGTTAGTGCTATCATAACTACTAAACGTTATGAAGTACCTGCTATAGCACAGTCTAAAGAAGATAAACTAAATATGCTACTAGATAGTATAGATAGTGTAAGAACTAATGAAGATGGTTCTGTCTATATTAAGTTTAAAGAACATGTTATCATAGAGACTAAAGGTAGCCTTATAAGGTTTAGTACAGAAGGTGATATTATAGATAGTGCTAAGATGATACATTTAAATCCTAAGATAGATACTAGCTTAGGTAGAGAAGCATTAGCTACTATAGCTAATATAACTAATGAAATAGTAAAATAAAACTATACTACAGATAGATACTAATAAAGTATCTATCTGTAGATTATATCTCGGCTAGAGTTGTATTTGAAACAATTAAAGTCTCAAGTGCAAATAGCAGCTTAGTTCTAGCTAACAGACTATAGATCCATTATAGGGTCTATAGTCTCTAAATAACTTTATTTTTTTTTTCTTTATAAGCTAATCAATCGCTGATTTATAATATACCTAAGGAAGTTCAATATGAAATATACAGTCCCTCCTATTAACACTAGAGGAGTATTCATATTTCATGCTCCATATGCTGATGATCCAGATATAAATAAAAAAGAGTATGAAGTAGTAGAGATACGTAAGATTAAATCGTTTCACGATGATGGTTTAGACCCTCTTAATAACATCTATATTAAACATGGTTTAACTAAAGATGACTTTATAGAAGATCTAGAAGGCGATGTACCTATTATAACACTAGCTGTAGATGATCAGCAGTTTCTATATGTACCTGCAGATAGAATTAAAGAGATGCCTGCTATTATAGGTTATACAGCTACAGAGAGACTTATTACATTAAGTTTAGGTCTAGTACCTGATAATATTAACTTAGATACTCTATATGAAAATATAGCTACTATGGTACATGATACTATAAGTATTAAACCAGATATGACAGAACAACCTGGTGGCCCTACAGTGCTTATATCAGATACTGACTATAATAACTATAAGAAGATGATGGCTAATCAAGCTAGATCTTATAATAAATCTTGGAGAGTACTATACGAAGAACAATCTGTAAGATATAGAACACTAGAGATCAAACTAGAACAAGTAGAGAAGATACTACAACGGTTTATGTCTGCTAACCAGAAGCCTAAGCAGTAACAATATAGATAGAGTAGAGTACATATAGTACTCTACTCTATCTTAGTTTATAGTTAACCCATCATACCTATCATAGTAGAAGTATATTGGGACATCTTTCTACTATCATTAAGTACAGATACTTTACCCCATACTTTTAACTGTTCTGCATATAGCTCTCCAGCATCTGAATAACTATCTACTATCTCTTTAAAAGATGGTATTTCATGTCCTGCATAGATATGACCTATATCTAATTGTATTCTTAGTTTATTATATACATATCTCTTAACACCTAGTGTTATAAGTTTAGCTACTTGTGTATAATAACCTGGTTGTATATTCTCTAAGTTAGCATTATTAGCTAAATTGACTTTAAGTATACCATAAGTTATGAATGGCGGATATGCCTCTACTAGTACTTTATTCTCTCCTACTAGCTCTAATCTAGCAGTTTGCACTATATTAGCAGGTTGCATAGTACCTAATAATCTCATACCGTCTGCTACTACAGGAGATACGCACTGTTGCATCATAGCGTCTCCAGATACGCCATTTCCATTATAGTCACCTAGTACTAATGACAGTACAGAGACTATAGATTTATTATTAGTTATAGTCTTAGGTACGTCTATAATGAACGAACCTAACTGTTCGTTATAAGAGTAATCTGATACAGCTACTAAGTTACATTGTCCTACTGATAAGTAAGCTAACTCTCCACCTAGAGCATTCATATCTGTCATGATTATAGGTCTTATACACTCTATAAGCATTCTCTCTTCTATAGATAATGGTGCTGTACCTCTCTTTTGTGGAAAAGCTAGCTCTAGTATCTCTATAGGTATCTCCATTCTTATCATATTGTTAAACGTATATTGTAATGCGTTCATGATTTAGTCCTTCCTAAGTTTCTTTTTATTACCTCGTGTGGATCATAAGCTTCTAGGCCTTCTAGCTTTTCATCATCGTTATCTAATAGTATATTTATCTTATCTCTAATAGAGCTACTAGGAGAAGGTTCGTTTATAGTCTTATTAGATACGGTAGTATCTGTAATAACTACAGAGTTACCATTCTCATCTGTTATCTTAGTTTTACCATAGCTTACAGTAGGATCATCTTCTAAACTAGGTTGTTGTACTTGTTCTACTGTAGTAACCTCTTGATACATATAAGCAGGATCATTCGGATCTACCCTAAGCTTCTCTTTAAGAGAATCTGATATAGTCTCAGCTACTATAGTAGTAGATTCAGCAGGCATTGCGTTTATATTAGTATGTAGCTTCTTAGAAAGTAACTTACCTCCTACTTTCTGAAACATCCTAGTAAATACTGGCTCTAATCTTTCTAACATAGTAGCTATACGAGGTGATAACCAGTTAAACTTAAGTAAAGCTTTCTTAAGTATAAAGAATAGATATGGAGTTAAGAAGATTACTATTATAAATAGTATCTGAAATATAAACTCTCCCCATATAGAATCATTAGGAGTACTATTATAGTTATTATAATTATTATAGCCTACATTAGATTGGTAGTTATAGCCACCATTATAACTTGTAGTAGGATCATAGTTATTCATATTAGGATTCATACTAGGATTAGGCGCTACTTGTTGTTGTGTAGTACCCATAGTATTATCCATAGGAGCTTGAACAGGTCCTTTATAATTTACAGTTGGATCATCGTTAGTTGGATCATATGTAGAGTATTCCATATACACCTTCCTTGTTATTTACATAGTTACCATAAGAGAGCTTTATGGCGTATCAATTCAGTATCATAGTCTTTAAGATACATATCAAATTTATCTATAGATTCTAAGTTTATATCATCGGTAGCTTTTACATCTACTGCTGATTTAAAACCAGTTAGTGCTTCAACCTCTTCGTTAAAGAAGCTTATAATATCTAAATTCCTTTGGTTTATATTAGGTACACTACCAGTATCTAAAGAAGGTATATAGACTACTACTTGACTATCTTGACCTACGCGCCATGCTCTCGATATGGCTTGTTCAAATACATACATTCTAAATGGTAGATCTATAGCTAGTATTACATTAGCATTAGTTAATGGTACTCCAGTAGATAGAGATTTATAAGTAGTTACTAATGGATTACAAGTTTTATCTTCTGTAAAACGTTTAACTTCTTTATTAAGTAGATGTGTAGTAGAACCATATACAGTAGCCATATTAAGTTTTAAGTTAGATAGCTGTTTTACTACAGTATCGCATACTTCTACATAGTTACTAAATATAATAGTATCCTTTAACGTACTATCTAATATCTTAACATAGTCTAAACTAGCTGCTATATCTTTATGACAATTTATTCTAGCACGCATAACTACTAAACCTAAACACTCACCTTGTACTTTAAGTAAAGGATACTTAATAAGAGTTTTTATATCAGTCCATTGTTTAGCTAATTCATTAGGTAGATATGTTTTAATAGCATTCTCTATCTTATTAGCTAACTCCATCTCTTTAGGTATAAAACCTAACTGTTTCTTCTTATAAGCAGATTGTATAACTGCTACTAGATCTCTATATTGTTTTATAGTATAACTAGTCTTCTTTTCAAATCCATTCTCTACTGCTAACTTAAGACATAGTTCATATGTTTCTAGGTATTTAGGCATATTAGCTTCTATCTCTACTATCCTATTATAGATAAATGTTTTCATCTCGTTACGTATATAAGGTAATGTATAAACATCAGAGTTCTTAAGTTTAACAGGTAAGTATATCTTATTAACTGGTTCTAACTCAGTTTCTTTCTTCTCTATAACATAGGTCATATCGTTATATCTACCTGGTAGTATAGATCTAAAGAACTTATTAGGATTTGAATAGATCTTATAGAGTTTAGTAAAGTTATCATCAGTTAGTTTACCATCTACTAGTTTAGCTATATTAATAATCTCTGTAGAATATGATTTAATAGGAGTACCAGATAGTAAAAATAGATTCTTAGTAAAAGATCTAGCTATTATATCTTGTAGTAATATAGTACGCTTAGATTTAGGATCTGCAAAGTTATGAGATTCATCCACTATAACAGTAAGTCTAGTACCAGCTATCTTAGGTAGTATAGAGTATAGAGATTCTAATGCTTCATAGTGACATAGTATAAACTTTTCATCTGTATAAGCTATAGGACCTTTAGAGCTCCATATTGTATTCTTAGAGCTATCTTTATAAAGCTCTTCTTTTATAGACTTAACCCATACTTTCTCTAGTACTGGTAGCGGACATATTACTAATACTTTATCAGCTTCTAGCATTTCGCTAAATGTTAATGATATATAAGTATTATGCGTTACTATATAGTTCTCTATTACAAATAGTTCTTTAGGATCTTCTACTTTAATACAAGTAGCTAAACCATCGTAGAGTTTATCTATAGACTCTATACGTATTAAGTTATACTCTTCTATAGGAGCAGATAGATTTTCTACACCATTAGTTACTCTAGTTATAATAGCATCAGTAACATTTAGTTTTATAACTAACCTATACTTTCTTATTATAGATTTATCTTTAATATCTTCTAATCTTACATCAGGTTCTTTAGTATAGCATAAACCACCTAAAGACCATACTAGCTTACATACTGAATTAACTAACCTTTTATTATCTAGATACATTACAGTATCGCCCCACTGGTTAACATAACCAGTTATATCCATCATACCACGTAGTAATTCTAGCTTTTGTTTTTCAGAAGCATCTAGATAGATTTCTGGTATATAGAGTTCATCATTAACTGTATTAAGTAATCTAAACTGTTTAAGTACTGGTAAGTAACTAGTAGTTTCACTATTAGCTACTATTCTAGTAGAGTCTATAGTATCTAGTTTAATACCAGTTGGTAGCTTACTAACTAAGTTAGCTCTAACACCTTTATCTTTAGTATTTATAATAAGAGCATTAGTTATGTTACCAGTAGCTAATAATGTACCTAGTACATATGGATTAATAGGTAATGTTATATCAGTATGTCTAGAAGATATACCTGGTATATAGATACCATATTTATTTCTATAGTTAGTAGTAAACTGTGTATCTAATAGCTCTTTTATTTCTAACGTAGTTAATGTAGATAGATCTTTCTTATCTTTATCTTTATTATAGCTATAGATAGTCCATAAGTGTTCTCCATCACAGTCTATAGTTCTACCATCTTGAAATGTAACTCTATAGAGCATTCTATTGCCTTGTGGATATACTCCAATTACTTTAGTATAGTTACTATCTACACCTAGTACTCTATCTCCTACTTTAAGGTTCTCTATAGGTACCCAACCTATTGAAGATTTTACTAATGTACCATTAGCTAGTGCTTTACCAGTACCAGCTGCGGCTCCTACTAATAATCCTCTATTACCGGTATCTTTCTTATAGCTTTCGTAGTGGTTAAATAGTTCTGATTGATAGTCAAAAGGTTTAAACTTCATCTTCTCTATATTCTTAAAGTTTAACTTATTATCAGGATCTAATATCTTATCTTCTGTCATAACTAATAGTTTATCTAGTACTTCTTTTATCTTCTTAACATTAACATAGTAATTAGGTCTTTTAATAAGATCTTGTAATATAGAGATTACTTCATATTTAAAACATCCGTAGAACTTAGATTCTGTAAGTCCTAACGAGTGAAATATCATCTTTAGATTATCATTACCGTATCTATTAGTAACTTCTTTTAAACCTAACATACCTACAAGAGTATATTCATCTTTTATAGCATCGTATTTTACGTCTGTATTGAATAAACCATCGAAAAATCCCATAGGCTGTCCTTTCTATATAGTATAGTATCGTATTGATCAAAAATCCCGAGATAGTAAGGTTTTCCTTATAAATGCTGGGCATAACTGAAATTTTGACCTAAGGAGTAAATATGGCTAAATTTAACAATATTTACGAAGTAGTTGGGTTAACTAAACTAATAGATTTTATAGAACCTCCAGTGGTTAAGTCTGATAGTTTAATAATACCAGATGAAACTATATTCTATTATTTTAAACCTACAGATGCTTTAGAGTCTGTAAGTAGATCTATACCTTATTTTAGTAATCTTAATAAGGTTAATGTAGTAACACCTACTAACTTTGGATCTATAACAGAAGGTAGCTTTAAACTTAATAATGATCCTAAAGAGACTATATCTATACTACAGAAAGAAGAGAAGAAGTTTAAGTTCTTACCTCCTAATGTAATAGAGAATAAAGGTAATAATATAATCTATAACTATGGATGTTTAAACTACTTATATAGTTATACTAATAGTCCTAGTATAAATCTTAATAAGTATAACAATGTAGCTAATAGAATGCTAGATGATCTTAAATCACTATCTAGCTATAATAGAATTATACTATTCGATATACCTAAGAACTTACCTAGTATGTCAGAACTAGATAGCTTTAGTAAGAAACTATCTAATGTAGCTATAAGTAAATTAGACTATAGATATTTTAACCTAATAGAGCTATGGAAGTGGTTAACACCAGAGACTAAATCTACTAGTTTATTTAATAGGATAGCTAATAGTAAACTAGGTTTAACTAATCTACTAGTAAGCTTTGAAAATAAATCTATGTTAATAAACCTAGATTACTTATATACTATAGTAGAAGAGTATAGCAGTAATAAATACTCTGTTAATACAGAGAGTTTAGATAACTTTCTAAAAGCATTAGGTTATAACGATATTAACTTAGAAACTAGTTCTTATGTTAGTGAAAAAGCTAAAGCAGAAACTATAAGATACTTACTATATATTACACTAAGTAAGTTCTTAACTAGTAGTCCATCAGTACTATCTAAAGTAGATAAGAGTATTAATAAAGATATAGCTATGAAAAAGCTAGTAAGAACTGCTAAGTCTATAGCTAAGAAAGATAAACTATCTGTTAATGATGTACTTAAAGAGTATGAAGATGAAAATAGATCTGATCTAATAGATCTAGATTTAGATACGTTTATACCAGAGATAGAAGATTTTGATCTAACTGAAATAGATAAAAGAGATGCTGAGATAGCTAAAGCTACTAATAGAGTATTTGAATCTATAGAAGAACTTAAGAAGTATAACTACAGAGATGAACTAGCTGGTAAAACACTTAAAGAGCTAGATTACCTACTAGAGACTAAAGCTATTAGTAAAGCTACCTATAAGAGCTATCTGGATAGCTTTAATAAACAGAATGATCTTAAGAATCCTTTTATAGTAGGTAAAGACGGTGGTACCGTAGCAGAGATGCTAGATAGAGAGTTTGATAACTTTACTATAAACGATACTGAAGCTACTATAGCTTCTAATGTACTTATATTCGACGAAGCTATTAATAAGAATATAGCAGCTACTGCTAAGAAACAATACTTAAGAGAACAATATAGAAAAGATATAACTAGAACTGTATATAGCTTACAGAATCTTAATAATGTAATATTAAGCTATACTGTAAATGACGTATCTGATATAACAGGTGATATAGAAGAGCATGTAGTAGAGATAATGAATATAACAGGTAAGAAAACTACATTGAAATTTGATATACCTTATATAAACGAAGATGGTACATTTCGTATAAATAATCAGACGTATCTTTTACGTACTCAAAAAGTTGACATGCTGTGTCGTAAAATAGACCCTACTACAGTAGTACTTAGTTCTTACTATGGTAAACTGTTTGTAGGTAAAGCTTTTAATGCTTTTGATGCTAATGTAGGTAAATGGTTCTATAAGAAACTAAGAGCTAAAGAAGATCCTAAGAATAAAGCTTATGATAGTAAATGTAATAACGTAGTTTCATTAGGTATAGAGATACCAGATGCTAAGTTACCTACTCTATATGCACAGATAGCCTCTATGGTAAAATCTTTCGACTACGGAGACTATAGCTTTAACTTTAACTATGATAATAGAGCTACATTCTTACCAGGTTATACTACAGATGATATAGTTAAACTAGAAGCTGGTACTGTAGTTATAGTAGGTACTTATAAAGATAACTTCTTAGCTATGGACTTTATGAACACTCTATATGAAATAAAGAATGGTAAACTAAATGAACTAGGTAATCTATTCGATATTATTAATATAGATAGTGATGAAATGCCTATAGAGTTCGTAAGAGTAGCTCTACTTAAAGAAGCTATACCTATAGGTTTACTATTAAGTTACTACTTAGGATTAGAAAACCTAATGAAGTTACTTAAAGTAAGATACTCTATAAGTAAAACTAGAGTTAAACTAGAGAAAGATCAATATAGCTTTAAGTTTAAAGATGTTAACTTAATAATAACTAGAGACTATGGTATAGGAGATCTTATACTAGCTGGATTTAGTACTATAGGTAAACTTATTAAAGATTTTAATATAAACGAATTTAACTCTAGAGTAAGTTTTACTAACATATGGCATAGGTACTTTACTATCTATAGTAACTTAAGTAGTTCTGTAAAGTATGTAAATGAAATTAACATATTAGAATCTATGTTTATAGACCCTATGACTATGAATGTTATTAAACAAACTAAAGGTCCAGAGAGTTTTACAGGATTATTAATAGAAGCTACTGAGATGTTACTAGATAATAACTTTAAACATCCTAACTCTGTTACTGATATGATGTTTAAAGGTTATGAACGTATAGCTGGTATAATCTATAAGACATTAGTATATGCTTATAAAGACTATGAGAATGCTAGTATGTTTAGCAGAGCTAATATAGTACTAGATAAATATGCTATACTACAAAAGATAATGGGAGATAATAGTAAAGTAGCTGTAGATGATCTTAATCCATTAGCTTTTATTAAACAGAAAGAAGATACTACATACTTAGGAGACGGAGGTAGAGGAAAAGAAGGTATGGTAAAACGTACTAGAGAGTTCAATACTACAGAAGTAGGTATAGTATCAGAAGCTACTAAAGATAGTGGCTCTGTAGGTATAACAGCCTATATGACAGCTAATCCTAATATAAGCACTATCAATGGTCTATTAGATACTAGTAAAGATAGTAACGAGTTGAAATGGGAGAATATGCTAAGTACATCTAGTATGTTAACACCATTCGGTATAACAGATGATGCTAAGAGGCTCAACTTCTCTAGCATAATGAGCTCTCACATTGTAGCTACTAATAACATGACGGCTTCTAGAGTGCTAACTGGTTATGAAACCATAGTACCTATAAAAGCAGGTCCTAAGTTTGTAGTAACTGCAGAAGAAGATGGTACTGTAGATAAAGTAACTTCTAATAACATTACAGTTACTTATAAGTCTGGTACTACTAAAACTTATAGACTCTATAATTGGACTTCTAAAGAAGAAGCTGGTACTTGTTATACACATGAAATGATTACTTCTTTTAAAGATGGTGATCTATTTATAAAAGATGATAGTTTAGTCTATGATAAACTATTCTTCGAACCTTGTGTATTTAATACTAGAAGAGTAATCTATAAACAAGGTACTATGGTTAATGTTATGCTATCTGAAGATCCACAAACCTGGAATGACTCTATAGCTATCTCTAATAGATTATATAATGTATTAGGTACTACATTAACTAAAGTAAAATCTATAGTTATTAATAAGTCTGATAATATACTTAAGCTAGTAGATATAGGTAATAAAGTAGAACCTAATGATACTATAGTAACTACAGTATCTGGAGATATAGCATTAGATAGCTCTCTAGATGAAAAAGCTTTAGCTATACTAAATGATATGGCTACCATATCTCCTAAAGCTAAAGTTAAAGGTACTGTATCTAAAGTAATAGCATTCTATAACTTTGATCCTAAAGAAGCTAGTAAGTCTGTACAAGATCTTATAGCATACTCTGATAAAGTATTAACTAAAGCTACTGGTTATACTGGTAAAGTAGGACCTGGTTATACTATACAAGGTAAACTATTAGAACCAGATAGCTTAGAACTTAAGATCTATATAGATGTTAATGAAACTATGGGTACTGGTGATAAGTGTATAGTAGCTAACCAACTTAAATGTACTGTAGGTGAAGTATTTGATTATGATATGACTACAGAGTCTGGAGATGCTATAGATGCTGTATTTAGTAACCTATCTATATCAGCACGTATAGTTAATAGTCCTAACCTTATAGGTACTACTACTACGTTACTTAAGAAGGTAGAGGATGATGTAATAAAAATGTATTTCGGTTAGGATTTTTATAAATATTCTTTCCATTGCTGATAGGGAGTTCTAGCTTACTATCGATAGTATGTTATATATACATGTATTCGGTCTTTGTATATATTTCGTCAGTTTTTCACTATTTTTTGCTTGGGTAGCACAGTAGAGTACTATGTACTCTACTGTGCTATCTTGATAACAGTACTAGAAATTCTAGATACGTGATTTTAGCCTATATAAGGGCTTATGATGTATTTTAGAAATTTATAAGGAGATATATAGATTATGAATAGTGATAACTATAAAGCACAAATGGAAGATACTATACGTAAGATAGTGTCTATTACAGTTGATAGTGTACTAGATGTAATACATAAAGATTATGATAATATACTAGATACTATAGATAGAGATAAACTATCTAATATACTATCTGATATTTCTGTAGAACGTATAAGAATGAATGTGGAAGGTAAATAAGAGCATGAGCACATATGATAACCTATATAAAAATAATAATGTATCTGAGTTAGCTAACTATTTTATAGAGAGAGGTAAGAAGCTAGACTTTGACTATAGTAATGGACTTAACGTATTGAATACATCTGAACCAGATGATGCTAATAGAGCTCTAGTAGTAGAGAAAATATCATCTGTTATGTGTTCTGAACTTAAACTATATAGAAATGATTTTAAAGCACAGCTATTAGAGTTTATTAACTATGCTAAAGAAGAGTTTTCTAATGGAGAACCATCTGAAGCTAGTAAGTACGGTTTAGTAGAGATAGATATACCAGATCTACTTAAAGAAGCTAACGAACTTAAGTTGTTTAGTAACCCTATACAGTGGAATGAAACTAGAAATATAGATTATGATCTACCATATGTAGAACTAACTGTTATTAAGAATCCTGATAATGCTTTAGATAGATATATTAAAGCAATGTTTACAGAAGATGATCTTAATAATCCTACTAAGTATTACGAACTAGCTAACTCTGTATTAGATCCAGATGAGTGCTTATTTAGAAGTACTGATATAGCTAAAGCTTGGTTTATAGCTAGCTACATTAAGATGGAACGTAGTTCTGAACTTAATATAACTGTAGCACAGTTAGATAGAATCATATGGAAACTAGAAACTTACTTAGCTAAAGCTATAGAGCTATATGATAAAGCATTAAGTGCTGAAGTACTATTTCTAGGTACTTGTAAAGTTAATAAGTATGATGTAATGGTATTTAAACCAGTATTCGATAGTATGGATAATGAAGTAGGTATAGTAGACGCATTATATGGTTTAGCTGTTACTGAACCTAAAGAGAGAGCTATTGGTTATAACTTAAAGAATAATATCCTAATGAATAAAGATAAACTATCTAAAGTATGGGATACATTTGTAATAGGTAGTAACTATGAAAATCCTATAGTAAAACGTAATAGAATAGTAGCTATCTATACTAGATCTCTAGAAAAAGTACTTAAGAGCTTACCAGAAGATCTACTAAGCTATTGTAGCTTTAGTGGTAATATACCATCTCTTAAAAATGAAGTAGAAGATATACTTAGAAAATCTGAACTAAATGATACATTAGAGAATATAGAGAATATAGGTATAGAGTTAGTAGCTGGCTTATTATTTAATAAAACTAACTACTATAAGTTTATTAGACTATGTGAAAAGTATATAGCTACTAAAGAAGAAGCTAATGGAGTTGATGATGTATTAGGCTATGTACTAACAGATCTAATAACAGATTTCCTATTAGGACAAGTAAAGATATTTAAGATAAACTAGGAGTATTAGTATGGCAGATACTATAGATGTAAGTAGTTGGAAACGTAATCCAAAAGAGATAGCTAAGAAGCTTAAGATAGTAGGTACACAAACTGTTGCTACTGAAAATCTTAGAATATTATTTCCTTCTAGATTTACATCTAAAGGACTCTGCTTCTTAGATAAAATAACTAACTTAATATCTTACTACTGTATAGTAGACGATAACAATAACTATGCTATAACGAATGAACCTGTGTTTCAATCACTACAGCCAGATAAAATTAGTATGGTAAACATAAAAGGTTTACCTACTAGTGAAATTAGCTATATTATGTTAAAGTTCTATAAAGATAGTACTGTAGTAGTTAATAACAACTTAGTACAAGATACTAGTATAATGTTTAATATACTAGATGAATTTTATAATAATGGTAAAGTACCTTGGTATATGAACTACGAAGATATTTCTAATATATTTAGAAATAGTAAGAAGTATACTGGTAATGGCATTGGTAATGATCCTGTAGGTTTTGATATATTAGCTAGTCTTATTAGTAAAGATAAGACTGGATTGAAACCATATAAAGAAGTTATACATAGTAGAGATGATATATTTAAAGAGAAGATAGTCTATACTAAACTAGCTGATGTACAGAGTTTTAAAGATACAGCAGCTAAGCTTATAGGTAACTATTTTGATGCTGGTTTAACATCTGCTATAGTAGAAGATGAAACTGAATCTTCTGATATTTCTAAGATATTAAGAAAATAATTAAGATAAGGTAAAGTAAGATGGATAATAATTTTAGAATAGTACTTAATGCTGCTAAATATAAACCTAGTAATACTAGCACTATAGAAAAAGATGCTGAAGGTTATTATAAAGTAAGATTAGGTGCTTTTAACGTATTTAATAGTAGTGGAGCATTCTATACTGCTAAAGGTATAGAAGATCTTATCAATAACCCTAATAGCTTCTTTAGAAGAAGAATAAAGAAAGGTTATCTATTAGGAGAGATGGACCATCCTAAGTTCATATCTGGCATGAGTATGGCAGAGTTTATGAATAGGAATGCTGGTTACGATATGAACAATGTAGCATTCCATATTAAAGAAGTAGAGTTACAGAATACTGATGATAGATGTAATATAGCTGGTAACTATGGTAACATAGTTATAGTGTTAGGTTGGATTAAACCATCAGGTCCTAAAGGTGAGTTCCTTAGAGAAGCACTAGAGACTAAAGATAGAAACGTAGCATTTAGTGTAAGATCACTAAGTAGAGATGAAGTAGTTAATGGTATAGTTATTAAACATACTACAGCCATACTAACATGGGACTGGGTAACAGAACCTGGTATAAATAATGCTAATACATTTGATATGCTTAATGAAAAGAATATCAATACAGAGTCTGTTAACAACATGTTAACATTGAATGTAAAAGAATCTGATATAGCAGATATGGTTAATGTAAAAACAGCTGTTAACCAAGAAGCTAATAGCGAAGATATTAAAATACTTTCTAATAGCTTAAAGAGACAATTCAGTAGTAAACCTATTAATAAGGTATTAACCTGGTAATATAACATGTATAGAGTATCTGGTTAATAGTAGACCAGATACTCTATACTAAATTATAACTAGAAGGAGATTCCACTATGGCACAAGAAGAGATGAAGTGGGATGAAAGAGGATTTTTACTTAGAAACTATGTAAGAGTAGATCAAGCTAAGCAGATGACTAACGATGTTAGAATACTAGATGAGTTTGCTAGTAATAGACATATAAATAATGTAAAAGTATTAGATTTAGATTGGGTTAGAACTAGATTCGGTATAAGTAACAAAGAGCTATCAGACGAAAGATTAGCACATGGTAGATTCTTTACTACAGCAAGTTTTAAATATAGCGATACTAGACTAGGTGGTCATTTAGCTTGTAACCCTAAACCACAATGGACTAGATATTGCGATATAAGACCTAGATATAACCCTACATTCGGTAGAAGTAGAAAACCTACTGATATTAACCCTACTAAACAAGGTACACACTTAGGTATGGGTCAGTACTATAGCGAAGCTATAGACGATAACGCTAACTTAGTATTTCTAACATTTGGTGTTAAGAAGTTCAATGGTTTATTAGACTTTATGATGTCTGCTATAGACTATGGAGATGTTGTAGTTGCTAATACTGGTAGAAAACCTATATTCTATAATGTTGGTAAGATGATAGGTACAGTAGTAGTATTCAGTTGTATACCTATAACAGCTAGTATCATATGGGCTGTAAAAGCTATAAGTAAATTCTTAAATATGAATAATAGCTATGACTATTACTATATGAAACCTACCATGCATAGCTATTGGTCTGTAGTAAATAACTTAGCCACACAGCTAGCTACAGAACTTAAACTTATAAGTCCTATTATAGAGAACTTAGAAGCTAGTAAGTATGCTGATTTACAACATGACTTAGGAGCACCATCTACTCTTAATAAAGATGAACTACAAGCTATAGCAGATATACTTGGTTATGGACTATTTGATAGTAAGACTGGTTGGATAGATGTATTTGGGGTTATGGCCCATCCACAAGCCATGTATCGTGATTTCTTACGCAGAAAGAAAGCAGAGCATAATGTAGATATACCTATGATAGATGGCTATGGTGCTATGCTAGCGTTACCTACTGGTAATGAAGATATATCTTCAGATGTTAATGAATCTGCATATGCGTTAAGTAGTAGCCAGATTGGTACATTTCAATCTTACTTAGATAAAGCTATTAAGAGTTCTCATATGTGGGATCCGGATGATAATGATATAACACAATCTGCTGGTGAAGAAGCACAGAAAGTAAATACTGATATAAGTGCTGAGAAAGGTAAACTACAAGACTCTATAAATAAACTAGATAGAAAAGAGAGATCTAGTTATAGCTCTGGTTTTACACATAACTTTAACGGAGAGAGAACTGAAGATAAAGATCCTTGGTATAAGAACTTTATGTCTACAGCAGATTCCGTTATACACGATGGTGGGCTATCTGCTATATTTAGTGTTGATTTTCCTGGTAGTCAAACAGAATCTTTTAGTAATGATATTAGAGATATAGATACTGGTGGTATGATAAAATCAGTAGCTAGTACAGCACAAGATTTTAAGTTTAACTTTTCTGGTGGTAACCTAGGAGGACCTATAGATACTGGTGCTATTATGGGTGCTGTAAAAGAAACTATCATGGGTGGTGCTAGTGGCGTTACTATGGGCCTTACAGACGTATTAGCAACTATATTTGGAGATGCTTATATAGATATACCTAAGAGATGGTCAGATAGCTCTGTAAGCTTTCCTTCTATAACTTACAATATGAAACTAGCATGTGTATACGGTAATGCTTACAGTATGATGCAATCTATAGGTATACCACTATGTATGCTATTAGCTGGTACACTACCACTAGCTACTGGTAAAGCTTCATATACATCACCATTCCTATGCAGTCTTAATATGCAAGGTATGCAAAATATTAAGCTAGGTATGATAACATCTTTATCTATAACTAGAGGTACTACTAACCTACCGTTTACTAAATCTAGAAAACCATTAGGTGTTGATGTAAGCTTTACAGTAACTGATTTTAGTACACTAACAGCAGCTCCTGTAGTGAAAGGTATATTCGACGAAATAATGACATTTGGTATGGACGATACTACACCATTAGGTAGATATTTAGCTACACTAGCTGGTAGAGATATACAGACAGAGAAGTATACTCTTAATAAAGTTGGTCAAAGACTATCTAGAACGTGGGTTAATATAAAATCTATAATATCTCCACATAGGAGAGCTAGTTACATTGGCGATATGCTTAATGGACCATTAAGCTTATTTACAGCACAAGGTAATATGACTACATCCTTACCTGGTATTTCAGTTAGAGCAGAATAAAATACACATATAGAGTAAGTACATATGTACTTACTCTATATGTTATTAGTTATCAAAATTAAATTTAATAGTTCTAGCTGCTGATGGTTTATAAATATCAGCTTGTTTAGTATCTACAGTAACTGTTTTAGTTATACCATCTGACTCTGCGAACGTAACAGGTTCTTTAAGTTTCATACCTACTATACCTACTGTACTACCTATCTTTTCAGCTTCTGTTTTCTTAGTAGTGTCCATCGCTACAGAAGGTGTATAGTCTTTACCTGTAAACTCTAAAGGTTTTTCTAAATTTGGTCTACGACCTTTATAGTAATAACGTTCAAATGTAGAACCTTTATCTAGTTCATATCTACGTAACATAGTATCTTCCATACTACGTTTAGCAGTATAGGTATTAATTATACCATCTCCAGTTACATCGTTATATTCTAAATCTTTATGTTCTAATCTAGAGCTAGATTTACGTATAATAGAAAGCTTTTCTAAGTTACTATAAGATGTTCTAGGTTGGTTAAGCTCTTCATATGTTTTATTAGAATTTACTCTTCTATGTTTAGGTAGCCATCTATCAAGATCATCTACTCCAGATAGTTCTATTAACTGTTTATGAGTAGAACCATCTAGTTGCATATACTTAAACCTAGTAAAGATAGAGCCTAAGTCTGCTAGTTCTAAAGATTTAAAATAATCATTTCTATATTTAAAATCTCTATTATAATAAGCATTGTATATTCTACCTTCATCTCTATCTGGATACCTAGAGAACATATCGTTATATGTATCGTAATAGTCTCTATTACCTTTACCATGGTAAAAGAGTTTACGATATGCTTTAGCTACTGGTTCTAAACCACACTCTCTAGCGAATCTATCAGTAACAGAACCTAGTCCATGTCTATCTCTAGAGTAGTATCCAAATATGGATGCTAAAAAGCCTGTTCTAGCTATGTCAGAGACCGCTAGAGACGCGAAGTCTTTCATGTTACCCATACCATTGTCCAGACCGAGAACGTCCTTTAGCCAGCCTCCTAGGGTGCCTAATGAGCTTGCTATAAATTTAAGTGCATTTTTCATTAAGTTACCTAACCATTTTAATGGTATACCTAAGATTCTCATAAGCTCTTTAAAGATTGGTTTAAGTATATCTCCTATAGCTTTAAGTATGCGCTTAATAAAAGCTCCTATCTTAGATAGTACATTACCTATAGCAGATAGTATTTTATTAACTACAGACTTTACTTTATTTATTAGTTTATTAATAGTACTACCTAGTTCTCCAAATCCTAAAGAATCTAATATAGAGAGTGGCTTACCAGTACCATCTAGTACAGATTCAAAATTATCTTTAACACTTAAATCTAATAGTTGTGTTGTTATCTTTTTTGTACCTACCGACATATCAGTACTCCTTATATCTACGTGATCAGCCATAGCGTTAAATAAACTACTACAGATGTTCGTATAGAACATCTGTAGCATAACTTTAAATAGGATAAACGATCTAATAGTAGTAGAATTTTTATTAATGGAGTATAAAAGATTATAGCACGAAACAAAGAAACAATCTATAATCAATACAGTGTTTGAAACTACCATTAGATCACACTATATAGAGACATTAGATAAAAATAAATATCTCTATACGTAGGTATCAAAGTGACGTAATCTTAGATAGATATTATTTATATAGAAGAACATATCAAGAGCTACGTAATAGAGTACTTATACGTAGTTAGTAAATTTTAGACTAGCTAAAATGTGTAGTTTTTTTTATTACACTATTTCTACGTTGAGTAGATATATTACATACGCTTGTAGTATGTTTCTCTAATTTCAAAACACATAAGGAGCATTCCATGGAAAATGCGGGTTTCAAATTTGAAACAGAAAAATACGAGTTGGTGAAAGCTGACGATACAAAACACGTCAATAAGTTTCGCTATAGTGATGGTGCTAGATTTAAAGAAGCACTAAAAGAAGCAGAGATCAAATACGACACATTTAAAGCCGTAGCTGATTTCACAAAGGCTTATGCAGAGTCAGCAGTACAGTCTGCAGCAGAATTTGCTAAAGCTACGCTTAAGAAAGATAAATCTCTTAATGCAGTAGTTGTAGAGACTCCATATGCTAGAGGTGGTAAAATCTCTAGTGTTATTACTAGAGAAGTATCTGGTACTAACGCACTTACAGGTAAGCCATACAAAAACTCTGGTCTTGCTGTTAAGATTAAAGACTCTACAGTAAGTAAATCTTTTATAGCTGGTATAAAAGAAGAACTTACAGCAGCTCTAGTTAAGTAAGCTGCAATTGCCAGTTGCAACCTTTCTAAGTTAATTTTAACTACAGTAGTAACCGTAAGGTTACTACTGTAGCATATATTTATTTTTTTATTTACTAGTATGTAAATATTAACTATTGTATACACCTGGGTGTGTAACATACTCAAGATCACCGTTACCTTGTTCTCTATCTGTACTGTGTGCTGTTTGGTTATCTTTAACAGCAGGATCGAATCCAGCAATAGGAACTGTAAGTTGATAATCTGGAGTTTCGTACATAGAGATAAGTTTTGGTAATATAGACTTAGCTAACTTAATAACAGAGTCTGTATGTATAAATATACCAGCAAAGTCTATGCTAACATCTTCTGTAGATTTAGCAGTAGTAAGATCCCTCTTACCTTCAACTGTACCAGCAGATTTAGGAAATATGTTAAATCCTAACCAAGCTTTCTCAACAGTTGTATTACCATTAGAAGGTTCTATAAATAATACTGTAGCTGAGTAGAAGTCTGGTGTATACATATTAAACTCTTCGTTAGTAGTAGGATCTTTTAAGTATCTTAAAGATTTAGGTACTTTAAGATATGGATCCATTATACCATACTCTATCCAGAATGTAAAGAACTTATTAAATGGTCTACCCATTCTCTCTTTGAATGTATAAGACAATGAAGTTTGCTCATAGGTAGCATTAGTTGGTACTTCAAATACAGCACCAGCACCACCTACGTTAGTAGATGTATCTGTCTCTAGTGTTAGAGTTGCTTTTAATCCATCTATGCTTTGTGCATGTGTTTCAAAAGTAGCTTTCATCATACCGATCCAGCGCTCTCTATCAGGTACCCAGTCTAAGAACTTAGGGTAGCTTAATAGTACTGGTAGTATGTTCTCTCTAACGTATGGAGTAGCGTTGATCCACTCTCCATAGTACTTCTTACTATTCTTATCGTAAAAGCCGTATCTAGGCATTACACCCATCATACCGCCATAGTTCAAGTCTAACGTAGGAGATGCCCCAGCGTTAACTCTCGTAGCGTCGTATATTGCGTCTACTAATCTTGCGCTCATATCTTATCTCCTTATTTTAATTCTTCGCCAGCTCTATATACTTCTGTAGTGTATACACAAACTGTCTTCATATTGTTAGCATATAGTTTAAATACTAACTGATAGCTATAACCTCTAGCTTCATCAGCTTCTGTTATAACACATTCAGGTACTACTGTAATAATACCAGCATATTTACCAGTTACAGCTGTAGTAGCGAACTTCTCTACTTCTGCTTTAAACTCATTAGGAGTTAAGCTTATAACACCTGTAAAGTTTTTCCATGTGTCGAAACCAATCTTAGTAACATCACATAGAGCAAGTATAGTAAAGTAGTTGTTAAGTACTGATGTATCGTTATCATATACAGTTTGTAATGCTGGGAAGAAGTGGTTCTTTCTATCATAGCGTTGTGGATAGATAACGTTACTTGTCCATAGTACTGGTCTAATAGTAGTTGGTATAAACTCTGGTACTATATTCTTCATAGTGCTTATTACAGCATTTTCACCATGGTCGAATATAAACTCTCTCTTCCATCTACCGTTACCAGCTCCTGCAAATCTAGCTGTCTTAACCATGATGTCATATGTAAGTGGATATGTAATACCAGTATCTTCTGTACTGATTTCACCAGCACCTAGTACGACTATACCTCTTGCTACAGATGTACCATAGTAAGTAGACTCTGGATTTAGTTTCAATCTAGCATTCAATGCTGTAGCTATAGCTCTAGCTTTAGATGTTGGTAGTGGTTTGCTACCATCTACAGTATGTGTACCTAGACCAACCATAGTGTCTTTTCTAATAGAGATCATGTTGATCATCTCTTTCTTAACATCTAGGCTAAATCCACTATCCCAAATACAACTCTCTATAGCATATGCTAACTCTTGTAATTCACTATCAGGATCTGCATATTTCAAGAACTCTGCTTTAACAGCTTCTTCAAAGTGTGCGTTATCCATAGTACCATCTGAACCACCTGCTAAGAATATTGGTTTATTAGCAGACATATTAACCTCTTTTAGATTCTCTCTAAGTTTAGGTCTATCTTCAGATAGTTTTACAGTTTGTAGTTTAACGTTTTTACTTGTTTTGCAAGTGAATGGGTTAATAAGACCAAACTGATCTGTAAGATCTTCTTTACTTAAGGCATCAAAGTCATACCAGTCTATGTTCTTAGCATATTCATTATCAGCTTCATATAGAGCTGGTTCAAAGCTAATAACTTCTGATTCAGACTCTAAGAACTTCTTAAGAAGTTTCTCTAGGTTACTATCGTAAAAGTAAGGATCTTCAAAACCATAAGGCTTGTAAGGTTTGATAGGATCAGTTTCGTTAAAGAACTCTGTTTTAAATACATTTAGTATATCTCTTCTTTGTTCTAGAGATGGATCTATAACTGGACTACCAGATAGTAGTACTTCAACTTCGTTCTCTCCGAATAGGCTTCTAAATACTTCTCCAGAAGATTTTTCATTAGCTCTATTATATACGCTAAATGTATATGGATATTTCTTAACAGCTTTAGCTAATACTTTGTTAAATTCATTTAGGTATTGTGTATTGATACTAAATCCTAAATTGTTATAAGATTTACCATGGTATTTAGCTCTCCACTCCATAATCGGATACATAGTAGAGACTACTTCTTTCTCTTCTTTTATCTTAATAGGTCTAGTAACATGATCTACGATCTCTACTAGCTTATCTTCCATTATCTCTTCTTGTCTACTAATTTTAACATTGTTAGTTATAGTAGCTGAGATAGTAGCTATATTATCTTTATAGCTAGAAGCATCTAGTTCTGCAAAGTCAGCTGGTTTAGCAACTAGCTTCATAGCGTTCCAAGGATATTTATCTTTAAAATCTGGTTGACCGAATGAAGTATTCTCAGCTTGTTGAGCAGCCATATCATTAGCAGCTTTAAGTATAGCAGCTACTGATGGATCTGATAGTTTACCACCATCTAATGTAGTTTGTACATAAACTCCAGGGTTATTTATAGCATCTTCCATATACGTAGCTATTCTGTCTATGTATAGTTTATCATAGGTAGCTTTAGTAGCTTCATCAGTGCTATTAGCTTTATCTACAACATCTTGTATACTAGGTAGCATATCCCATTTTACAACAACTTCTTTAAGCTCTACTTTAGCGTTACTATCAGCACCACTAGCAGTCTCTAGTTTAGTTCTAATCTTAGGCTTATACTCTACAGCTGTAAGCTCTTCTTTCTCAGGATTTGGGTTATCCTCTACTATTGTATTAAATCTGCCTGTACCTACTCTTTGTACTTCGTGTCTACCAGTTGGAACATCTACTGTTTCAGTTTCAGTTTCACTATCTCTGTATGTTACTACAGTTTTCATCATGACACCTGGTTTACTTGTTAGTAATCCAGATTGAACTGGTTCTTCAGTACTGTTGTAGTCAGTTACAAACTTAATCTCATAACCTTTAACAGTTGGTTTAGCATCATCTACTACTGGTGCTCCAGCAGTATCTTTTACTACATCACCGCTACTATTTCTCTTATAGTTTGGTATATCAGACTCTAGTACGTCCATATACAATGCTATGTTACTTCTTGGGCCTATATCAGATGGTAATAACCTTTGGACCATAACTTGTTGTCCAGCACCAGTACAACCTATTAGGAATTTAGTACTGTGTGTAAAGAATGGGCTATGTTCGTCAAAAGTATCAGAACCATATAGGTTTACAGCTGCACCACCAGATACGATATTGTCTTTAGAAGGTCCCTTGCTAGCAAATATGTAAAATTTAGGTAGGTGACTAGGTCTTTCTACAGGATCTACTGGTTGTGCTTTAATCGATTTGTCATTAGCGCCTAATGGAACAAATCTAGGTGTAGCACCAGTTGAAAATAAACCTGCCATAGTTTCTCCTTATTATTTTAGTATTTTATCTTAATAATACTTATACGTAATATAAGTATCGTTACTACCAGGACCATTATTCTTACGTTTAGTAAGTATAACGTCGTTGTTGAGTAATAGTATAGAGCCATTTGGAAACTCTCCAGCTTCAAATGTTACATCTATAGTTTTATACTTATGATCTCTATAGCTATATACCATAAGACTAGGGTCTGTATCGGTAGTGTTTTGTTTTGTTTTAAATATTAGATTATCTCCATTTGGTAAAAATCTACTGTTTATCTCTGTTTTAGTAAAACTATTTGGATCTAAACTTATAGACTTCTCGAATGTCATTTTCATAATCTCGTATTTCCACATACTAGATTCATCACCATGTTGTATCACTAACCTTTGGTTAGGTAGTTTTAAGAATGCTTTATAGTACTCTGTACCTTTCTTATCAGACACAAGTTCTTCTAATACAGTACACTTACCACTTATCACATCTAGCTTATATAGCTTACTACCGAATGCAGGTAGATATACAAACGTGCTTTCATCTAGTTGTGCTAGTGAACCATTTCTAGCTGCCGTATTTTTATCATTTTCAGGATGTTCTATCATAGAGAGAAGATCATAAGTATCACTATGTGTGTTATGTCTATATACGAGGAATACTGGTTCTTTGTCACTCCCCATATCTCTCCAACCGTCAATCACAAGTAGATTGTTCTCGGTGTATTTGATAAACGTTCCACTGTTGTTTATACTCAATAGGCTTACACCTTTCAGAGCTTCTCCAGTGTTAACTAGTTTATCGTTTTCAAATTTAAATTTCAGTAGTTGACTACTGTTGTTCATAGGCATAGGTATATAACCTTCTGGTAACTCCATACTACTTACACTATCGCAATAGTCAGCTTCGTTGGTTTTACCTATAGTTTTGAATTTACCTACATACTTATAGCTAGGATCTTCTAGTTCCCTTATAACGTTACTACTTGTATATAGATTTATTCTGTTATGTCCTACACCATCTTTTACATCAAGAGCTGTGATGATAACCTGTACCATGCTGTTGTGTCTAAATAAATACCACGGCAAGCTAAATGTTAGAGATTCTTGCTCGTCAGTGTTCACTACACTGTATAATACTTCAGTAGTATCCGGTTTTACTACTTCGATTTTACTAATATTCATTTTAGCACTGCTATTTAACCTACGTAACGTTAAATCATACGCTACCCCAGAAGGTATATTCTCTATATCAGATACAACTTCATAGTTATACTTCTGTAGTTCCACTTCTACCTTACTAACTTCAGATTCTATACCAACACCACTACCGTATATCAAGTAGCATATTAGTTTAGTCTTACTAGTTATGATAGGTGTTTTAGTAACTCTAATACTTCTCTTATTCTCTCTATCCTCTATAGAGGTAAATAGAACTTGATCATTACCATCTGTTACTATCCAGTGGCTATACTCATGACCAGACATATTACTCTTGAACTCACTTCCGCTTATAGTAAACTCGTTACTATCAGGATCCATAAGTTCCTTTTCATTAACGTCTAACCAAGGAGTCTCTACTATGTTGTCTCTGTTGTAGATCATAGCTTCAGATCTGACTTTATCAAATCTTACTATCTTACTGGGTGTATCATGGTCAAGGTTACTTTCGCTAAAATGTCGTCTAGCTTTGATATAGTAGTTAACATCTGGTACTAACATAGGTTCGTATATAAACTTATGGAAATCATTAGGTTGATCTATACGTTCAGTATGTACTATATCTAAGAATTTATCATCCCTAGCTAATGTAAATGTTGTACCAATTTGAGTTGCAGTACCGCTATTAGCTACGAACTTTTCTAGCGTAAATACGATCATTACACCACGTCTCCTTTCTTTAGAAATTTCTAATCTAACATAAGTACTATTTTCCTATCTAGTACCCTATTAGATCACCTATCGAATAGCTTATATTAGCTCTACTAGTATACATTAGCTATACTATCTAAAAAACTTATATACCTTACAGAGACTCCCAAAAAGTCTCTGTAAGGTATTTTTATATTTTGGTATTTTTATTTTTCTCTTATTTTTACTTTTTAAAAATCTCTAATTTTTCGTTTTAGAGTGTGGGAGTCAAAATCGTTTCACACTTCCTTCCTCCCACACTCTCTCTCTCGCTCTGTCGGGCTCCCTCCTCCGGGCCCGCCCCCCTCGGTTCCCTCTAGCCCCCTTCGCTCCCTCATTTGGTCGCTTCAGGATATAAACGCGCGCGCGTAATT